AATGGTCTCATTGCCAGTGCCTTGCACATTTACTCTTCCTGTGCCTGTGCCTCTTTCTTCTTTGATGATATACTGTCGCCCTTGGACACCTGCTGGTAAAGTAACAGTGACCAAGCTTGTACTGTTAACTCCAATATACTCGTCTGTGGCTGTTGCAGTATAATTGTTGGTGACGCCAATGGTGTTTAAAAAATCAGCGCCAGTGGCACTGACAGTGATAATGCCAGTGCTGGCTGATAGAGTAATACCGGCACCAGCAACCAGACTCAGAACACCGGTGTTGTTTACAGTAAAGCTAGAGTCAGGGCCAGTTCCAACCAAGTTGGTTATGCTGATACCGCTACCGGCTGTGGGTGTAATTTCTGTAACAACAGACTTGCCGTCTAGTCTTAGCGCACTGGTTGCATCAAGCTCATCAAAAAAGATTGCGGCAGTTGGTGCAACACTTTGCGGTATAGATATGATGCCATCTAAGACATCAATGTTAGATCCAATTTCTACTACACCGCGCTCAGTGGTAGAACCTTCGGGGAATAGATATGACATTTCGTTTCCTTATAAAATATTCCATCTGGCGCCATCAAACACGACCATAAAGCCGCTGTTGGAACCCAATGTTTGGAAAGCACTACCATCTATGGTTTCACCTCCCGAGCCTTGTACTTTGATGTTTCCATCACTTTGGTTTTTAATATAGTACACTCTACCCAATAGACCAGTGGGCAAAGTTAGCGTAATGTTTTTACTAGTAGCACCAACATATGAATCATCAGCAGTGATTAGATAGCTAACACCTGTGAGAGTAACATTTACAAAATTACTTCCGCTGCTGCCTGTTGCTGATAATACACCACTGGGTGTGATAGACAAGCCACTGCCAACCTGAATTACACCAAGGCTGTTGGTAGTTGCAATTTCAGCATCCAGCGTTACCGGAACAATACCCGGAGGCTGAATAATAGATGGAGGAGGATTTTGTTTAAGTCCTACGCCAGCCAATGTTACTTGTGGTGGTCTATTGTAAGCCATATTATTCTATTAGATTAAAATCCATTGTGTGCCATCAAACACCATGGTCAATGAACCAAATGGAGCATTGATAGTGGCAGTGGCAGCACCGTCAATGGTGTCAGCACCTGTGGGTGTAATAGTAATAGGTGTTGCTGGCGCAGCCAAACCCAATCCATCTTTGATAGTGAACACTTTTCCTAGTACGCCTGCTGGCAAGTTCACTGCCACAGCAACTGGGCCGGGTACTTGAACACTGATGACTTCATCGGTGGTTCCACTAACTGCAACAGGAGTAGCCACTGCAACTCTAACAGCCAGAGGATTAATGCCACTGGCGCTGATTGTGATTGTGTTGGCACCTGTACCTGTTGTTGGCGCCACTGTAATACCTGCTCCTGCTAGTATCGAGGTTGGATTATTTGTATATGACACGATTGTCTTCCTTATAATTGTACCATGGTGCATCTTGCACTAGGTGATGCTGGCCTTGCTGGAGGCCCTGCTGTTGCCGGTACTGCTGTTAGAGTAACAGAAGTATCTGGACTTTCCCAGGCTATCTCAACATAGTCTCCTGCGTTGAGAGCCAAAATGTAACTCCACCCTGCTAAGAGAACAGTATTACTGCCAGTCAAGGCCAGGGTGGTATTGGTGTCAGGATATAATGCACCGTTACGACGAATCCAAATGTTGACATCAGTTTTTGGACCCGTGGTCTTTTCTAGTTGAACAGTAAACTGTAGGTTGTAGTTTGCTGTTCGTGATACTTGAAGTTGTGTACCCGGCAACCCTCCAACCACAGTTATTCCAACGTTAACTGCTGTGCTATCATATGCTACCAAATTAACACCGCTGGCAACTGGATTGGTCTGTGTGGCGGTGTTATAAAAATAGCCTTGATCAAGCAATGCCACTGGAACAGCAGACACAGTTCCGTCAGTTACTGATAGACCTGAGCCAACTTTCATCACACCAAAGTCAGCAATTGATGCCAGTGGTTCTTTGTAGCCCATTACACAATGCTCCATTCTGTGCCATTGAATATGAAAGTTAGACTTCCATAGTTGGTGTTAATAGTGGCAAAGCTTCCGTCAACTGTTTGACCTCCGCTGCCTGCCACAATGATAGGAAATGTCTGTGCATTACCTGAGCAGTCTTTAACAATGTAAACTGTACCCAGTATACCAACAGGCAATGTAATGATCACAGGTGCGGTATGATCTACGCACAAAAAGTAATCCGAGGCAGTGGGAGTGAAGGTTGGAGTTGTTACTTCTGTGGTTGGCACAGGACTTGGTGCTCCGGCCGGTCCTGGTGGTCCAGGTGGCCCGGGAGGTCCCGGTGGCCCTACTCCGCTGCTGTTGTAAAACACATCTGCGCCAGCACCACCATATTGTGCAACCACAGGATAAGCTCTGCGTACAGGTACTACTCTTCTCACAGGTCGACGACTATAAAAGCCTAGATTATTAAACATTGTGTTCCTTAGAATGTTCCTCGGCCACCCCACTTGGTGAGTAGGCTTTTAAATTTGTTTTCGGTTGTTTCTGTAGATTCTGGTTGGATACTATCTTGTGCTGTGGTATCTTCAATTTTTGTTTCTTCAGCTGGTGTTGCAACTGCATCGACCAGTGGCTTCTCGTTGTCAACTGCATCCCCTGGTGGTATTATGTTGGCTGGCTCCGATGCTGTTGTCGGAGAAGACGCAGCACCCGGAGCAGCTGGCGGAGTCAGTGTGTTGTAAATTTCCAATGCTTTTTTTACTATGTCTTGCTCAGTGGGATACGCAAACTTGATGCTGTATGGGGGCAACAACATGCCATTGGATTGCCATGAATTTAAAGCAGACACTTGCCATGCTTGGTAGGCTTCGTGTTGTCGCTTCATAAGTTCCTCATTGAGGCTTGATCTAGCAAGTCTCAATATTTCCATTAATTTTTTCTGATCAACGTCGCTCATGATGTATCCTTAACGAAGTAAAATAGTCAAAATTGTAGTGAGTATTCCGCCCAAGATTGTGATCAAGCTTCCTATCAGCAAGCGTCTACTCAGTCGCTCGTCTTGTTCTAAGACAGAAAATTTTTCTTCAAGCTTTTTAATTCTGTCCTCAATGAGAGACCGGCGTTGTTCGGCCAAGATCACATGCGTTTCAAGATTACTAAATTCTTGATTCTTGTTATCTGATAACCTGATCACTGACATATTACTTTACAAATAAACTTGGATATTGAGCAATAACACCTCTGCTAACAACATCGGCTATACTGCTAAAGCCTTTGTTAACATGATTGGCAATACCAGTAACAACTAATTTTTCTAAATTGTTGATAGCTTCTTCGTTTTCATTCCAATTTTCATCAAATCTAGAAACTATAGCTTTGGTCCAGGTTTGAACTAGGTTGGTAAACAGCTCATTTAGTAAGGTCTTTGGCCACTGAGTAGGATTCTGTTGATTTAAAAAATCAACAAGATCTTCAATAAGCTCTTCCCAGATCTTGTCAAATTTTTCTAAGTTGCGACGATCTTTTACTGCATCAACTACTTGTGTGCCTACCTTGGCAATCGCCGCAAGTTTATCTCCTACCAGGTTGCCGGCCGTGATGCCATAATATGGAACTAAAAAGTCTCCAATTGCCGTGCCTGCCTTTAAAAGGCGAGACTCAACTTGCGGCGTGCCAGGTAGATTGGAATTCATGCTAATTGAATAGTTCAACAGACTCCAAGCATACTTTGCCCATAGACTTCTAGAATCCATTCTGAATACCAAGGTAGCTTCGTTTAATACCACCATTGGCAGGTCTGTTCCAGGAAGTACTGTTCCAGGCAATGCCATGCCTAGTCGGGCCTGTTCTTGAAAATGTTCCTCGACAATGTTATGAGTAACTTTGCTGTACATATTGTTCTTTACCAAATAACTGTTGGTGTGGCAGTTTGTGTACCACCAATGGCTCCGGGGCCAATCACATTCATGTTTTGATTGGCAATGGCACTTCCTATAATTGAGTTGCCATAATTGTTGTTGAATCCATAGTACGGAGCTCCCCATGCATAGTATGGGTTAACAAAACCTCTGTAAAATGGATAATAATAACCTGTAAACATTTTTCACTCCTTTTAAAAAGATGGGTCAGCCTTGTGAGCTAACCCATCATTCAGCAGCCTATTTTATAACAGGCCGCCTGATCCGTAGTAGCCCCAGCCTGGGTAACCCCAGAATGGTCCTGGATAGCCATAGCCTGGGTAACCCCAGCCATAGTATGGAACAGCGTATGCTCCATATGGATAGCCAAGCCCGGCGCCTAGATAGCCACGCGGATAACTGTAACCCCATGTTCTATACATAGCGGTCCTCCTTTAGTTGCTTAAACAACTGTTGTTGGTGTAGCAGTTTGTGTGCCACCTACAGCGCCAGCGCCAATGACGTTAGAGCTTTGGCTAGCAATAGCACTATTCAACGCACTCAATGCGCTGTTAGTGTTTGCACTTTGGTAAGCAGCAACGGCACCACCATAAGCAAGACCTAAACCAGCGTACTGACCATTTAGGCCATTTAATGCTGTGTTTGTATTGATCAGTGCGGTGTTGAGGTTCTGAGTGTTCAGGTCAACAATTAGACGACGAGTAGCTTCAGCTTGCTCCATTACCAGACGCTGTTGAGCAGCACTTGTGGCGCCAATCTGTGCATCTGTGCGAGCAGCAGCCAGCATAGCTTGTAGCGTACTGTTGGCAATTTCTTGCTTGATAGCAGCTAGTTCGCTGGCGTCGTGTAGTGCAACTTGCATTGCACGGTTGTTGATATCATTGGTTTGTGCAACTTGAAGTTTGTAGTTTTCAAAAATACTATCTGAAACTTTTTCTCTTACACCGTTAACTTGTCCAGTTAGTGCAAAGAAAGGATCAGTTGTTAGACTTGTCATGTCAGCCATGTTAATTTTTCCTTTAAGTAAAAATGTCACTACAATAAAATCAATTTATTTGCGGTAACACAATTACTTAGAATAAAAACAGCTGACCTTGATCTAGCTAAAGTATGATATTAACTCCAGTATTAGAAAACCAACTCATAAAAATCCCCTTGACGGGGATTTAAACACTCATGGTCTGTATACCTGACAGAGCTAACTGCGTTCGGTTTCTTACTCTGTAGGATTTTAAAATTGCACTCACGTGAACCTTAACTGTGCTTTCGCTGATGTGTAAGATCTGAGCAATCTTTTTATTGCTAGCACCACGCCGGCATATCAAATCTAAGATTTCTTGCTGCCTTGGGGTTAGCTGTATTTCTTCGCTTGCTCGCCGACTACGAATCACTGCGCCCGGTAACTTCTCAATGATGTGATTAGGCCAGTAGGATTCGCCACTCAATAGCTTTTTGGTTGCTGTTAATGTTTCATCAACATTCCAGTCATTGCTGGGTACTATTCCCTGCATTCCAGCTCGCTTGCATTCTTTGATTAGACTACTTGGTGTGTTGGCATTAACGCCAAGGGCAACAGTATATTTTTTATTTAATCCAATGAGCCTGGACAATAGATCTAAGGTTGTCATGAGTTCACTGGGAGAACATTTGTTGGTTAGCAAGATGTCTGCATTGAAAGTTATAAGGTCAGGTGCAAGATATAAAGCTGTGCCAAGGTTGCTTAGATCTCCAAGCACTCGCAGACTACAAAAATTTTCTTCGTGTATTTTGTCAAAATACTCTGGGCGAATCTTCCCTTTCCAATCAGGTTTAAAATTTATAACCATGGGCGAACCTGGAGAATCTGAAAAATACAACATAAGAGGCCTTTCAAGTGTAGTACTTAAAACTAAATCTGTAAGGCCAACCCTTTAGGAAGTAGTAGATAAACATCAGTATTATAAATCTACGAAAAACGCAAAAATTACAAAATTTGTTAATGTTTCTACATTGTAGCTTGATAGTCAAACAAAGTCAAAAAAAAGCCTGCTCATTGAGCAGGCTGTGGTAATCTGAGTCTTGGTCTTTTTATTCAATCATGCGGATCTTTTTACGAGCCACAATGTGGCCAACTTCATGCTCAACAATCTTGGCATGATTTTGCAGAGCCTCAGACTCTGACACCCAACGGCCAACCACTGAGCTGTTGCCATTGGGATAGAAAACACAGGTTTCATACGCAGCCTGACCCAAAGCCGCATCATTGAGGTCAACGGTACTGATGGTCAGCTTGCCAATAGTGGTCACTGCCACTGGACTAGGCATGTTGAATGTGCCTTTAAATATTTTATCCATTGCTGGATCAACCACAGTAGTCATGTCAATCTCCCGAATCAATTTCGTGGCTACTGCCACAATGTTTACAAGTATAGCGAGTCAAACAACGACCCACTGTAGCACTGGTGTATTCATGCTTGCAAGGTGTGCCATCGGGCCGAAGCGGAACACGACCCGTGGGTCGACCGTACATGGTTTGCCCACCACAGTTATTGCAAGCCAAGGTATCAGTTTCCTTATCATACCCAGCATAGACATGCTTGTATTGGTCATTGCCCGCAGGGCGGCGACCAGTACCATTACAAACAGGGCAAGTTCCGTGGCTCATAGTTTACTCCAATTTCTAGTTTACAGTTGATATTCTACACAATTTTGGGCAAGTGGTCAAGTCTTAAAGCAGGTCCAATGCTGTTTGCAGGTCCTCAACAGAACGAAACACCTGCCCGGTAACTTCCCGGCTGGTTCTCAAAATTATAAAATTGCGGTTATAAATTTCCACAGTGGCGTCTAGAATGCGAGCACGACCAAAAGTCACGCTCAGGTACTTGGTGCCTTTCTTGTTGACATGATCGCCAGTGAGCACACCGTAGGGTGCAGAGAAGTTCTGAGCCTGTGCCCATTCGTAAACTGCGGTTTGAATTTCTTGGCTGTTCATTTCTTAAGACTCTTAAAAAATTCTTCTTTATTAGTGACAGATATACCAGTAACCTTCCAGGTAAAACCAATGGATTGGGCCAATAATGAAACCTGCTGTTTTCCAGAATTATCAAAGCAATTATATTGCGCCTTACCAAAACCTATTAGCTCTACTTTACAGTTTGTAATTTTATTTTGATCTCTTTTGACAATCATAGTAGCTATACGATCGGGGGTAACCTCATTGAGTAAATTTTCAACAAAAGCAGGAATCATTAAGGTTGCTATTCCTCTTGCAAATCCTTTAAAAGGATTGCCTGTTAAGTCCTTGTCAAGATCATTCAAGATAATAGCTGAAGCTTCGGTTAAAATGCTCTTAATATCTGAACGAACTTCATTGAAGTCCACATGCTCTTTAAGCATCATTTTTATAGATGCTTCGTCGCCAGAGTCAATAGTTGACTTTGCTTGGTATAGCGCGATATAAGGAGTCCCAACATGCACTATGGAAGTGATACTGAGACCAACGACAGCAGTAACAATTAATTTTTTAAGCATATTAATCACCACTGATGATAGATAACCATGTGATCCACGCCAGGCACATTGCCTACGGGACGATAAATCTGCTGTTCGCCGTCCCACTGGTCCGAGTCAAACAGTACATCGTGCTCACCAACAGGCACAAAGCGAACTTCCTTGCCAGTGTGATGGCTTACTATAAAGAACTCACTGGGCATACCAAAGAACTCACTGGCTAACTTTAGCACACGACGACCTTTGTCGTACTCACAGAGCTTTAATGCAATGCGCGGTAACTCCTGGTTCATGTTAGACTCCTGCGTGAAGCGGGTTGCGTTGACGAAGGTGTGCCAGTGCGGCTTCCTTGGTTTCAAACCTGCCACTGATGGGCGTGTCATGCCGACCACGCACAATGTACCAGCCGTTGAGAATCTTGTTGAACACGATACGCATTTCAGTTACCCCACTTCAAGCCAAAGTTACGAGCACACACCGGGCCATAACCAACTGCAAGGCTACGGTCATCGGTAAGACCATGATTGCAAAAACTGCAACCGCCAGTGAGCCTACCATAGCGACCCGCGGCACCGGCCGGATCATCGCTAAAGTCCTTGACAGCTTCACACACCTGCTGGGTGGCAGCACGGGTTGCAAAGAACTCGCCTGTGGTGTCGATGCGACCAAAGAACTTGTTCTGACCAAAAGGCTGGCCATCAGTGATCATAATCTGGCCCGCATACTTGCTGTTGGGGCCAGCACGGTTGAAAACCACAGCCTGACCCGTGGCATCTTGAGTCTTGATTTTGACTCGCTTGAGTCGACGAGCCGCGGTGTCAAAAAGGTCCTGGATAGGCTTGAAGTCAACATTGACATAGGCCTTGGGTTCGGGCTTGGGTGCAGTGGCCCGCTGGGTCAGGGTATCAACCCAGGGCATCTGCTTGTCGCTGAGCTTTCCCCAGCGGTTGAAATTGGCAATCAGGGAGCCGGCAAAAGCGGCATCGCTTTGGCTCAGCTTGTCAACGACAGCGGCCAGTGCATCCACAGCCGGCTTTTGGGCGGCATCAACTTGCACGGGCTTACGGGTCTTGTATGCAAACATTTAGTGGCTCCTTTTTGCTTACTATGCTTCTATTATGCACTAGCTAGGACCAAAGGTCAACCGTTTTTTGGTCTAAAAACCACTTTTTTTCAGGATTTTTGTGGTTTTTTTGCCACAAAAATCAATGACTTAGTACACCCGCTAAGTCATTGATTTGTAACACTTTTATTAGTAGGCGCCCTGCCTTGCTAGCACCACGCCCGCAGTCCTGTAGAGGATAGAAAAATCAAAGCCCAAGGACCAATGATTTACATACCACTTGTCTAGGTCCACTCGATTGGCATAGTCAAGCTCGCTTCGTCCACTCACTTGCCACAAGCCAGTGATGCCGGGCTTGGCCATGAGGTAGTAGATTTGATCCGGCCCATATTTTTCCAGCTCTGCTTGCACCACAGGCCTTGGTCCAACCAAACTCATTTCACCTCGCAACACATTGAACAACTGAGGTAACTCGTCCAAGCTGGTTCGTCTTAGAAAAGCACCAAGCCTGGTAACTCTTGGATCATATTTGAGTTTATGATCTTGTTCCCATTGAGCCCGCAGGGCTGGGAAAGTAGCCAGCAAAGTTTGCAGATGTTGTTCGGCATTGGGAATCATGGACCGAAATTTATAGCAAGGAAACAGTCGTCCTCCCTGGCCTACTCGTTGGTGTGAAAATATAATGGGCCTGCCTTGTAGCCCCACAGCCACAGCAATTAACAACATCAGGGGCGATAGTAAAAGCAACAACAAGGCTGACAGCACTAGGTCAAACATTCGTTTAACCTGCCAGCCTGGCCACTCCTTCATGTTATGACTCCTTTGTACCGTCAGCGATAATAGTAGCGTGGTCGATAGTAGTGCGGAGTGTAGTGACGATGATAATAGTAAGGACGATAGTACTGGTACCTTACCACAGGCGGTGACACATACACAGGACTGGGTTCCACATAGGTGTAGCCTGTTCCGTGTACTGCACAACCGCTGAGCACAACCAGCGATCCTAACGCGACCGCTGTATGCAGTAGTTTTCTCATGTGAGCCTCCTTGGCTCGTTGTGACATCCTTCTGCTCCAGCAGAAGGTTACATACTCCAGTAGAGTTCCGAGCTTGGATCACAGCACCGCGGAGTATCTCGGGCAATGACCACTTCTGCACCACTCATAAGGTTGCGAACAACCTTGTAGGTTTCGTCAAACTCAAGATGGTAACCATCCTGGGGACGATACAATGCATGGCGCAGATCGGCTACTTCTTCCTGCATCCAACGAGGCGTGACATTGGTGTACTCATAGGTACCAACCATGCGCTCGCCACTGCGGCAACGACGGTCCTTCTTGAAGACCTTAAGGGTGTAACTTTGACGGTCCATGTTGCTTCTCCTTAGAGTGTGTTAAGAGCAGGCTTCAGTTGAGCAGTCAGCTCACGCTCGCGAGCGTGAGCGGCAGTCTTACCACGCACCACTTCCAGCAGGTACGGAGTAAAACCTTCGCGACCATATTTACGCAGAGCCTCGCACAAGAGCCAGTCTTTGCTCTCTGTACGAGCGCGGCTCAGGTGACGGTTAAAGCGGCCACGAACTGAGCTAAGAGCAGTACCGCTGACCACGGTAATACCAATGTAGCTCTCGCCAGTAACTTCGCAATAGAGCTCATAAATCGCATGGTTGCGATCTGAGCGGCGCTTGCGGGTGGTGGGTTTCTTACTGTTCATGCTCTTATTATAGTGCTTCTGGACCGTGAGGTCAACCGTTTTTTCGGCTAAAAAAGCACTTTTTTGGGCTAAAAAACCCTTAAAAATCAATGACTTAGCTGATGCTAATAAAATCAATGACTTAGCGAGCCCCTAAATTGTGGCATTTTTGCAACAAAAACTGTGGCATTTTTGCAACAGTTTAGCATTGGTTAACTATTAACGGCCCAAACCAGTTCTGTAAGCTTCGTTTTCACGGCGGCGAAGCTCTTCATAATAACGCTGGCGAGCACCGCGTTCACAAGCGGCACGCTCTGCGGTGTAGTGTGGATAATGCTGGCATTGTTCAGCAACAATAACCACAGCAGAACGCTCTTGTACAACCACAGTCCTAGGTTGTGCATGGGCATTGGCAATGGCTGATCCAACTAGTACACCTGCACCGCCGGCCAATAGAGCTGTACCGGTGCGAGTAGCACAACCAGATAGCAATATAGCCGAAGCCACGGACATTAATACGATGATTGCAAACTTTTTCATAGTGCGATCTCCTTGACAATATTTATCGACGCATACGGCTGATGTCTCGTGCCTGCTCATCATTGATGACTGGCACCGCATTGCTCTTGTGCATGGTAGCAATACCTTTGATTAGTGTTCCGGTATAGCGATTTGGCTCCCGTTTGGCACAGGCATTTTGCATGCCTTCGGTGCTCATTGGCAAGCTTGGAATGCGTTCTGTTTCTCTATATGCAGGCATGGGCCGCTGTAACGGTTCAACGGCTGTTTTAGGTCCACGGACCTTCTTGCCATGCACATAGTCAAGGAACTGCTCAAAGGTGTCTGTAGGCAGGCCCATGCTTTTAAGGAACTTGTTACGCTCGCGCCAGCGCAGATCTAACTCGGCTTGTTTAGCTCGAGTCATCTTGGTTTTGCGCTTTTTATAGTTGGTGGTAGTTAGATACGGACCAACCAAATGCATTGTCATGGTTCACCTTGGCAAGTTACTTTACCTACAGTATAGCAACCTGCAAACGCAATGTCAACCAGCTAGTTTAGGTCCAATTATTCCTTGCTCATTGGCTGTTCGCCAGTGAGGCCCGGACGAGCAAACCACAAGCGGAACCATTCATCGGTCCCCGGACGAATGTTGTGCTTTCGCATATATTCGCCTTTTTCTGTGCCGCCGTGTGTAAGTGGACTGGCGTTTTCACCAGTGGGCTCTTCAATACCAGCAAGTTTTTTTAATCGTGCTAGATCTACTTGGTCCAAATCAAATCTCCTCGTTGCCTTGATTTTCGGCGTACTCTCTTAAATCTTCAACTAGGCTTTCAAAGGATCTTACCATGCGATCTGCATAACCATATCCGCCAAGTGCGATTTTGATTTGAGGGAAAGTGTACGAATCCATGTAGCGATATTCACTGGGTAAATGATTACGCACCAGCATTTCAATGCTTTCCATTGCTTCTGCAATGACATGCATTTGTGCTTCAATGTCATCGGCAATGCCCTGTGCTTCGTCAGCAGTAAGATCGTCTTGAACGTGAAGGCTTTCTCGGACAGCACCTGTTTTTTCTGTTGAATTGTTGGCAATACCTGCTAGTTTGCGAATTTCACTAACATCATATTCTGTGTCAATGTTCTGGCTAGTTAGGCCTTCGTTAAGTTTCTTTACCATGCTCTGCAACTCCAATATCTTGCTGTCATTCTGTTTTTGGCAGTATTACAGCGATGTCTTGCACGAAAGTTCCTGCGTCTTGCTGGATTACTTTTTTTGATACGCATGGTCTTTTGACCAAGTCGTCTTGCACTTGAACCGCCGTGTCCAAAGTTAATTTTCTTCACATTACCAGATTTTGGGTCACGCACATAGACTTTGAATTTCTTAACATCGCCGCGCATTGGGCGACCCAACGGAACTTCGCGACCTTGATACTCTGCTTCAGTGACTTGTTGTTGTCTATCACTGGGTGCGGCAGAAGGAAAAAAATCAGCAAGTTGGTCGCGCATGGTATGTGTTGTTACATCACCTGTTAATGCACTACTCCAGCGAGGGTCTTGGGCTTCTTTGCTATTGCGAGGAATATATCCGCTGGATTCTTCAACGCACGAACCCTTTTCGCCGCGCTTCTTACCAGGGACTTTCTTATAACCATCCCAGCACTTGTCGTAGATTTTACTGTTGGGGTGTGCTTCTGCTACACCCTGACTTCTATGCGCTCTGTACGGGTTCATGAAATCTTCGTCCCAGCGGCCTTCTTTCACAGCCCAAGCAAAATCTGTCAGTCGTCCCACGCCGCCGCCGATTTCACCAAACAAGTCAGCCAGCTTTGACACCTCGCTGGCTGTGGCACCGGTTTCGTCCTGTATTAAACTAATGATCCAGTCAATATTGTCGTTGGCAATAGCTTCGTCATATTTTTCCCAAAGTTTGGGATTTTGCACAATACGCTCACCCAATCTGCCTAGCTTTTTGACCAGCGCAAATTCACGATCCATAGGCTCGGCATCTTCGCTTACATCACGACTTTGTTTAGGGCCTTGACGACACTTGTACTTCTTGTCTGTAGAGCAGTAATACTTGCCATAGGTACATGTTTCAACTAGCTCAGTGTAGCCAGTGTCGCTGAATTCGTAGATGTATCCGTCTTCTGTTTCGCCAACAATGACGCCCTCGACCACAGTATCTGGGTCAGTTTCAAACTCAACAATGTCGCCAATTCTCGGCTGATCTAAATCACTAATTTTCATAAAAAAGCCCTCTGCATTATTTAGCAGAGGGCTTTTGTGTTTGGCAACAGATTATTGTGTAATAACCTGTTTAGCTGCCTCATAGTCTCCAGATCTAGCTAAATGAGCTGCATGATTGGCTCTTTGAAGACTGTCAATGAAATTTAAAAATGCTTTTAGGTACTTCATTAAAAATAAGGCCTCCGATTAAATTGCATTCTTTGAAATTCACGCACCCAATAATCTACTTCGGCTGAGTTAGTAGGACATTTACTGTTTATAAAACGATCTATGTCCGTACTTGTTTCAAAAAATGCTTTTATTTTTTCTGCTATAAAAGACAGCATTATTCTGCGGTCTTTTTGCTGGCCTTGGCTGTACCTTCAAAACCTGGGAACTTGTATGTTTCCATGCTCTTGTAAGCTTCGGCAAATTGTGCCTGGGCTGTCTGAGCTAGGCGTGTGTTTACATCATAAAGTGTCTTGGCAAATGCTGTGCTGGCAGCAACAACATCAGTAGCAACATCTTGTGCCAACTTGGTGTTGGCTTGGTAGGTCTTGTAAAAATCAAACATGCTTATTCTCCTTTATTAAGCGAGTTAACTGCAATGGCCTCATCATGAGCACCAATACACAGTATAACAATAATTATGCTGCGGTGCAATATAATTCTAACCCAATATAATGAGTTTTGGAGAAATTAGCCTAGATTCATTTCCTTTGCAAATCGCCGACTGGCCAGATTCTTTGCCTTGCTTTCGCATTGGATATCAAAATGGGGACTAAAGGTTGCGGCCCATTCATTGACTGCGGAATTCCAGTAGAAATCCGAATGTGCTCGTAGCTGTTGTTTCTTATAGCCTACTTCCAAGAGATGGGCCATGGATGGGAGCTGATCTCGGGCATGATCTGCGAGTAGGTCTTCGCGGCTAACACTATAATGCATAGCAGGACGAACACCACGCCAGCTGTCAATAACCCTTTTAACACGGTCATCGTCCACAGAGATATACTCTCCCGAATTAATCCAGTGGTGATGAATGTCCAACACGATTGGGCATAGGTCAGCAAGGCTGAGACAGGTTTCAAGATTATGTGATATTTCTTCATTTTCAATAGTAATACAATTTTGTGCTTCTACACTAAGACGCTTATATGCTTCCCTAATGCCGCTTGGCCCCAGTCGTCCAGATATATGTACATTAATCTTAAAGTCCTGGAACGACTTTCCGTATCCCATCCAGCGTACCATGTCTGCATGATATTCAAACTCCTCTATAGAACGATTGACAATATCGGGTGAAGCAGAAGCCAACACACAAAACTGACCAGGATGAAAAGACACCCTAACGCCAAGTTGCCGAGCGGTATCTCCCACTTGTTGAAAGTGCTTTTCGCAATATTGAAGCACCTCAGGCCTGCGCCAATAGTAAGACCAACTAGGCTCAGTATACATAGGAAGGATATCGCTAGAAAGCCGTACCATACGTAGATGTTCATCTAATGCTCCTACCTTTTCAACTAGTTTGCGAGTGGCCTCAATGTTTTGGACCATGAGGTTCCACAGCTTTTCCTCAGCAACATCTCGACTTTGGCGGTTAAGCCAAGCCACAGTGGTTGCACCAGTATTGTAGCCTTCAACATTTTCAAAAATCTTTTTTGGATGAGGATCTACAAACTTACAGCAAAATCCAATTCGTCCCATAATGGCTCCTACCAGTGATGGATAACATTAGCAATGATAAAGAAACAAGTAATCACATGTATCACTACCCAAAATGTTTTTAAAAAAAGTGCAATGCGGGCTTCACGAATAGTTAGAATTGGCACATCGGGGCGATCCTCATCGGTATGACCCATAAGGTGCCCTGTTGCTCTTGCCCAAATTTTTTCTATGCTATTCATTGTTGCTTGCACTCATAGTCAAAACGATTTATATGCGATTGTATACTAGAGTGGTCTACATTGTCAATGAATATTCCAGGTCCAGTGTTACCTCGACCAGATGCGTCAAAGTAATTGATAAAAGGAATCTTGTACAGGCGGAAGTCAACATTGGTGGTCCTGTAAGCGCCAACTGTGGTTGCACAGCCCGGAGGCCTACCAACTTTCTTTTTTATTACAGCGCCAACAGTTTCAGCACCCTTGCTAAAACCATAAAGTTCATAGTAGCCTTGCGAGTTGCGTATCAGTGTTAGAGCCACACTTTCCTGTGTCCAAGACAGTTTAATAGGAATCAATCGCCGATCGCGAGCAAAGGTAGTAAAGGCAGAATCATCAAAGGCTTCGTTGAGACCAGTGAAGCCAATAATAAACCCACGATAGTTTTTATCGTGGGCTTGTGCAGTAGCGCAAACGCCTAAGAATAGTGCCACGAAGCAGAGGTAACGGAAACTAACAAACATGGAATATCAACCATTGAACATCAAACATGTGCTTGTTGCTTAGGTATACCATCAAATATCAATATAATTTTTTGATACCTAAACAAGGCTGAGTCAGACGGGTTTTCAAGACCATCTATAAGCTTTGCATCATTGTAGGATGCAGGTGTTTCCATTATTCCTCTGGACCAAGTGTGGCGGCTTAGTCTAGCCCAAGTTCGGTAAGCACAAGTGCTACCTTTTCGGGTACTTCAAACTCGGTACGAACATTGATGGTGACCATCTCATCCTTGATCTTGCGACGGCGCCGGCGAATTGTTTCCAAACTACGACGAGCCTCGTCGACATATTCTTGTGTTGCCACATCAACATTCATATCATAGGACCGGCCACCGTAGATGCTGTTACGATCAACAGCACTGGCACTGGCACGCCGCGCTTCCATTTCTTGAGTCAACGACTCAATGTTTGGGCGAACTTCAAGTTCAGTGACAGCACGAGTGCGAGCCTCAGCCGCGGCCAACATGGCATCTTCAGCAAGATACCCAGTGATACCTGCTTCGGCATTCTTCAAAGCCACAGTGGCTCTGAGATAAGAGTTGGCTTCCAGCAGGCGACCTGCACGGTGATTGGTTTCACGGATCTTGGCCAATTGCACATCTAGCTTACCGACAATGTCGGTGTCAAAAATGCTGACATTGATTGCAGTCTTTTCAGAGCCCAGCAACTTGAGCTCTGCTTGAATTTGGTCTTGAACAACACTGGCCTTGCGTAGATTGATCTTCATTGGGTAATCCTTAATGGGTTGAATTATTCTCTATACGCAATTATAGCAGAATTATTTTCTATGTCAATGCGTTTAGGCTGAGTAAATTTGCCAAAACTTCGCATTACGAGCATACCATCTGGATCATTGGCTCTGATAGTTCCTTCAAGCTCAATGAGTTCTCCTAGAGCCACAGTTTTTACCTGTGCAAACAGCCAACGATTGATTCTAGCAGGCTTGACAAATTCATTGTTTAAGGACACAGTCCATGCATTTCCGCCAGCAGTGATATCCCAAATACTAGCAGCCATGGCATAATCCATGTAGGTGACCAAGGCACCGCCGTGTGTGACATTCATGATGTTTCGGTGTTGTTTGGTCGAGTACCATGCAAAATCACTGAAGGTATGGTCGGCACTGAACTTGAACCATGTTTCCATGGTATGTGCGGCAAAGTCGTTCCAGTGCCGACTTCTGAGGTTATAACCCAATAACCTCAGGGCCGCAGGCGTATATCTCATTTAACCCTTTAGTAGGTTTTGATAGTGTTTTACAGCAGCTTCGCGGATTTCTTCGTCAGAAACATTGTCAGCAACATCAAGTTCCACATCCTCGGTGCTGGCTTCAAATTCCCATTGAAGTCCCTCAGGCAGTACTTGATCTATTTCGTAGCTGATTAGGTCACCAGCAATGGTTCCTTGCTCGCTGTTGTGAATGTCTGTGGCTAGTTCAAAAAGATAGCAGACCATACCAAGTTCATTGATGTGTTCAATGACTTCGTCGCTGCCTACTATGTCACCAATTTCATCGTCGATGATTTCAGTGATCTGATCAAATTCTGTATTTGTAAGTTCTCTTTCAACACATACTCTTACATAATTTTTTGGTTCTAAGGTTTCCATGACATTCTTCCTTGTATAATTAAAACCGTCTTCACATGTACTTAAACTCAATCAAGTTAGCAGTACAATCATATTTAACTGGTAATACTTCCTCTAGTTGCACTCTTAAAGGGCTGATATAGTAATCTGTTGTTGCCGCCTTGTAGGAAAAAGTTGTTGGTGTATCCTGTGCCGCCACTGGGATTTTGATCCAGCACATTTTTGGTGCTGTTTTCAACAAGCCATGCCAGGCAGTCAGCGGCTGTGGCTGTTGGTCGAGCCTGTAGTAAACAAGCCAATACTCCAGTGACCTGAGGACATGCCATGCTAGTACCAGACACCTTGTTTAGATAAAACCCGCTGGCTCTTGGATCTGCAACCGCAGCAGTGGCATAAGGTTTATTTGCATAAGCACCCATGACCATAGAGCCTGGTGCATAGATATCAACTCTAGGACCTGTTTCACTAAAGCTACTTTTTCTTTCTATTGGTGGGCTGGTTTGTATGGTATCAACTGCGCCAACATTAATAAATCCTGTGGCTCGTGTAGGACTACTTCCTCTATGATAGTAAGTTACACCATAGTATGAATTATAGTAGTTGTTGTAGTCTAGTCCACCAGACACATCGGCTTTATGATAGTAATTGCCAGCAGCACCAACCAATATAACACCAGCATTGATGCAGTTGGTAGCACTGGCATCAAGGTAGTTGACCACATATGGATGTAGGTAATTTACTTGTCCATATGTGGCATTGGGCGAGCTGCCTGGATATGTGGTTCCTCTGTAGACTGTGGAAGTCATACCACTGTAGGTGGAACGATAACCCCAGCTGTTGGTACAGATGGTTGGTCTAGTGTTGCCCGCAGCAATTTTAGCTAAATGAAATGCTCGCACTAGGTCAAATCCAATGTCTGAGCTAATGGCACCTAGAAAAGAACCGGTTCTAATGTTAGTGCCAGAGAAAATACGAATAGAATAAATGGCTGCACCTGAAGCCCAACCCTGTGTGTTACCACAGCTTACACTGGCGCAGTGACTACCATGGCCGTCGCCATCACCGAGATAACCTCCAATGCTGGCTGACGATGGTGTTCCTGGAACACCAAGACTGGCCCAGTTAAAGTCAACAACTCTACTTCCGCCTGTGCCATCAGCATTTACCGCAAACTCAGGGTGATTAGGTTCCACACCCGAATCCATAACAATGACATCAACACCTGTGCCATCTAGATTATAAGGAAACTCTGCTGTTACGGCTGTGTTGACACCGTAAGGGTCAGCTTGGTTTATACATCGAAGCAACCCCCAGTTCTTCATGGTGTTGGTTGTTTGACTTGGATGACGATTATAGCTGTAACTGCTACGAACTGCTGAAAAGCCTTTCTCAACTCCTTCTTGCAGATCAGCCTGTAGCTCAACTGTATCAATTCTAGAATCCTGTCTTATCTGTGCTGCTTCTTCATCGGTGAGATTAAAATGAGCGCACCATTCATTGAAAGGTCTTTCGTTGAGTACTTCAACACCGCGTGTAGGAATAAAGTTATCCCCAAGGCCATCTACTGTTAGTTCGTTCCATAGACCAGTGTCCCATACCATTGGGTCTTTAACTGTAATAATGTATTCTTTCATTTGAAGGTTCCTTTATAAAGCTGGTAAGCTCGGCGACCTGCAGAAACAGTATATTCAGTATCGCTTTCTTCTCCGGCATATCTGCCAATGGCTACCGAATCTCTGTTATATCTTCTTCTTCTAGGTTCGTACACAATTCAAAGCCTTGACCAAATCACAACGCTGCAATTCTTGCTTTGAAATCAGCAAAGTCCGTAGACGCTGCTACTACTGCTTTTAATTGAGCTTTAGTAATAACAGGACTACCATTGGCATTGACGCTGCCTGCGGCAACCAAATTTAAGTCGTTGCCACTGGTAATTGTAACTGCACCGGTGCCAGTAAATGTGACATTTTGAACATTTAAGTTAGTAGTGGTTACTGTGGTAAATGTTGGTGTTGGAGTTAATCCAATGGCTCCTGTTGAAGAATTGTATGTGATGCCGGTGCTTGCGCTAATTGCATTTCTAGCACGGCTGGTGGTAAAGAATAAATTTGATCCTTCACTGAGATCATCTGTGCTAGCAGGAATCAACGGTCCAACAATATCAAGTACACGAGTATCTGTATAGTAAAGGTTAGTTGAGCCCTCTGCCAATGCATCTGTGTTCTTTGTAGCAAAGTTTGCATCAACACGAGCATCTGTAAAGTAAAGGTTAGTTGCACCTTCGGCCAAATCATCTGTGGTTGAAAATGCATTAACAGTTTGCCAGCTTAGGCTAGTGCCATCATAGTAAAGAAACCCAGGAATACTAACAGATATTGCTGGAATATCAAGATCAAATACACTTGTAGGAATCAATGGATTAACAATATCAAGCACACGAGCATCTGTGTGGTAAAGATTAGTTGTGCCTTCTGCTAATGCATCTGTGTTCTTTGTAGCAAAGTTTGCATCAACGCGATCTTCTGTGTAGTAAAGATTGGTACCTTCAGCAATGTGATAGGTAGTTACTGCGGTTAACTCATTCCAGAAATACAAACCAAAGTCACCAACATCTAATTTCAAAGACAGTTGGTTGGTAATGGTACTGGCAAAATCAGCATCGTTGTTGAGAGCCGCAGACAACTCATTCAGTGTGTCTAGGGCTCCAGGTGCTCCAGCAACCAATGCTGCCACAGCAGCATCAGTGTAGGTTTTTGTAGCAAGGTTACCAATGCTGACCACAGTATCAACAAAGTCAATACCGGCAGTTTTTACTGTGGTGCCGTTGCGTACCAATACAAATTCGTCGTTGGTATCAAAGGTGGTGGTTGCATCAAGCTCACTGATTTTAACAAACACTTTTCCTTCAAGTAAATTTGACATGTTGATTTTCTCTCTTATTCAATTCTTTGCAACGAAACATAAATGTTGTATGTTGCTGTGCTAGCGGTTCCAATCTTGCAGTTAATCACTAGGTCAGAACCTGACACTGACAGTTCAACATCTCCGTCGAACCCTTCTTCAAATATATCTTCAATCTTGCTGATGGCACCACCAGCGGTGATGGTACCGCGGAACTGTTTGGCAACTCGTTGGCCTGTTTGGTCAGTGGCTAAAAATTTTAGATCATAAAACTCGGTGCCGGCAATGCTGACATTTTCTCCGTTGCGATCTGTGGCCAGGGTGTCTGCGCCCGAGCAAACTGCGCCCAACGCAATTTGTCTGCAACCAGTGGTGCCTGCACCAATGGTAAATTCGCTTGAGGTAGTGCCTGCTGTGTTATTAAAAGTTTTCATATGTAGGATACCTCTACTCTGATGTTGCCTGTTGCACTATTGCTAGGTATATTTACAACCACATCTTCTCTTGTGGTTGTAACCAAATCTGTGTCTACTACATAGGTGCCAACCTTGCTGGCACCGTGTTGACTAAATTGCCAAACTGTGGCGCTGCCTACATCAATTGTGAAATCAGGCGCTCCTACTAGGTCCTGTAAGACTGCTACGCTTACATTTAAAATTCTACGATCTTCGCTGACTGTACCAATTGTGGTTGTTGTACCTGGTAGGGCCACTGTTCCTTTGAGTGTTCTTGCATCAACGGCCACGCTACGCTGACCACCAGTTTTAATCCACTGACTGCCATCATAGGTAAATGTAGCCCATTCGTTGTTGCCGTCGTTGATGACATGACATTGGTCGCCTACTAGAGAGTTGAGAGCATCTCTGGCTGTTATGTCTGCTACTACGGTGATTCCGCCAGTGCGGATACCTTGCTCAATGTTTAGTCCCAGAGCATAGCGACCATTTTGTCCACTGAGTACTCCTGCGGTATTTAAGAATACACCAGCAAAGTCTCTGATGGTCAATGGACCGCCGTCAGTTCTAATCAGTCTCAACGCAAATGTTGTTGTGTTTGCTGGAGTAGACTCTGGCAAGCTTGAAACTGAATTTGTGCCAGCAAAATTATTACCGTTAAGGTCAGCACTGATATTAACGATAGTAATTGCACCACCTGCATTGTGTCTAAGTTTTAATTCACTGCCGTTGACCAAGCTGGCAACAATATCGGTTATTCCGGCAGCATTAATATCTGCAATCATGTCATTGGCATCAGCTACACTTGGGTCGCCGTATGCGGCAGCACCGCTGGTAGTTGTTGTAAAATTAACTGTGACACCATTGATACTTGCACTAAAAGGCACATAACCAGCAATGATACCATAAGCACTACCTTGACCAGCAACATCGCTGGCCACTTCTGTAGCGGCTCCTACTTTGACTGCTGTTACTTTGTGGCTAGCACTGGCAGCATTGATCAGTGTTACTGCATCATCTAAGGTATATGTGCCGCTGCCACTGGCAAGGGTAATCTGTATTCTATTAATTTCTACAATGTCACCATCAACGCCAGTTGGATCAATACCAGTGCCTGTAGTTGAAGTGGTTATAGCATCAGCAATTTTCAAGTAGATAGGTCTGCGACTATCTGCGCTGGTAGTCAAGTCACCGCTGCCATCCAAGCTAGGATACAGATAGTCTCCAACGGAGCCGGGCAATCCTGGAACAAAATCAATAATGCCGTTAGCCGGTCTTAAAATAAATTGATCGGGCCCTGGACCTGGGTATACCACAGTACCAATAAAGCGATCAATGTTGTCTGGGTTACTTAGAGCAAAAAGTCCATTTTCAATACAGATAGAATCGCCTTGCTGAAATCCATGACTTGATTGTTCTAGCAAGTAATTTGTCAGCGGATTCATGTATTGGAATCTACTCATCACATTGGTAAAGAAGTCTGCGGCTGCTTCACCAGGGACCGGATCCAGCATTGGGAATCCTAGTTCGTTGATTTGGAAGAAGATAACAGTACCCGGAGTACCAAACAAGCCAAAGCCAGTGGGATCTCTAAATGTGTTATAGCGCAATCTGTCTTCGACAACGGCAGTTAGTGTGTTGTTGCCTTTTTCGCTGATACTCATAATTTGACAAACCTTGCCATCTTGAGCACCAGCAACAAAGTCGCCTACTTCAATGTCTTGTGCATTAAAAGCATATGGTGTGCGAGTTAAATTACTACCATGTATTCTGTCATTGACCGTAAATGTTACTTCCCAACGATAATACTGAGGATTTGATCCGCCACTCCAATAAGGATCGTCAGTGGCATTGGCATGAGGCCAAAGTGCCACTGGTAAGAATGATTCAGCAACCCCAGCAATTACCTTTGCTGGCTTGTTTAACCCAATGAAACTGGTTTTCCAAGCATTAATTGACATTTACTATCCTTATGATGAACTTAGTAAAAATTGTACAACGCAGTGAGTGGTCTGACCAACTGCGGCTGTGGCACCTGTCAGCGACTTAGTTAAACTCAATGTCATGGTGTTAACGCTGGAATCAAATGCACTGAATGCACTTGGACTACCACTGCTACCACCAGCAGCCAGTGTTCTTGAAGTAAAGTCACTGGCCAATGCACGAGAAACATAAACATTACTTGCTCTCTGATAACCATAAACCTGTACACCTAGTGGAGCACATACGCTGCCAGTGAAAGTAAATGTCACGGTAGCTGTTGTACTTGTTGCAGTTGCAATCACAGCACTGATACCGCCACTTAATACACTTACACTTGATAGGTTACCTGATGCATCATATTCAACTTGAACTGCGGCACGGAACACACCACTGGTTGAACCAGTACCACCTGAACCACCGCCACTGACTGTGCTTGGCGACCAAGCACTACCATTCCATACAAGAGCCTGTCCTGTTGTTGGCGTAGTGTCGGCTACATCAGCAAGTTGGTTAAGATTGCTTTGACCTAGTCGAGTATCAAATCTTCCACTGGTGTAGTAAAGATTTGTACTACCTTCTGTGACATTGTCTGTGCTGGTATTGATACTGAATGTACCAGTTGAACTGTTGTAGCTCAAACCTGTACCAGCAGCCAAAGCATTGCGAGCAAGTGTGTTGCTGAAGTACTTGTTTGTAGTACCTTCGCTTAGGTTATCTGTTGACTTAGAAGATAATCTTGTGTCCCAGCGAGAGTTAGTAAAGTACAAGTTACTTGTACCTTCTGTGACATCATCTGTACTTAGGACAACTGCACCTGTCTTAGAGTTAACACTCGATACAGCACCGCTACCTCCACTTACAGAGCTAGGTGTCCATGCACTACCAGTCCAGGTCAAGACCTGACCATTGGTTGGTGCAGTTGTTACTGTATCCACATCGCTGAGTGCGTTAATACTGCTGGCAGCAATTCGTGTATCTGCGCGAGCATCAGCTCTTGTGTTTGTAAAATATAGGTTGCTGCCTTCAGTGATGTAGCTAGTGTTAGCACGATACTTGATAACACCAGTGGTGTCGTCGTAACTGATCAAACTGCTGATGCTGCTATCGCTAGATGAACTTATTGCTAGTCTTGCTCTACCATCACTATAGTAAAGTCTAGTACCTTCAGTTACATCGCTGGTTGTTACACCACTAAGTGCTGTTGTAATGCTAACGTTGCCGCTGCCATCAAAGCTGGTCAAACCAGTGACTTTACCAGTTAAGCTGATATTTCTGGCTGTTGTAAGTTTGTTGGCTTTGTTAGATAAATCAACTTCAAAGTTATAGCCAGATTGTGTTGTGCTTGATAAGCCATATATCTGTACGCTACCGCTTGAGCCGTTGACTGTGTAACTTGTGCCTGTAGCACCTGTAGCACCTGTAGCACCTGTAGCACCTGTGTCACCTTTATCGCCCTTGGCACCTGTAGCACCTGTGCTACCTTGTGGACCAACAACATAACCAGCATTGATTGTGCTGCCGTCGGTTAATGTGATTTGTAAATAACCACTGCTATCAACTACAACACCGCTGTTGGCAATGCTACGACCCGCAGGGCCTTGACTGCCTTGTGGTCCCTGTGGACCAATCACGCTACCAGCATTGATTGAAGTAGCATCGTCTAGAGTAATTTGTAGATTGCCATCGCCATCTACTACTGCACTGAATATTCCATTACCAGCAGGTCCTGTGGCACCTGTGGCACCTGTGGCACCTGTGCTACCTTGTGGTCCCTGAGGACCCACTGAACTGCCTGCATCAACTGTGCTTCCGTCAGTGAGAGTAATAATTAAACGGCCGCTGCCATCGACTACGGCCCCGGCAATTCCAACGCCAGTGTCACCTGTGTCACCCTGTGGTCCCTGAGCACCAGTAGCACCAGTTGCACCTGTGGGTCCTATTACACTACCTGCATTGATAGTCGAACCATCTTGCTTGGTTAATACTAATTGTCCGCTGCCATTAACTGTGGCTGAGCTAACACCAGCAACGTTACCAGCATCTACCACAGAGCCATTGCTAAGAGTAACCAACAAGCGACCACTTACGCTAACTGTAGCAGAAGTAATGCTAAGACCAGCTGGACCTTGAGGACCGGCTTCGCCAGTATCACCTTTTGTACCACTGTTGTTTACCGCTACCCATTTTGTACCATTCCAGCCTAAAATCTGACCAGAACTCTTAGAAGCAACATCAACATCTGTTAAACTTGCCAACGCTGTTGTTGGCGCAGGAATAGCTGCAATACTGTCATCAACATATTTCTTAGTTGATGCTTGTAGATCGGATGTAGGAGCACCAGCCAGTGTTAGCGCACCGGTCATTGTACCACCGCTGATATTCAGCTTACCAGCTAGCGATGTTGTTAAGTCTGTGGCAAAGTTTGGATTGCTGGCAATCGCCGCAGCCAATTCATTCAATGTATTCAACGCACCAGGTGCGCCATTGATTAAGTTGCTAATCTGACCATCAACATAAGTTGTTGTAGTGTATCCGTTGTTTGTTAGATATGTGCTGACATCGCTGATACTAATACCACCGCCTGTACCACCGCCTACGGCACTGATAACACCGCTGCCATTGATGGTAATTGTTGTACCATCGACCTTTACACCACCAAGTGTACCGGTGCTAGCTGTTGGCAATGTGTAGCTGCCACCGCCAGTTGCACTTACAACTCCGTTGCCGTCGATGCTTAGACCTGTACCAATCTTAATACCACCCAGTGTGCTTCCGCTGGCTGTTGGCAATGTGTAGCTGCCACCGCCCCCAGCGATGCTGACATTTGCAGTACCGTTGTCAACTGTTACAGTGGCTCCGCTGACAAAGTTAATGCTGGTAAAATTTCCACGATTGCTGGTGTTTTCATAAACCGCAATAGAATCTAGTCCGCCTGTGATAGTGGCCACATTATTGGTAACACTTACATTTGGCCCAACAAAGTTTAGCACACCAGCAGTACCGCGGGCTGTGCCATTTTCTTTAACTGAAATGCTGCCTGCTGTTCCACCACCAGTGCCACCACCAGCCAGGCTGATTGTAAGCTTGCCCGTAGTGTCGTCGTAGCTTGTTTGTAGGCCGATGCTGAGATCGTTACCTACTTCAATTTGTTCGGCTACAATGTCTTGAACATCTTCTTCTGTGAGGCCTCCGCCACCACCTGTTCCGCCTTGTAGTTGTCCTCCCGAAGATGCATTAATTGCCATTTTATTTCTCCTGTGTATTCTTTTATAGGCTTAGAACTACTCGTTCGCAGGTGCCCAATGCCGAAACTGGCTGACCCAAATGACTTCTCTGAATCTTTGCTCTTAGATAAACAAAGTTCCCTACCAGGTTAAATGTTTCTATTTTGGTTTCAGGACCTTCAACATCAAAGAAACTTGTGCCGTTTCCTAATCCTATAGGAAACCAGTCATTTTCACCTGGATTGTCGCTTATACTGGCTTCTATGAATAGCTTGCCTTTGAAATTTTTCAGATAAAAACCAACAGTATGCATTCCGTCTGCAAAACCGTAGTATCCGTCAGCACGAGTAGCTGGACCAACTTGATCCAGCTGTCCGTTAGCCACCAGCATGGTTGAGTTACGCATACTCATGAGTTATTCCTTAATAATTTCAACAATTGCAACCTCACCAACTAACTGCTGTACAACTGCTTCTAGGTTTGAAACGGTTTCGTCGCTGAGGATTGTGGCCACAGCTTCATCGTCCTTGTGCAGTGAGCTAATTTTGATTACAACTAATTCTTCGTGTATTTTTGCCATAGAAAAAGCCTCCAACACTATTTAGCGTGGAGGCTTGGTTTGGACCAATGGCTTTTTAAGGAGGTCTTATTCTTTCAAAGCGTTCGATAACTGTACCACATTGCAGTTTGAGCAAGGCTGCATCTTCGCTGTCACTTAGGTAAAGATACAGTGGTTGACCCCAAGCACCGTGTTTTAGATGACCATCAGAACTGATGACATCCTTGAGCAAGCCAGCGGCATGCCATTTTTCTGCATCTAGAGAGTTAACTGCTGCTTTAAAATTCAATGCTTCATTGGTTTTAAAATGCGGTGTAAACAACACCCTAGCTCGCATTGTGAATCGTCCATACCAAGGACGATCTCTGATTACATCAGCAGTATGTTCAAATAACAATTTAGCTGCCGTTTCATTTTTTGGCTTCCAAACTTCACAGATTCTACTGCCAAATAAATCAACAAGTTGAGCAAGTTCTGTTTCGTTGGTAACAAATACGCTGACATTACCTTCTCTGCGAATGCCTGCATTGGGTAGCTCTCGCTTGACAGCATTGACAATATCAGCCATGCTTCTCAGGCGTTGTGCTCGCTCTTCACGACCTAAAAAGTATGATTTGCTTGATTTTGAAGAATTTCTTTCGCTGGAAATAACAACCTTTATAGGCCACTGTTTCCAAAAAAGCTTTTGCGTATCTCGAACAATCATGTGATTTGCAGTTCGTTGTTATGTACAGCTACGGTATGTACAGTTTGGTTGTCTTTGATAATGCGCTTGGCAATAGGCAACCTAATCTTTTCGCTGATCAATCGCTTCATGGGTCTTGCACCCATGGTGTCACTGAAGCCATTTTCAGCTAACCAAGCCAGTGCCCCATCTGTGTACACAATGGTTTGACCTTGTTCAACCAATTGATCACGAATTTGACGCATAAACTTATCAGCGATGCGTTGAATAACTTCCTTTTCAAGCCTGTTGAATTTAACCACTGCATCAAGCCTGTTACGGAATTCTGGTGCAAAGAAACGCTTGACTGCTTCATCGCTGGCACTTTCATTGAAGCCACCACCAAAGCCAATCATTTGTTTTTCTGCATCCACAGCACCCAGGTTGCTGGTCATGATAACAAAAGCATTTCTTGCTGAGGCCTGTTTGTTGTCGCTGCCTGTAACAATGCCATTGTCCATGAGACCCAACAACACTTGAATCACTGCTGGGTGTGCCTTTTCAATTTCGTCAAATAGCAACACACAGTTAGGCACACGCTCTAGTTCATTGATCAACTTACCGCTGCCAGCTTTGCCTTCGCCGTAGCCAACATAGCCCGGAGGTGATCCAATCAACGATGCAATTTTGTGCGACTCCTGGTATTCGCTCATGTCAAAGCGAATCAGTTCCATGCCTAGGCCCTGTGCCAGCTGTTGTGCTAGTTCTGTTTTACCAGTACCGGTAGGGCCAACAAACAAGAAGTTGGCCATTGGACGATTAATTTCCTTGAGTCCAGACTTGGCAATATACACCATGTTCATGAGGCGTTCAATGGCTTCATCTTGACCAAACACATTGGTACGCATACGGCTTTCAAGGTCAGCCACAGCCACATTCTTTTGTTCGCCAAGTTGTTCAATAGGCACACGAGTTAATGCGCTAATTTCTCTGCGAATGTCGTCTTTGGTCAATAACTGACCTTCTGGGCAGTTGGTTACACGAAGGTTAGCCATAGTAGCATCAATGATGTCAATGGCCTTGTCGGGCAACTTCTTGTCCAGCATGTATTTCATAGACAAGTCAATGGCCAAATCAATGCTTTCTTCGTCAATGGCCAACTTGTGATAGGCAGCATACAAAGGTGCAACTCTGCGTAGCATGGCCTTGGTATCTTCAACGCTGGGCTCTTCAATGTCAATTTTGGTAAAGCGACGCAGTAGAGCACGATCCTTTTCAAAGTTCTCACGGAACTCTTCATAGGTTGTGCTACCAACGCAACGCAACTTGCCCTTTTCTAAGCTGGGTTTAAGCAAGTTAGCCACATCCATGCTACCTTGTCCGCCAGCACCTGCACCCATGATCATGTGGATTTCGTCAATGAACAGGATCGCATCATCGCGTTCTTCAAGTGCTTCGAGAACATGTTGCATACGCTCTTCAAAGTCACCTCGATAGCGTGTGCCAGCCAAAAGCTTGCCCATGTCCAGGCTGTAGATAGTTTTCTTTTTCAGTACCTCAGGAACTTCATTGCGTACAATAGCCACTGCTAGACCTTCAACAATGGCAGTCTTACCTACACCAGGTTCACCAACCATGATGGCATTGTTTTTCTTTTTGCGAGTAAGTGTTTGTGCAAGACGGAACACTTCGCGCTCACGACCAATCAGTGGATCAATTAATTGCTTTTCTGCGCTCTTGTTTAAATTTGTGGTGTATTTGTTGAGAATTTTTTCGTTGTCGCGCTTCTTGGCAGTCTTGCTTTCCTTGCTACGACCATCCTTGAGCTTGCCAACATAATTGATAATAATTTCTTTGGTTACGCCATTTTTAGCCAAGAAGAAATTGGCATGGCTGTTCTTTTCGCTGGCAATGCTGATCAGCAGATCCAAAGGTTCCATGTGCCCACGACCTGTAAAGATAGCCTGTGTGTAAGCACGGTTAAAGCAACGCTCTAGGGTTGCAGTTTTGCGAGGTTTGGTAATGCCTTCAACGCGAATATCTTCTTGATCTCGAAGCCACAGATCAATTTCTTCTTTGAGGGCCTCCACATCAACTTGGAACTCACCTAAGGCATCTTTGATTTCTTCTTCGTCGAGCATAACACGCAGTATGTGCTCTAGAGTAACATACTCGTGCTCTCGATTTAGTGCTTCTTGAAAAGCCTTAGCAATAACTTCGTTAATACGACTGTTATTATTTTCTTCCTGACTCATTTTGATCCTTTAGATAATTTCTTCTTTTGTCGAGCAAGTGCCATTTTTAAACTAAGTTGGCCGGCATGGTTAGTAAACACTACGCCATTTAAATGATCTAGTTCATGCAGATAACATCTTGCTAACAATCCTTCAAATCGTTGCTCGATCAACTCACCTCCTAAGGTACGATATCGTGCTTGGACCCATTGAGGTCGCTTGATATTTAACCAAAGAGCTGGATACGATAAACATCCTTCGGTTCCAGTTGCTAGTTCATCGCTAACCTCTAACACTTCTGGATTAATACAGACATAATTGGGACCTTGCTGACTGCCCATGACAAACATACGCAAGGCCATGCCCACCTGGGGGGCGGCCAATCCAATACCACCATTGCTCCACATGATCAAAAACATGTCCTTGGACAATTGAGTTAGATCTATGTCCTCACCCACGGCAGGCATGGGCATTGTCAGTATTGGGTCATTGCTTTTAACCAAATTTAATTCTATCATAAGATTATTGTACACTACATTAGTACTGCTGTCAATTAGTTTCTAGGTTTATAAAATTCATTTAGTTGTTTTTCAAAGTCCTGTTGGTCTAGTTTTGGAATTTCAACATGGATTAAAATGTAAGCGTTGGTTCTTTGATTTGATCCTCGCACAATAAATCCACGATTTTTTAATCGAATCTGGGTGCCGTCTTGTGTTCCTGCTGGAATTGTAACATCTAGCAAGGTTCCTTCAATATCGGTAATTTGAATCACTCCCCCAAGCATGGCTTGCCATACATTAATCTTTACTTGTGCAAAAAGTTCATTTTTTCTTAACTGCCAAATGTCATGCGGTAACAGCTCTATCTTTACATAAAGATCACCAGGAGGACGGTTTGGTGTCATAACCATGCCCTCGCCAGCATAGCGGATTTTAATGTCAGGCGTTGAGCCTGCTGGAAAGGTTACTGCAAGCCGTTTCTCTACACCAGCAGGCAAGGTAAATTCTACGGTTTTTGTAAAACCTGCGAATGCATCTTCTAGGCTACAAGGAACGCTGATATTGACATCGGGGTTTTTAATTCGACCTGCATCGTCATGCATTCTAAAATTAAATTGAGCAAAAGTGTCATCCCTGGCGGCTGCACGACCCATGTCAAAGAAGTCTCTTAGATCTTCAAAGTCTGTAAATCGAGAGCTGTCTGAAAAATAAGAAGTACCACTGCTTTTTTGTTTGAGAATAGCATCGTATGCAGTCTGTATTTCTTGGAACTTTTTAGTATCACCGCCCTTGTCAGGATGATGCACAGAAGCCAGCTTGCGATAAGCTTTTTTAACTTCTTCTTCTGATGCACTGGGAGAGAGCCCCAGTGTGCGGTAGTGCTGTATGCTCATACGCATACTTACCCTTACTTGACGCTGTCAAATACTCGCTTTTGTTCGTTGTACCACTCGCGCCAGGCTTCGAGCTTTGCCGAGCATTCGTGATACTTGCCGTAGTTTGTGGTAACAGTTGTTAAGAGTTCGCTGAGCTTGACTTCGGTTTTACCTACAGTTTGCAAAGGACCGCATTCTTGATTTAGGCTTTCAGGGATAGCAGGAAATTTTCTAGCCACAGGAACAGTGGTTGAGCAAGCACCCAACATGGTAGCCAGTGTTAATACCACTATTGTTTTGGTAGGAAATCTCGCCATGATCGTCTAGGTTGTGATTGAGCAGCTCGATCTATCTCGCTGGTATTTACTGTGGTTTGTGGATTTAGAGGAGTCGGATTGGCAGCAGGTGCAGTAACAGCTATCTCAGCAATGGATTTATTTTGGGCTGCGGCATCGTGCGCTCTAACAACGGCAGGCGTTATTTTGCAAGAGTCGTCAGCAACCTTTATTTCCCTGTCAATATATTGAACTACAGTATCTGCCTTTTCTCTGATCACACGGGTTTTGGTTACCACCCGCTCAACTACCTGAGTGTTTACTGTAGCTGCCTTGGCTTCAGCTTCGGCTACCTTTACCTGAAGTTCAGCAACACGAGCTTTCCACTCTGCATCTTTGGCAATACCGCCTTCATACCACACTCCAAGTATGGTCAGCAACACACCTACAACTTGTATTGGCAATGCATACTTGGAAATTAAAGGAACCATCCGCAGAGCCCAACCGGCCAACAGAGCTAGCACACCTGCAATCAGTATCAGGTGAAACACTATATCTGGTAACCAATTCAACGCCCACATGCAGCTCTATCCTTTGTGTCTATATATGATACGACCCTTGGTCACATCATATGGACTCATTTCAATGTCCACATAATCTCCGGGGATTATGGTAATTCTATTTACCCTTAGCTTCCCAGCTAAGTGCCCTAGTACACTTTGTCCTGTTTCGAGTCCAACCCGGAACTGTGCATTAGGTAGGGCTTCGGTCACTTGCCCTTTAAGTGTAAAGCTTTCTTCTTTGGCCATTAGTACTTAGTTAGGTTTTTCATTCTCATATAATAATCCCGGCTTTCTGCTGGTAACAGATAAAGCTTTGGATCTTGAACTATTGTACTGCTAAGATTACCTAAGGTCAAGTCGAGTCTTTTGCCATTCATGCCGGCAAATTTCCATTGCAGGCTTCCTGTGACATTGTCAATGTCCTTGACAATGTCCAGTATTTTTTGGGCCAATCCTGGGAGCCGTTTGATTTCAATATACACATGAAACTTGCCATCTTTATCGCTGGCATCGCTTACTTCAACATCTTCAATACCTGCTGAGCTCCATTCCAAAAATCCACCCAAATCGCTAGCTGATTCTGCACTGGAAGTTTTAAAGCAAATTACTACGGTATTTTCTTCTGGACCAAGCTTGGGCTTGTAGCGATCAACTTCAATGAGTTCGCTGACCAGGTCACGAAGATCGTCGTGGCGTAGGCTTTCGCGTAATTTATACTTGCGCTGTTTGATCATTATTGGGTGTTTCTTGTGTTGTTTCTTGCTGGTTGTCTACAAGACCCTGTGCTCCGTCAAGCTCTTCTTCGTAGGCTGCATCAACGCTGTCGTAGTCAATGTCATCGAGGTCACTGAGCTCTTCGCTGACATTTAACAGGGTTTTGGGTATGCGTAGGTTTACCAGCCATACATGTTTGGATACAACTCTAGGTGTACGCTCACCAGTTTCTTCGTTGGCAACAAGGTCATCTGGTGACTTGACCTTGGCAAAGGTTTCCAGCACATCCTGTCCATATTTTACCTTGCAGCCATTTTTTACAAGTCGCATGGCAGCGTCAGGATTAGGCATCATTTTATGTGGGTACATTAAGGTTAAATCAACCCAGTGCCTTTCAACAAATGGGCCGTCAACAATTTCGCCGTTGATCCAGTTTTCGTAGGCATAAACATCCATACGATCTAGAATACGGTCAACCTCTACTAATGTATCAATAACATTAGGGCTGTTGTGTATACGATCTAGGTTTTGATAAATGGTATCTTGCTTTGGCATAGTTTGATATTTAGCTCTTTGACACCGTTCACCTACCCAAGTTTGCCTTCTGAGTTAAATAAGTTTGGTTCAGCGATGAATCAGCTCAACTAGTTGGGCTGAACATACAACTCTAAGATTATTTGCATGAAATCAGCCCAACAATATACTTATTGTAAGGAGCAAGATGAGAAAACAGCAAAAACGATCTCATAACCAAGATCGTAAAGTTGCGTATGATGGTAACGCAGTAATCAACCTAAACCATTTTAGAGAACGCGAAGAAAAACCCTCCAAGTACAAGCGAGTAGAAATTACGCCTCGTAATTTACGCCAAGAAGACTATTTGGCGCAGTTGGAAAATCCCCAAAAAGACATGGTATTTGCCTTGGGCCCTGCAGGCACTGGTAAAACTCTCATGGCCACATTGTGGGCAGTCAAACAACTAAAAGCAGGTGAAATTGAGCGAATTGTTATTACACGACCAGCAGTCAGCGTTGATGAACAGCATGGCTTCTTGCCGGGTGATCTCATGAGCAAAATGGCACCATGGACTCGTCCTGTATTTGATGTGTTTCGCGAATATTGGAATGCAAAGCAAATTGAATCAATGATTGCTGAAGGTATTATTGAGGTTGCTCCTTTGGCTTACATGCGAGGTCGCACATTCAAGGACAGCGTGGTAATTGCCGACGAAATGCAAAATGCCACACAGAGCCAAATGAAGATGTTGTTAACAAGAATTGGTGAAAACAGTAAGTTTATTATCACCGGGGATCTTGAACAACATGACCGTGGTTACGAAAACAACGGACTCAAAGATTTCATTGAAAAGATCCTAGACAGCAAACAGTCTAGCAGAATTTCTGTAGTGAAGTTTGAATTGGGTCACGTTGAGCGACATCCTGCAGTCGCTCAAGTGTTGTCAATCTACGGAGACTAATTGTAAGGGGGAGAAATCCCCCTTACTGTTCACCTCGGTGAACTCTCTCAAGCTCAACAAAAGTTGCGCTAAGGTTAATTTCTGGGTCTGCGGCCAGAGAGTGATTAACCATGCCCTTTCGAATCAGCAAAAGAGCTTGATCCTGGGTATTCTCATCTTTGCCCCATAGGTCTAGATTCCTATACATGAAGCGATACATGTCATCGTATTCTTCCAGTGTAATCTGACCAATGATCAAGTTCCTGGCTTCTCTGATACGACCTTGCCTGAACAGATCCACCATGCCCAATCTCCAGTCGGTGGTAGTATCGTCCACCTGAGGAGGCAACAGAGTTCCAGTGGTGCTACGCATTTGTACTGTGTTGATAGCCTTGCGTAGATCTGGATAACAGGCCTTGACATAAAGCTGTAGAGTCTCAGCATCTAGCTCTACACCTTCGGCCACTAAGATCTCGGCCAGCCTGCGAGTAAAGTCAGTTTCATCAAGCCTACGGAAAGAAATAAACTGCAATCTGCTGTGCAGGGCTGGAATAATCTTGTTAGGATAGTTACAGGTAAAGATAAACCGCACACCCTCATGATACTGTTCTAGCATACCGCGCAAGATGCCCTGTGCTGGTGGAGTAATGTAGTCTGCTTCATCCAGCAAAACAACCTTAAATGGACCAACTGCCATTGTGCTACAAAAGTTTGTGATCTTCTGTCGTAGAGTATCGACACCGTTGTCACGACTGGCATTGAGATGCATAAACTCTGCAGGATCAATGCCCAGTTGATTAACCAGGATCTTGGCAAGAGTGGTTTTACCTACACCAGCAATGCCTGCCAAGAGCAAGTGTGGAATGTATCTTTCTTTGATCCAGGTTTCCACCATTTGCTTTTGATTCTTGTCAATCCATACATAATCGTCAATGGTAGTTGGACGATATTTTTCTACCCAAAGTTCTTTCATTGTTGGCACCTGTTATTCATATCGTAAATTATACGATATAAGGTTTGAATAGTCAATGACTGGCTTTACCAGTTGCTGACATCAGTGATGTCGACTTTGGTATCGGCTTTTTCAAAAAGGTCAAAACGAATTGTTATACTTGGTCCAATGCCGCTGGTACTTTCTGACTCAATGGTAAAAGTATCAGTTTCCGTAAATCGCTTGGCAATTTTGGCTAATTGTTCAATTTGTCGTCTGGACAATACAATTGTGTTCATACCAATTCCTCAACGACGCCTAGAATCTCTGCACCAATTAATAATACTCCGCCGGCAACTAACCAACCAGCACCAGGAATAACATATCCGGCTGCAACAATACTGCTGCCTGCTATCATTCGTAGCCCGCTTTTGATTAGGCTAACATAAAAATGACCCTTGCTAGGATCCTTAGGTTGAATTTCCATTATTGTCCTTGTAGCGTTTTTAACATTTTATCTTGTTTTCGTTCATTTAACCATTCTTCTTCAATGGAAAATGAAGAACACTTTTTCAATTGCCTTTCAGTTTCCCAGAGAATCTCGTAGAGCTTTTGCTTTTGTCCCCAGTTGTAGTATCCATCCATTCGCGGATCAGTGGCGTTGTAGCCAAGTTTTTGAATTTCACTGAGTACCAAACTTAGGCTGACTTCCTGCACAATAACTCCTTGAGTTTTCTAAAGAGGGTTAAAAATCTTGTTTTATGCGAGTCTGCTAGTATTTGATCTAGCATAGATGGATGATGAGGGCAGCGACCTTGTTGCCAGTCACAGCTGGACGAATAATTTCGTCCACAGGTTAAGCATTTAATAATAACAGTATTCATTATATGTCGCTGGGTTCATCATCAGTGACTAACAGTACTTCTTTGTTGTCTAGGTGAACTAACTTTAGTTTTTCACCATCGTGCTCGCATTCAAACTGGCGGCTCCATCTGCCATGTGACACAAGCACATACTGTCCTGGCTGCACCCAATCAATGCCTTCACCGACTAGCCTGACTCGCGCCCAACGAGCGCGAATACCATGATCCTTTCCATCTTCGGCTTTTAGAATAATGCCACTGGCTGTTGTTTTTTCACCAAGCCCTAGCAGTTCTGCTAAAATTCTTTCTCTTAAAGGACGAATCATTTGCGCCATGTTAGAGATTCTCCGAATCTGCAATTACCTGCATACTACCATCGCTGTACTCGTATTCGGTAGCAGGACCGTCTGGCGTATCAACTTTTCTAGTGCTTACAACAGTTGGTGCGTCAGCCGCAGGCGCTTGAACCTCGACGGGTTCTACAGCAGGCTTAATGGTCGAATCGGCTGCTGGTGCATCGCGCTTGACTGGAGTAATAGTTTGGTCAGCTTTTAGGCTAACCTTTTTAGATTGGTTGTTGGAAAGGTTAGCCGATGCCTGAGCAATTTTATTAGCAGGCACCTTTACTTCACCGGTCCGGTGATCAATAATATCGCCGCGGGCATTCATTGATGCATTACCCACAGCGCGAGTGTCTCCATTTTTCTCAATAAAGGCACTCATGTTAAACTCTAACCCACGGTGAGTTTTGTATCTTGAATTTTTGCTCATCTAATGAACTCCCTAATATCTAACTCATACTTAATCGGATTAACTGAGTGTAGTCCGACCAAGAATAACAAAAAAGAGCTAACCGAACTGCCGCGGCCTACTCCCCACACAATTTTATTTTCTTTCATAATATCTACCAGATAAATCATAAATTTTAACAACTGTTCCATGTTGCGTTCTCTAAACAAGGACAGCTCTAATGCCACTCGTTCTGCTTCTTCTATGCTGCCTACCCGTTGAGCAAAATATAAATCTAGATCGATGTTTTGGTATTGCTCGGGCATGTACCATTTGCCAACAGCTTCTTCAACAGAATCTGGAAGTTCCTCAATTTTAAACACTGGTGGTTGCCCTAATTCAGCACAGCCTTGCAAATAGCTGTTTAAGGTTGAATGATCTGCGGTCAAAGCGCCAGCTTTGTCCTGATAGAGCAACTCTATAAGGTCTTGTTCTTGGATACTTGTTGCCGGCATATTAGTTGACAATACTATCACCAAAGGGGTCTTCTTTATTTGAGGAATCAAACTGCTGTTTATATCCTAGTTCCCACATGGCATGTCTAATTGCTTCCATGTGTGAAAGCATTTGATTAATGACTTCAGGATTAGCACCAGCAGAAAGAGCAACATTATATTTTTTAGCAATAAACCTCTGCCTTTCCATCAATTGTTCAAAAGTCATTGTCAAATATTGTGGATCCATAACATCCTCTGTTAGTCATGACATGGTGCAAAGCTATTACCACAGCCGCAGCTTGATTGTGCATTTGGATTGGAAATAGAAAACCTAGCACCATCTAGGTCGTCTTTGAAATCAATCACAGCACCCTGAAGGTACTGCATACTCATTGAGTCAACTAGTACCTTAAAATTGTTGATTGTGAATTCAAAGTCATCTTCTGCTTGTTCTTCGTCAAAGGTAAATCCGTATTCCATACCACTGCAACCACCGCCTTGCACAAAAGTACGAAGGTTTAACTTGGGATTGTTTTGCTCAAGCAAAAGGTCTTGAATTTTGATCTTGGCTGAGTCGGTTATCTCTATCATATGGTTAGGCCCTTAAAATAATGTCAATTAGCTCATTTTTCTTCTTGCGAGAATTAACCAAAATTTGGTGCTCGCGAGCATAAGCTATGACTTCTTTCTTAGTTAGCTGATTTAGATATTCTAAGTCATGCCGTGCGCTTATAATCAAAGGATTACTGGCATCCTCTTCTTTGATTTTTTTACTCAACCATTTTTCTATTTTATTTTCCATCGCCAAACATCATTTTTGCGTACATTGCATCGCTTTTTGTAGCAAAAAGCAACCAAGCTTTACCTTCTACAAATCCCCACCCGGCCCAGTCTTCGGAGTGTTTGAATACTTCTTCTAGCACATCATGGCTGATGCCCTGCGACATTTCAAACCCAGCTGGATCAGCAACTCCAATGACCCAAACTTTAGAAGGCTTTGGGCCATCGTAGTAACTGTAACTTTGCGAGAAGCTCTTGGTTGCTAATAGTTTCATTTAACTATTGGTGGAAATTCTTTTCTGGAGCCAATTTAGCAATAATCCATAGAAAGGAAGTATGACCAAAAGACTAACAAGAATCTTGGCCCAGCTATTATTGGTTGCTACAATGTGCCAGTTAGCAGCCATAAACTCATTGGCGCCATAAGCAAACGCTGTAAAGAAAAACACATAGGTGTCAATGAATGTGCTTACCACACAACTCAGAGCCGGCGCAATCCACCAGGTACTGTACTTTTCACGCAGGTATTGGAAGACATATACATCAAGTAGGTTACTGATAAAATAAGCAACACCTGATCCAAGACCAATTCTAAATGCCACTGAGTCTGGTGCGCCACCAAGCTTGACCACTAGCATACTAGCAAGAATTGCAGGAATAAATGCAAGGTTAATTACTGCTCGCCCAGTTTCCTTGCCAATCATTCTTACAGTAAGGTCGGTAAGAACAACTACCAATGGAAAGGTAAAGGCTGCGGCGGCGAGTGGGTGACCAGCAATGTTAAACTTGAATTGAACAAGATAGTTACTGACAGCAATAATAAAAATATGTGCAGCCATTAACTTATAAGCTAGGGAGCGATCTACCCCCTGTAAAAGTTTATCTAGCATTGATTATCTCCTTTGATTAATTTATGTAAACAACTCTTCATTCCACTCGCGATGGCCTTCACGGAAAGCCATGTTGGACTGTGTTTCGCGTACTTCTACTCGATAGCACCAGAGACGAGCTGCTTCTCCGGGTCCCCACAGATCAGGAATATAAACTCCATTGACATACTTGTAGAGCATGTCAGCAAGTCCTTCACAACCCAGTCGGGGCAATATGGTTAGTTTGGCCATTTTCTTTTCTTGCAACAACTTAAAGGTTTCCAACTCTGGATCGTCTTGTGCTACCAAAAGTGTATGATCAAACTGATCTTCGAGGATCTTTTTAAGTTCTTTGAGGCCACCATAGTCCGCGGCCCAATTACGCACATCAAGATCGTCTGTGCCAAAATAAAACTTCATGCTAAAACTATAGCCGTGAATTAGATTACAATGACTATCTGCTCGCCACTGTCGATATGCACAAGGAAACGCATCGTGATACTCTTTGGTTGATGTGTACTTGTACTGCTTACTTGAACGCCAAGGGTGGTGACTAAAGTCACCGTTATTTAAATCTGCCATCTCTTTCTCCTTTAAAAGATGGCATGCAGAATATTTAAAGAGGGATGAATGCCTAAAGACCTCTGTTAGAAACATATTTATCGCTATGTTATCTATTAATTAACTCATTAATGCCTAATGCTTTAAATGCTCGCTGTACTCCAACAACCTGACTCCAACAGTCCCATAGCGCATGGTGAGCAGCACCTTTGGGTCGTTCAAGTCCGGGCACCAAAGCATAGAGTGTGCGAGCGTCTCGAGCCTGCCAATACTTCCAAGCAACACCGCGCTTGAGTTCTCGACTAAAGTGTTCCAAGATATTAAGGTCGAAGCCGGTACCATTGGCCCAGATAGCATCTACACCACCGCACCAACGATGAAAGTCAGCCAGCACATCACGAATGTCATGTCGGTTGTCTTCGGCAAAGGCTTCTTCTCGTACTTCGTCGCTTTGTTGACCCCACCACTCTAAGGTAGCGTCATCAATGACATGATCAAGTCCTTCATACCCTTCAAAACTTACTCGGCGGTAAAATGTATCCATGCTGTCGAGGTCGCGATCAGCATCATCTTTCCACGGATTAAAACGCACGGCTCCTATTGTAAGCATGAGACTGTTGGGCTTGGTACCCAAGGTCTCAAGGTCGACCATAATGTGATTTCCGGGATTAGCCTTGTTCATCGGTAACTTCCGCCTTTGTCAACATCCAACTGCCATCTCCCTGATCTGTCCACTTCAGGGTATCGCCTTCTTTCCATCCTGCTTTTTCTAGGAGATCAGGAGGAAATTCTAAGATAGCATCACCGGTTTCAGGGTCTTCTTGCACAGTTAAGACCCATGTGTTTTCTGTACTCATTTTTAACTCATTTAATTTTTTGTTTATTAAAATCGTAAGTGCTCAACATCTGAGGACAAAGAGTAGCCATATGTTCAAGCTCGCTTTGACTGGGGTGATGTCTCATAATCCAACGAGCCCGTTCTCTAATGCTACCCGGAACTCGTGGTGTTGCCTGAGGAATCAATAGGTCTTCAATCAGTCTCATACCCTCAAGCATGGCTCTGTATCGTTGATCGGGCATTGTCATTTGTATTCTCGCTTTCCAAATATATTAGGTCCAAAGTGCCTGTCGAATCTTAATAAGGCGAATCATCATAGCTTCGTCTTCTTTTTCGTAGGCAAGTTCAATTTTTCGAAGTAATTTAAGTGCCTTGTCGCCTTGCTTCTTAAGAGCCGGATTCTTGGTATCTTTTAAGCTACCCCAAAGACTTCCACCGTTTTCGGCACGACAAGCATCACAGTAAGCACTCCAGCCGCTTGATTCATATGGATCTGGTCGATTGCGATAGGTAGTAGTCCACCAAGTATAAAGTTCTATAATCTCCTTAGCAGCCTTAGCTTGATAGGTCGGTTCTGCTTTGTGCTTCTCATGATCTTCTAACCATTCTTCGTTGGTAAGAGTACTAGCCCATTGCAGATATTCTATACCAGCTTCTGGACAGCGCCATGTGCGCCAGCGCAACCATCCACTGCGATACCAAGGTACATTATACTTGGTTTTCATTTCGTCGCTCCATAGGCAGTGATGCCAGGCTTGTTCAATTTCAACAAAATCCACAAGCTCATTGAAAAGGCATGGCAGGAAACGATTGCCTACATCACTCCATTGACCAGGTTTGATGTCTCGAGGATGTGCAGTAAGGCGATGGCTATGACTGACCCAACGATTGTTAACATAGTAACGAATGTTGTCTAATTTGTCCATGGGCCAATTGATAAAGTTTTGTACGGCATCTAAACCTTCTTCTGCAAGCCAGTAGCGAACAGAATGCTTGCTCTTGGCCTGTTTGGTCCAGTCATCCCATTCTTCAGATGTACCTGCTCCAAGCTTTTTAGTGCCACGAAGCCAGTCTGCAAATTTGCTACATGACCAATAGTTGCTACGCATTACTCTTCTACCTTGTTAGTTGTTACGCCTGCTTGGCGCAGAAAATTTAAACCATCATCGCTTCTGTAATTATGTCGCCAAAAAACTTGTTTTATTCCGCTTTGAAAAACCAGTTTGGCACATTCCATGCATGGCGAATGAGTGACAAACAACACAGCACCTTCGGAACTTTCTGGACTGCGGGCTACCTTGGCAATAGCGTTGGCTTCGGCATGAAGCACTTCAGGTTTGGTTTTGAGTTCTTTGATTTCTCTTTGAGGTACCCCGTCAACTATGGCAACAACAACCTCTTCTTCACAATTATTATCCCAACCCGCCGGCATGCCATTGTAGCCAATGCTGATAATTCTATCATCCTTGACAAGTATCGCACCGACCTGAAGCCTGCGAGCTGTGCTAAGTCTAGCATAGTTTTCGGCAGTTTGCATGTGGGCTTTGATATGTTTTGGCTTCATGATATAAGTATAACAAGAAATAAGGAGCAAGTCAATGGAAACAATTTTTATTCACGGCGCCAATGCTTCCAAAACTTCATGGAACTGGGCCGGATCTAAAATCAATCCGCATCGCTGTTTGACTTGGAGCATGATGCTAGATCCAGAAGTTAATCTAAAAGCCATGGAAGACGAACTACCTGACCGCTGTGTCATAGTAGGTCACAGCATGGGTGGTCTTTACGCATGGCACTTGGCAAATCGAAATCCCAACAAGATTGTGCATGGAATCAGTGTTGGCACACCCTTTGGTGGATCTATCCAAGCTGGCTTTTGGAAAATGTTCAACCTTAATGTTCCTTGGTTACACATGTTGAGCAGAATGGAACCTTGGACTACACAAACCAGATTGCTTGATCCAGCAGTTCCTTGGACCAATGTTATAACCACTCACGGGTTTGATTTGTTTGGTGTAGGTGCCAACGATGGTGTGGTCACAGTGGCCAGTCAGCAAGAATTGCATAGCAAAGAAAAAGAAATAACTCTGGACTACGGGCACAATGAAGTGCTACAAAGCCCAGAGTTAACTAAGATTATCTCAGAAACGGTCAGTCGTTATTCTTAACGCCAAACAGTTGTAAGAGATTAATAAAGAGGTTGATAAAGTCAAGGTACAATGTCAAGGCACCTCGTACTTCGGCCAACCCTGTATCTGCTTCCACACTGAGCTCTTCGCGAATCTTTTGTGTGTCGTAGGCTGTTAGTCCTAGAAAGATGATAATAGCTAAAGCACTGATAACCATTTGCATTACAGTACTGCCAATAAAGATATTTACAATGCTGGCAATAACGATTGCAATCAGTCCAACAAACATGAACTTGCCCATGCTGTCAAGGCTGGACTTGGTAAAATAGCCATACCCGCTCATTACAATAAACAAAATGGCAGCACCCATAAATGCGCTGACAATACTGCCCATGGTAAACACCGCAAAGATTGTGGCAAAGCTGAGACCCATTAGAGCCGCAAAGCCATGTAGCATAAGCTGAGCACCTTGCTTACCAACCTTTTCCATTAGGAAAACAATGGCAAAAACTGCTGCCAGCGGTGCAAAGATTACAATCCATTTCATTATGCCAGTAAAGAAGAAAGCCAACAAAGCCGGCGAGGTGCCAACAAGGTAACTTACAATCATACTGGTAATCACGGCCAAACTCATGTGACCATAAACACGAGCCATAGCCGAGTTAATTTGTTCCGCAGAACGCCAGGTCATTGCACCTGGTTGTGTGTAATTTGCTCCAAACATATTTTGATACCTCCTATAAATTATTTAATCTTAAACAATGATTTCTTTTTGCCTTTGATGTTTGAAAAGGTTAGTTCCCTTTTCTCTTACCAAATCAGCCATGTACTGAGGATTGGCTTCCCACGCCTGTCGCATAACAGGCTCTTCATAGTCTTCGCTGGTGTCATATGCCCATACTTCAGGCCAGCGTTGAATATTGGCCTGCGCTCTGACTACCATCATGTTGATTCTTTTATTAATTGAATCCTTGGGCTTCTTGCCTGCTAACACAGTTAGCATGTCTTCGCCTTTGAGATCATCCCAAGGAAGCAAGGTATCAACACCTAGGGTGTCAAATAAAACTACCCATTGCCGAGCCATTTATGAATCTCCGCAGGCAGTTTCTTTGAGAATGGAAATTGCTATTTCTAGATTATCTAGGTTAGCTTCTACCATCCTCATCAAGGTATTGCCAGTATGCTCGTTGTACACAGATACAGCAAGGTCATCACCGCTCTTGACCAAGAGCAGCTGATTACTTCCATATGTTGCTATTTTAAATACTGTGTAAATCATTTATTCTCCTTTGAGAGGAACAAGTTTTTCAATGGGCTCAACAATTACGCCTTTGGACTTTGGGAATCTTTTAGCAAACCCTTGATTCAATTCAGCTAGGTTTTTTCCTTGACAAATAAACTCTCCAGTGAGTGCATTATAAGCATAAAGAGTTTCACCATGGTTTTCAATTTTCATAAACAGAATTGCATCAAGCACCTTCTGCATCTCAGTTCTCAATTCCTCTGCTTCGCGTCGAACACGACGAACCCATATCCAAAGCGAAAACAAAGCAATAATCAGTAACCAAAAGCTGAAGCTATCTTCAAACATTTGGTTACTCCTGCGGGCGAATGTTGATAACGTTCTCCAACCTAAAACTGCGCCACTCTTGCTTGTCGGTGCAAAATACACTCATGACACCTGGGTTTGGTTTCTTGGTCTTGGTTCCAATAGCAGTAGAAACCGGTAACAACGATTCTTTTAGCGTACACGGCATTTCTCGTTGAGAGCCGTCGACCTTGGTAAAGGTTACCACACAAACCTGTTCGCGTAGCTGCTCTTGAATAACGCCGCGTCGGGCGTCTGCTGTTTCGGTAGTGAAAGTAATCATTTGTGCTCCTTGACAAGATTGTATATGGAATCAAATTCTCTTTTGGCTTCAGCAAGATTCGGATATTGCTTGCAGAGTTCGGCCAGTTGCTTTTCTTCAAATTGCTTTTGCTCAAACCAGGCAATCATTTCTCGAAGCTTGGTTCCAACACTGATGTTGGCAGTACCACCAGACAATGTCTGCGGATTACCATTACCATCAATAACCTTGAACTGGCGACTGTTTGAATCCCAATAAACTGCACCGCTGATATAAGCACCACTACCGCCGTGGGCGGATGCTTCTATAATTGTTGAATCTGTGCTAATAATATAATCAATCATATTTTATTATACACTAGAGTGCTTAAATTTTCAAGTGAGCAAAATACTCAAAATGCTGTTGCAAAGTCCAAGTATCTGGATCTATCATGGTTCCATCATGGGTTTGGTAACTTCCTGCAAACACCTTGCTATAGCGTTTAAATGGCAACCACATGTCTGGTGTGTGACTGCCCCAGCCTGCTTCTTTAAGAGCCATGTGCTTGCTTCGGCTAAGCTTAACAGTAGGAGCGTTTAGGGCCTGCTCCACACTGAGCACACCAGCCAACAACAGGTCTCGGATGCGAGCCGCAGGAATTAAGTGTTCAAAATCTGTATCCTTATCGGCCCCTATTTCAAGGTAATGAGCATCCATGCCGTCGCGTTCTTCAATGCAGTATTTGTGATACCGACGAAGATAGTAATCCATGTCGTTACGAATCTCACGAAGCTTTTGCTGATCATTGCGAGTTGTTGCATATTCTGTTTTCAGCACAATGAGATGCTGGTGACAATGTTCGGCCACAGTCTTATAAGTTGCTGAACTGCGTTTGGTTTTGCCGTAGACCGGTGCTACAAACTGTTGCAATGATTCTTGTAGGTTCATACAATTTATAATCAACTAGCTAAAAATTAAAATTATCAATGCATAGATCAACGCCCAGCCAAGATGACCAAGCATCAAAAGCATGAGAACTCCAACCCAAGCCATATTATGAATTGCAGGTAGCGTAAGGGCTGAGCTCTTCTGCTTGTGGCTTAGCCCAGGCCCGCACTACAGATTCTAATGCAGAGAAATCGTAAAGAGGTTGAGCAGGTCGCTGTTTGGCTTGTTGGCGCTGTTCGTGTGCAAGATTTTTTTGACGATTCGTGTTCATAGTTTTTCCTTAATGCGTTGAATTACTTGGTTAGCCTCTTTGTACTCGGACTCTTCTAGCTGTTGCTGTTCAATTAGTTCTGCAAGCATTTTCATTGCAATCAGCTCTGGATTAATCTGCAGGCGATAGGGCTGAGTCCAGCGAACAGTATATCTGGGAGAATTTTCTTTATCCATTCATGCGCTCCAGTCAGTGCTTTGCAGTTCAATCTGCTCTGAAATTTCTTCCTGGATGTTTTCCAGTTTCAACATTATAGCATCACGCACAGGCTCAGGAAGAAACAAAGAAGGCACCTGGCAAATCAGTTGATCAAAATCTTCAAGCCACTGATCATTGCGTTTCATATTCGCATTCCTTTTCGTTTAGTTGCTTTGCGTATTCGCGAGCTAGAGCCGAAATGGTAACTAGTACCTTCTGCTGTCGACTAAAATCAGACTGCGATTCTTTGAGAAGGGCAATACCATGCTCAAGTCGTTGAATCAATTGATCGGTGTTAATATTCATTATGCGTCCTCCAAGGCAGCATCTGCATTAAATGCTTTTTCTAAACTGGACCAGCCACGACCGTGTACCTGTACATACCACTTGCCTGACCGATAAATGTAATCGTACTCCTCAAAAACAGCACTGGTACGATACATATCAAAATTCCAAAATTTGGTAACTGCAAGATCCTCACCACGGTCCCGATGATAAAATGTGGTCCAGAGGTTTTCGTAGATCTGCTTCATCTCTTCTGAGATTTCGTTTTTATTGAAGTACCAGTCAAAGTCGTGCTTCTCACCAATTTCGGGTTTGAGACTAGAAATTGATCCATGAGCAATCAGTTGTTCGACCTTGACTGGATCTTGATAGTGCTCCATCAAAATACGACCGTTGTGATCTAGATAACCATCCCAGTGGCAGTAAACCTGCGACACGGTGCCGTCTTCGTGTTCAATTGCAATAGTGCTACGAGTTGCCATTATGCAACCTCCAACATGTTAGCTGGAACCTTCCAACGCATTCCGGTAGGGGTTTTAACTGTTACAAACTTGATGGCAATCTTTTCGACAGTACCAGTTTCGGCTCGGCCTGTTCGCTGGCTGGCCCAGCGCACCGAAGATCCGATTCGAAGTTGCCGCTTGGTAGATTTTGCCAAGCAACCGCGAGCAAACTTCACGGCACTGATAATTGAGTTTAGCTGATCGTCAGTGAAATTACCAAACATGATAGATTGGTTAATCTGCTGAATCGGGCTGAGCTGTTCCATGTGCTGTCTCCTTAGGGATTAAGAACCGGTTGAAAGAACCAAGGTGTCGCCGCGGACCTTAAAGTCCTCGATAAACACATGATGATCGTCGCCGCTGTCGCGGATGCAAGCATTGGCCGCAGTATACAGGGCCGCCCAGGTAGTACCAGCAATGCCCTTGACCACAGGATTAGGTCCCCAATGGCTTTCGTAGGTCACTGTAGTAACATCGCCAAACGGATGCGGCTCACTGAGATTGTCTACTTCGTAAATGCTCCAAATAGCACTGAGCCCCAAGCCCTTGCGAACCTCATCATAGTGGTCGCTCTTGGTGCTAAAGGCATCGTTGTCTTGCTGATATGCACCAGCAAGAGCTTGCTCAAAGCGGTCGATTACATCTTCAACACGGTCCAGCTTGACCATGCTGTGATGCATACTGTCCCGAATGCTACGAAGTTCGCACAGGGCATTGTGAAGGTCCTTGAACTCGTCTGCGGTAAGAGTGGGTGAGCAGTTCATTTGCGTTCCTTTCTTAAACAATAACTCTATTCTAGCACCGTTTGAATAACCCGTCAACCTGACGGGTTACTGTGTGTTGTTTTTATGCAACACGAGCTTCCATCATTTCTGACAGTATGAACTTGGCGATGTTGATTTGTTTACGAGCTTGTTCAACTCGGTCCATGGCCATCAATTCTTGTGCATCGCTGAGCACACTCATTGCGACCATTTCTAGCCCACTGAATTTGGCAGTGATGCTATTCATGTATTCTTCGCGGATGTCTGATTCAGAAATTCCGTAGCAGTTCTTTTCAAATTCAGTCATTTGTGGCCCTTTCTCATTTACAATACAAGTAGTATAGCAAAGCTGGAGCCAATGGTCAACCGTTTTTTCTGCTTTTTTGAGCCTGTAAGTGCTTGATTTTTAACACATTTTTGGGCTGTTTTTGTTGTTTTTTCGCAACAAATTCATTTTTCATGTAAAAATCCAGCATTTTTTTGCGGATATGATGCACTACATCCAGGCAGTCATCATCTATGGCCCACTGATAAGGGCACCCTATCCAAGATTGGGTTCGTTCAAACTTGTAGAAAAGTTCTCGATGCTCAGTTAGAGTTGGATCAAAAATTTTGAAAGGCCGGGCGGCCCGTACAAAAGATTTTAGCATATGATATATTTAGTTGTAATTTCCGTAGCCTGGAAAATCAAAAAACCTTTCTAGATAGTGGCTTATGTTTCCGTAAATTATTGCTTCTAATTCTTCTTGTTCTTCGACAGTGAGCATGGTCTCAGAGTCAATTGCTTCATGCAATGCCAGCAGCCAAGAATTAATATTGTCCATGTCAACATCGGACCGCACAAGTTTCCGTAATATTTTCTTGCTCATGTACACATTATATAGTAAACTACATCCAGTGTCAACTCCTTATAAATATGTGAAATTATGTTACACGAAAGCAAATATCCGGCCCTACTGCTAAACGCAGATTGGCAACCGGTTCAAATTTATCCACTGAGCACCATCTCTTGGCAAGAAGCCATCAAGGCTGTAATAGGTGATAGAGTCACTGTGGTTGAGGAATATGACATTGAGGTTCACAGTAGCCGTAGGGCCTGGCGTTTACCCAGTGTTGTGGCCCTTAAAGAATATGTGCGTCGAGACCAAATGGCAACCTTTAGCAGGTTCAATGTTTTCCTACGGGATGACTATACTTGTCAATATTGCGGTAGCGAATTTGAAACTCGTCAGTTGACCTTTGACCACGTTATTCCACGAGCACATGGTGGTACTAGCACATGGCACAATGTGGTAGCGGCCTGTGGACCGTGTAATCATCGTAAAGGTTCGCATTTGCCCAAGGATGTTGGTATGCTTCCTTTGAAAAAGCCAACGGAACCAACTAGTTGGCAATTGTATGTCAAAGCCCGAAAGATGCCGCAGAGCAGGGACTTGCACGAAACCTGGAGAGATTACCTCTACTGGGATACTGAGCTAGAACCTTAATCCAGCAGTTCCTTGATGCTAGGATCGTGATCAATATTGGCACGCCACATTAACCGCTCTTGACCTTCTTTGAGGTTTGGGGCGGTTCTTCTATGCACAAAGGGCCAATTGTCATAGAGAACAATGTCGTTGGGTTGCCAACGCATTTCATAGACACAGTCTTTGATTTCAGCCATGGCTTCCATGAGCTCTTCTACAATTCCAGTGCCGTAGCTGTTGCCGTTTGAGTCAATGATATCTAAGATCCAGCTATCGCTGACCCCGTGATAATTACATCTAGGGCTCCAGCGGCCAGTAATGGGATGTTGTTTCATGGCACTTACTTGCACAATATCCTTGCCTGGGTGGTGCCAGTTTTGTTGAACCACAGTCTTTGATTCCCATCGTTGCCGCAATTTAGGATGCACTTCAGGGTAAGCCAATTCCATGTCTAGCCAGTATGTAAATCCTGCCTCAGGATTTGGCACAGTCTTCATATAGATACAGCGATGAGGGAAGTTGATTCCTGTCACGCGATTAGCAATGTCAGCATGCCAAGGCATTGCAAAATCTTGCAACCTCTTGCTGAGCCTGTTGCTCATCCAGGTGATGTAGCGATATTTTCCAGAGCCAGGATCAGGAATTGCTTTCCACCGCTCTGTGCTTTTAATATACTCTTCTCTTTCCCAAGGAGAACCCCAAAGAGTAAGAAAACGCCAATATTCTAGTTCAGTCCAGTCCGGAGCATGAAATACCAGCATCTTGCGCTGATATAAAAGTTTTCGCAGTTCAACTACATCCTGAGAAAACAGATCAGAGATGTCTGTAAATTCCGTACCCCATTGGGTGTAGATGTCTTTGGTTTGCATCCATTATTTACTCAGTTTGTCCAACATAAGCAATTCAGCATTTTCTTTGGCTGTTAGTGCGTGGGCATTGACTAGCAAAGGCAGCACTGACTTGATCAAATCTAGCACATATTTTTCACCAGGGTTTCTTAGGTGAGAATGTTGAGGGCTAGTCTGACTGATGTAGGTTAGATCTGAATTGGTCAGCATCTCTTTGAGACTTCCCATGATAATAGTGTTTACAATTTCATAGTGATTTTCTTTCATGGTAGTCCTTTTTATTTTATTAGCCACTCGGATAGTGCTACTGTACCATCGCTGATAGATCTAATCTTTTTCCAACCAGGATTTGTTAATTGGTTGTTGCGTACTACAGCACGACCTAGCAAAATTACAATGGCCCATTCTTGACGCTCCCATCTAGGCAAATAAGGGGCAACAGGCTTGCCGGGATTTTTAAATTCTTCAGACAGTATTTGTCTTTGCAGTTTGTATCCATTCCACTCGTTGCGGTAATAGGTAGCATTAGCAGGTACTACAACTCCTTCTGGTATGCGGTCGGCTTCATACCAATGCCTAAATCCGTCGACGATCCATTCAACCATTACCTGTGGTTCCCAGAGTAATCTATTAAAAGGATCTCGAAGATGTTTGCCATGCCACTCCTCCGGTGATGCATTGCTTATTGCACTCACTGAGGTATTGTCTCCGCCAATAACGCCTATGATCTGCTCCGTGTAACGAGCATCGTATGGCTTATCTGCTACCCTAACTTTGTCGCCTTCTTCTAAGACCACTGTCATTCCGGCTCGGTCTTCGTTGTTGGGATTTCCGTCGTACCAGAGAAACATTTCAGCAAATCCAGTCGGTCCATTCATTAGATTGCTCCTAGCTCTTTTAATATTTTTCTATAATAAGGTTCACCGGCTGCTACTTGTTCCTTCCAAGTTTTTCCGGCCCCTGCGTCTGCTGGGTCACTTATATATTTCCATATTTCGATATCAGTGACAAGTTTGTTTGCTACCTTAGCAACGCTGTATGCTTCCATATCAACAACATCGCACTCTACTCGTAATTTATTTGGCTCAGTGATAAAAATATCTCCACTGGCACAGGTCTTGCCAACGCCCGGCATTATAATCATACTTTCAGAGTCATTAAAGTGGATACCAGGCTTCATGCCCAAGGCCATCAAGTTCACATCATGTTGCCATACTGTATTGATGCGATGTATGCCATGCCCCAATCTAATGCCACCGGCTGTGCCCATGTTAATGATTCTTTTGGGCCGATAAGTGTTGCAAAGTCTTGTGGTATTGATGGCTGCGTTTACCTTGCCAACCCCAATGCAAAATATGTTGTCTAGCTCTTTGAAAAGACCCGGAGCCTCGTCTTCTAGCGCAAACAATATAATATCATTCATATATCAGTCCATGAACCTTTACGCCCATGGAAGTCAATTTTGCATCCCCACCCAGAAATCCCAGGTTAATTAATACAGCCACAGTCATCAGACTGTAATCTATACCTAAATTGTTGTGCAACAGTTTACAAATAGCTTCAGCCGTTCCGCCAGTGGCCAGCACATCGTCAATGATTAAAACAGGACGATGTCTATCAAGTTCAATACAACCCAGCTCTAGCTTGTCCGTGCCGTACTCTAAGGCATACTCTTGAGACCAAACCAGCCCTGGTAACTTTCCTGGCTTGCGTACCACATGCATGGGCAGTCTTAGATCACGAGCTGTTGCTGATCCCCAGATAAAACCTCGAGCATCTGCGGCAAAAATAGCTTGAGCGCCAACAGTTCTTCCTAGGGTGGTGAACCAGTCGATACTGTATCCAAATGCCGTTGGATTCTTTAAAAGTTCAACGGTATTTTTGTATTGTACTCCTGCCGCTGGCCAATCTGCGTATACAGGAATAGAGTCTTTGATGTAGTTAATAATGTGTGGAGGTGCGAACATGTTTGTATGTAGCAATCTTGATAGCTGAATGTTTACTCAAAAAAAATCCTGCCGGAGCAGGATTTGTAGTTTGATTTTTGTTATGTAATCTTTACTCTAGTTAGCCTTGTTTCGGGGTGACCTTCTCTTGTGCTTCCATGTGCTTTAACTGAAGCAGAGATTGTAAAAGGTTCTGGCGAATCGGGCCATACATCAACAGTCTTACTGCTGGTCCAAAAATAAAGGTTAGTACCGTCAGTGGCCTTAACCACTGAGCCAGGAAATAGCTTTCCCATAAACTTTGATAGTACTACTACTTTACCAGCATACGGTCCTCCAACTGAGCCCTGATGTGTGCTGGTAGCGCCAATCTTTTCCTGAATTTCAGTTTGTTCTTCTCGCTTGATTTCTCGCCAATAGCGAGCACCCATTGGGGCTAGGTAAACCATACTGATGCCAGCCGGCATGGTGTCTTTGCTGATCAAGTTAATGATCTTTTGGTCGTACTCTCGCAGAGGTTGGCCGCCACCTCCCAATGCAGTAAATGCCAAGCCTTGAAAATGCTCATACATTTTTACACCCAGAGCGCGATCGGCGTCTGTAACATTTGCCATTTCGCAACGAAGTTGCTCTTTGATAATGTCGCGATTTGGTTGTACTGAAATTTTGCCAGTATCCTGATCAAACTCGGGAAACTTTACATACTGGCCCTTGTTGATGCGGTCAGCATAAGCTACCAAAGCCCATGCATCTTGTTGACTAATTTGAACTCCAGGAGGCATTTCAATTACCTTGCTAGAATGTCAATGACTCGCTGTTGAAGCAGATCCATTTCATCCTGCTCAACATAGAAGTCTGTGGTTGGATCCCAGTACTGACCAGCCCGAGGATCATAATACAATACACGGTCAACATACCAGAAAGGGCCTTCCAGTCCCTTCCTAGGTTGCCATTTGTTATCACGAGCAGGCAGTATAGCATACCCCATGCGTCTTCTCCTTAATCCAAGAGGGTCATATAAGCTTCGGGGTTCTTGCGGCTAAACCAATCCAGGCCACGGCGCACCCCATCATAGTCGCTGACCATTTCACAGCCCTTGATGTAATCGTATACTGCAACTTCCTCGGGTTCAAGGATTGCAGTTTCGCCGCTGAAAGGGTTAGCCACTTCAACAGGCTCCTTGTCATAGACCTGGATGCCCGGAAAAATTTCAAAAATGGTTTTCATGATCAGGCCTCAATTTCACTGGACCACTCATAAAACTTGACCTTAGGATCAAGCTTATAGAGAGCACGAGCCGCAGACATCAATTCACGATAGCGGCGGTTAACTTCACTGCGAGGCAGCTCGCCATCACAGGTCAGATTTTCAGGACTCAGAGCCGAGTCAATCATGTCAGCAACTCGCTGACGGCCTTGGGCGGTACGGATTTCGTACTGCTCACCATTGAAAAAACTATTCCAATGGTTCTTCTGATCAATGAACTTTTGAAGTGCTGACATGTGGATCTCCTTAGGCAAAGATATGAGGGGCTTTTTCACGAACAATGCGAACAGCTTCAACTACCCGTTCGCTGTAAATCATGCGACCAAACTTTTCTACATCTTGGATCACATCCAAAAATTCCATGCCCAAAAACTTGGCTTCGTTTTGGATCTGTTTAATTGCAGTTTCAACTTTCATTTTTGGCTCCTTTTTCTTACACTATGCCTATAGTATAGGCTCATTGTACCTAAAGGTCAACCGTTTTTTGGGCTATTTTTGTGGTATTTTTACAACAAAAAACCGCTTTAAAATCAACAACTTAGCAGATTATCGTAGTGCGGCCCAATCTGCATAGAGCCGGTACAGGTCAACAACATGGCTCTGCTCGTTGCTAAACACAACCATCATACGGTTGTTGGACCGATTCCAACCAATGCGTTGGCCACCATAGCCACTGGCCCAGAAGCTGTCTCTAGTACTGTACTGATTATCAGTCCAGATCAAATAACCATATCCAGAGAAGGCTGCGCCCGAAGTGCGAGAAGAATTGGAAATCTGTGTTCGTGTAGCTTCGCGCACATAGTCGCCAAAGCAATCATTTTTCAGTGAGCTGGACTTGACCCAGACGGCAAACCTAATCCAATCTTCCATGGTCAATCTAACATTGCCTGCTCCTTGCCCATAACCAAAATGATCTTGGCCAATTGCGCCAGGTCGTGCAATTCCTGCAGGAATCAAAACTTTCTGTTCAACATACTGAGCATAGGTTGAACCAGTTGCTCGATTAATCATGACTGCTAATGTCAGAGGATCTGTGGTGCCATAAGAAAATGTCTCACCAGGTTGCCGTCCACCAAATAAACTACGATGTTGCGAACTTGCTCGCTCGGTGCGTAGTAGATCTAGATAACTCATTCGCCCGGCAAATATGGCATCTCGTTGTGCTGGGGTTTCAATGGTAGAATCACTGGCGGCTTCCTGTGTGCCGCTACTCATGCGAAGAAGATCAGTTACAGTAGACTTGCCCAAGTGAGTGTCTGCCAGTTCGGGTACCAGGTCTCCTACTCGGGAGCTGGACTGTAGTCGTCCTTCACATATGGCGGCTCCTACGGCCATGGCCGTAACAGTTTTGCCAACACTCATGCTAAGAAATCTAGAATTACTTGATGCAGGAGACTTGTAGCCAACCCACACTACCTCATTGCCATTGATCAGTGCAAAGCTTTTGGATTCGCTGTTGGCCAGTAGTTGCTGGGCTCTTGCTACAATTTCTATTTCGCGGCCGCGCGGCTCGCGGAATACCAGAGTAGAAGGCGCTAGTGCTGTTGCAGTTTGGTAATGATGCCGAGAAGGATTTCCTAAGAGAAGATTATCCGGTAGTGTGGGCCGGTTATCACTGGTCCTAGGCAGTGTTTGAGCCTGCGTTGCAGTTGGAAACAAAGCTGCCGCAACAACGGCAGTGACCGCAAAATAATGCCAAATTCTTTTCATAGCTGAACCTCTAGTCATCAACGATAATCATAGTGTAAATGAAATTGCTTATTTTGTCAACTAAATATCGTATGATTGAACCGCGCATACTTGATCCGTTAAATCAGGACCAACTCAACGGGCTAATAGCTTGTTTTGAAAACAATTCAAAATTACAAGAGTATCCAGGTAGAAAATTTGGATTGGATCTTGGTCCTGCAATGGAAATAGTCAAGCCCATTATTGATAAGGTTTTGGGCCAAGACTCATGGACTGTAGCTGGAGGTAATTTCTTTGAAACTGAAACAGGCTATCGTGTTCACGCAGACACCGGTAAAGAAGGTCCAGAAAAAGTTTGGCAAACATTTGTATTTCCCTTGCGCTTTACGCCCAAGCCCAATGTTGTTCCAAGATTTGATCGAGTAAAATTTTTAGTTCTAAATCAAACATGGTCTGGACCAGCAGCATTTTTTCTAAGCGGAGAAGACACTGAACCAAACGAATACAATGTAGTGGTTAGAGACTATTACAATGAAGGGGTTGGTAATTTAGACGAAATCTCTAGTGTTGATGGCATACTGCTAGAACATTGTCCGCATCTTAATATGAAAAACTTTTACGGGCTAACAGTAGATAAAGTTTTTCAATGGATACCCGGTACACCAATTACATTCCCACGTGACCGCCTACATGTCAGTAGCGCATTTCCGCGGCAGGGTGTAGCTAAAAAACTAGGCCTTAGTATTTTCACTAGTAGATTATAGTCTACCTGGATCTGTGTAGCCCAGTGCTTCCATAGCCCAGGCACGCTCTTTACAGTTATAACACTCACCACAGCGTCCTTCAGTGCGGTGTGTGCAAGAGTGAGTTAGCTCAATCAAGGGCCATACTTGAAATATTTCGTAGAGGTCTATGGTATGACGCTTATCAAGTAGTGCAAATGGACATGTTGTTGTGACTATGCCTTGATTGTTTGTGTATTCAGTGCGATCGGGTCTGCCTGGGTACTCGCCCGGCATAGGCACAGGAGGATGTGCTTGGCTACCATAGAAGATATGCTCAATATTATGATGTTGTCTGGCAGCTATTTCGCCTGATTTACCTTGCTGGCTATGATGTACTGTTGGATCACCTAAGCGTATTGGCAAAGGAATGTTTACACCTGGTACTAACTCATTTACCTTGTTGACAATTGCATCAACATAGTTACTTGCCCCGTCGGCTCTAGGCACAGTCAATGTAATTAGTTCCTGTTTGCTGCCAGACATCTTGAGTTCAAGTGCAAGAATATACAAGAGTATTGCACTATCTGCGCCACCACTAAGCATTACACCTATGCGTTGATGGTGCGCCGGTAGCTCGACTTTAATTTCTCGCTTGTCGTTATCTGGCCCGCTGAAAATAATCATGTTAATGTCTATGCTGTAAATGTCTTAGTAACTTATCTACATTTCCTACAGTAAAAGGAACATTAATAATAAGATGCCAACTATCTTCTGTCCAACTAATTGTTCTATGTGTCATACGAGTGTTGACATAATAAACTCGACCTAATTCAATGTTGGCCTTGCGGTCATCCATCCACCAGTCATATTCCAAAGGCCCGCAGTTCTTTAAAAATGCCACTAAACGAAACACTGGTCTAGGCATACCTGGATGATCTCGATGCGGAACAAAATATCCACCAATACCGCTGTTAACAATAAAAGTTCTACCCAGTGGTTGCCACTCGTCTAGAAATTCTTTAAGGCTTAGGTTTCCAGGAAATGCTTGATCACAATCTTTATATAATTGTGTGGGATGACAGAATTCGGTTTCTTTAACTGGTCTGCCCAGCTTCTGTGTGGCTTCGGCTAGGCTTGGTAAAGCTTTGTGGTCCCATCCTTCTAGCGTTGTAAGAGTAAGTGCTTTACGATTGTTTGGACGATCTGTGCGCGGTAGGTACGGCACCCAATCGTTGCTGTACTTTTGCATAATAGTAGATTGTATCGCATGATAGTCTAAGCGATATTCCAGCGGTTCAAAATTTCCAAGTTGACTAAGAGACATTTCGGCAGCTAGAAGCAAGGGATTAAATCCGCCAATGCCTTGTCGTGTTCCACTGGGGCCACTGCCCTGTACTATTGCTGATTGATCTTGATTAATTGGTTCCATGCAGATAGTTATCAACTATCAAAGGGTAATGCTTAGTCTAATTCCCTTAGAACGAAGTCTTTCTTCCCAAGCAAAGAATGTGGTTGAGCCATGAGTCATTACGCCATAATATTCCCATTCATATTGATGCACCATTTCATGTGCCACTGCCGCAATAAGTTTTTTTAAGTTTGGGAAATTTTTTTCTATGCGAATAACTGCGGTATAATGAGGACCCCAACGGCTACCGCGTTGCCAGCCTTCACACTCGCCCCACATTTGTCTTTTGGTGTAATCGCGTACTACGATTTTTGGCCTAGTAAGAACTCCGCCAAAAACTGCGTTGTTAATGGCGTCATAAATTTGTTCTACTTTAGCAACAGTAGCTACCACTGGCGATTTGCGGCCTTGCCGTTCGGCAGTTTCTACCAGCTTATAGAGTTGAATCTTAGCCATATTATGGGCCCTCGATATTCCTCTCCTGAGTACTACTATTTATTGCTTAGAGAGTTTGATTAAACTACCAACTCAGACACAAAAAGTACCGTTATAACGACACACCTTTTATTACAAGTCCGTCGGCCAGCATGTCTTTTGGATGCATTTTGCCAAAAAATTCATTCTGTGTCCATGTACCTGTGTTTTCGTCAAAATCCCACCAACAGCTAAAACCCAGCATTAGATGTATTCTGTGCTTGGGTTCCTTTTTGGTAGCATAAGCCCTGTGCAGTATATTGGTATCCCATGAGTAAGCATAACCAGCTTCTAAATGAACAGGAGCATGTCCTTGCTGCTCTAAGACAAAGATAGGATCCGTAACCAAGGGGATATTGACTCTAAGGTTTTCAAACATTGGTTCATCACGGTGCCATGTCACACCAGCATAACGATCCTCACCTACTGGACCTTCATTTTCAGCATATATAATTCTCACCGCTGATCGCACCATGGTTCGCTGACAGCGATCTAAAAAAGTTCCTAGATAGGCATAGCGGCTAGCCGGTGTGCGATATGACAATCCATAGGTATCGTAGTGTGAGTTTCTAGTGGCATACTGACGAGTTTTATCAGCAGTTAGAGAACTAAATGGATTTTTCATTCCCTGGGCTGGTCTAGGATTTCCTTGAACCTGTTCGTGTATATTTGAGTTTTCAAGTTCGTGATGCGTAGGATTATATGTTAACCCAATGCCGCCATAGCCTGCATCATGCAATACAGAATTTTCTTTCATGCCAAGTCTGTAATTCCACGACCCAAACTGCTCCATTGAAGCAATGGTGTCTTTGATTAACAATTCCAGATTTAGATCTTGGATTGAAAGTTTTAGCAAAGGATCTGTGTGTTTGGCAACAATGCCATGTTGCCTAAATGCCACCAGCTTGTCAAGACTATGAGCGATTGTATAGTGCTCTGGCAGTTCGCTTCTATCAATAGTCACTGGCATTGGGTATGTAATCCTTGTACTTTTCTCTACTGAGTTCTAGCTGTTTAAGCCAAGCATCTTTGTCACAGCGACCTTTGACTGCCATGATGATCTTGGGTTTGGCCAAGTCAGCGCCGTGTAGGAATGCACCGTTGTTGAATACAAAAGAATTTGTGTCTGGGGGCAAATTCACATACATGCGTTTATTTTGAGGTATGCGTGATGCGCTGACACCATATGAGCCTTTGTTGCGCTGTGTAATTATTGGAGGATTAAAATTTTCATTGCGATCGGGCCAGCGACACATGTAAAAAGTAGGCCTGTCGTTTGAGTCCCAGATCATTATTCTAAGACTGTCCGGCCATGGCGAAACCTGTGCATCTGGATCAAAGTGTGGAGTTACTTCATTGATGTTACTCCACAGCACTACTTTTTCTAAAAAGGTAAATGGCAAGCAAGACTTAATCTGTTCAAACATCTTTGGAAAATGCTGACTCCAGTCGTCGACCACTGTGTTGCTGTAGTTGAATTTGGTGTGATCAATTTTGGGGTTTAGCCAGCAACATAGTCCTCGCCAGAATTGTGTTTCGTTAAGACCTCGAGTGATATCACCTTGTTTTTCATTCCACAGCTTCCAAAACAGGTCCCAGTTATCTGGTTCTATTTTGGGTACAGCCAATGGCAACCAAGGAACCGGTGTCCATTGTTCATCTACTGCGCTGATGTGTGGCCATGCAGTAGGACTTATGTGAGAAAGGAATCTTAGATCCATACACTTACTAATTCAACATAACATCTGCAATTTCCAACCAGTTGTTGAATTTTCTCACTGAGATATTAGAAAAGTCTTTGTTCCAAGGTTGGTTAAGCAGATAGGTAATATGACCTGCCTCAGCACTGGCCAATGCAGTAGATTCCAATGCAGTAACGCAAACAGAATTGGTGTTTTCCTTGATTACTGCATTAAAATTAGCGGCTCGATTGATTACATAAAGTTCGTTGAACACTCCTGGAAACAACAGTTCAAGGTTAGCTCGGCGTAGTGTAGCACGATGCATGTCTCCTGAACTCTTGCTGTAACCTATTACATGCCAGCCGTGCTGTTTGATTTGAGGCAATACTTTTTCTGCACCAAGGCAAGGCCATAGTGCGCCCCATTCCCATGACTGCTCGCAGAATTCTTTGGTCCAAATCTCAGCCAACTCATCTGGAACATTGAGCCACGACCCTAGATGTTCTCTATGGGTGATGATATTACCATTTACATTTTTCAGCCGGTTAAGGCTGGCCAACCACTTAACAAAGCCTGTTAAGGTATCGACACAGGTATCATCTATGTCGATAATTAGTTTGCGTTCAATATCAGCCGGCAAGCTCAACGCTGACTCCCAATGGGTGACCATTGGTTCGAGCAATTTGCGTTGATTCCATGGCCTTTTGCTCAGCTACTTCAAAGGTATAAATCCCTGCGGTACCCTTGCCGTTATTATGAACTTGCATCATAATTTGTACAGCAGCTTCTTGTGTATGATGAAATATAACCTTAAGCAATTCAATGACAAATTCCATCGGTGTTGAATTATCATTTAAAATGACAACGCGAAACTTTTCAGGCTCTTTAATGCCTGTGGTGTTTTCTGTCTTTCTTACAGTAGCGGTTGCAGTATCTGTCATTGTTTGTGTTTCCGTTTGCTAATGTTATTTACCTAGGTGGGCAATATACCCACCTAGGCCAGGTTGAATTATTCCTTAATTAAAGGAATTTTCTTTGGACGCTTTTCCTCAGGCACTAACTGCTCGAGTTCCACGGTTAACATGCCATCCTTAAGGGCAGCATTTTTAACTTCAACATGATCAGCTAAAACAAATTCTCTACGGAAATTGCGCTTGGCAATGCCGCGATACACTAGATTAGAATTGGTCTCTTCTGATTTTTCGCCCTTGATAGACAGTACATTTTCGCTGAGTGTGATATCAATCTCTGACTCAGAGAAACCTGCAACTGCCATGATAATGCGATGCGAAGTTTCGCTAATGCGTTCAATGTTAAAAGGGGGATATCCACCACCGGCATTTCCAGCAACCTGAGTTAGCCTGTCTAACTCTTGGAACATGCGGTCAAAACCGATACTCATTTGAGAGTACGATGGAAAGGGTACTAGCTTGGTCATTTTATTCTCCTTAATAAAGCGAGTTTTAATTAACAATCCCTCTTGGGCCTTGTTATTGCATTGCAATCAGCCCTCAAGGCACTGACTGCATTTGCAATTGTATTTATTATTGATCAAAGTGTCAACAATCAGTATAACCGTTTAAGACGGCCCTCACGGGGCGGTCTAAGCCCCTCCAACTCCTCTTGCTCTACTTCACGCTGATGGCGACGAACTGCCTTATTTTTGGCCATTCTGCGCTTGGTAGTGGGCTTGGTATAGTGCTCGCGTTCTCTAAGCTCGTCAAGAATTCCACTTTCTTGAACTTTCTTTTTAAACTTGCGTAGGGCCTTTTCAAATTGGCCGTCTTTAACTGTCACAGTCGTCATTTTATTTTATGCTACTTCTTCTCTACTTTTATATACTAACACTGGTAAGTGGTCTTCAACACTTTTATCAGTGATTATCACCTTGCTTAAACCTTCTTTGGCCAGCTCGGGTAAACTAAATTGAAGTTCTAACAGCAGATTCTCAATGATATTTCTCAATCCTCGAGCGCCTGTTTTCTTTGCTATACTTAGTTTAGCAATGGCAATTCTAGCTTCATCATTAAACTCTAACTCAACCCCGTCGAGACTAAAAATAGCCTGATATTCTCGTTCAATGCTGTCATCGGGCTCTGTCATAACCCTGACAAGGTCTTCAACACTTAGTTCTTCTAACGAAGCAATAACAGGAACACGACCCATAAACTCTGGAATCATGCCAAACTTAACAAAATCTTCGGGCTCAACGCTAGATAGCCAATGATTTACATTCTCATTCTTGTTGTCTAGGGCTGCGCCAAACCCTATGCCACTGCCGGTGCGAGTACGCTTCTTAACCTGTTCCTCAAGGCCAACAAAAGCACCACCTAGAATAAACAAGATGTTTTTGGTGTTTACAATATTGGCTTCGTGCCCAGGATGCTTACGCCCGCCATTGACAGGAACACGACACTCAGTGCCTTCAATAAGTTTTAGTAGAGCCTGCTGAACACCTTCGCCACTGACATCTCTGGTAATGCTGGTGCTTTCACTTTTGCGACTCTTTTTATCAATTTCGTCAATATAAACAATTCCTGTTTCAGCCTTTTTGATATCACCGCCTGCCGCTTGTACCAAGCGATGTATTACGCTTTCAACATCATCACCAACATAACCGCTTTCAGTGAGTGTAGTTGCATCGCCAATGGCAAAGGGGACATTTAGTTTTTCAGCAAGTTTTCGCGCTAACAATGTTTTTCCGCTGCCAGTAGGGCCAACTAAGAGTACATTGCTTTTCTTAATAAGATTGCTTTCGCCTTGACCTAATCTTTTATAATGGTTGCGTACTGCTACACTAAGACTGCGTTTAGCTAATTCTTGCCCAACAACATACCTATCTAGATAATTTTTAATTTCTCTTGGAGTAGACAAGTCTGCTATCTTGTTTTTTTCTTGATCGCTGTCCGACGCCAATGCTTCCAAGCACAGGCTGATACACTCGTTGCAAATATAGGCCCGTTCGCCAGCAATCAACGCCTTGACTTCGTCTCTGTGCTTGGAGCAAAAACTGCAATTCAATGATTGATTTTTATCCATTCATTGATTCCATTATTGCTATAAAATCTTCATCAGTCTCCCAATGCGGAACATCTATAGCTTTGAGCAAAGCTACAAATTCTTGGTTGCCTGGCTTAACATGATATATCACAGGAAGACCTTCTTTACACATGCCCAAGGTCATTCTTATTTCGTGCTCGGAGCAGCTGGCCACATCAACAAGTACCATTGCACAATTTGGAGCCACATGCCAATACCAAACCCAGACCTTAGGATCTTTAACGCCATCTTCGTTGGTAAAAAAGCAAAGCTGGTTCTGTATTCCTTTTTCCAGCAGGCCTACAATATTTTCTTGCCATCTTTTGTCGCTGCTGATCAGACAAAAAGTGAGCCCGGCTGCTGGCATGTATAGCGTAGGAGGGCTCACAATATAAACACTTGAATCTGCCAATTTAAAACCTTGTTATGTTATTAATTGTCGCGTTTAGGAAATTGAACGTTGAACCAGCCGCGACTTCTTTTTTTCTTAGCGAGTTCCTCTGAGCTTGCCTTATATATTTTATCAAGATCAGTGTCGCCGGGTTGTTCAGATTTTGCAGGTGCATCCCATACTTCGCCAGGAGTACCGGGCGGCGCTTCAACTACTGCTGGCGCTGGCGCAGGCATACTGTCTGCTAAGACAACTGCTTTGGCTTCTGCTTTGGCATCGCTGAATTCTTTTATTTCTTCCTCGGTGCGAGGATAAGTTGCCAACACAGTTGAAGGTTCTGGCAAGCTTTCGGTGGTCACTTCGCCTACTTCATTGTTCACTGGCGCAGGTTCTACAACTGCCACAGGAACCGCTGGTGCTGTCTCTGCGGCCAATTCTCTTTGGCGTCTAAACCAACCAAAGCTGTATTGGCTGGCCAGCAACAGCACAACGGCCAACGGGTCAAAGATCATAACAATTAATACAATAACCCAGCGCACCGCTTTTTCTAATAGATCTGCGTCAGGCTTGGTATCGTAGATTAGAGCAGCAATGTATTTGATAGGACCTACTTCGGCTTCTACCTTGCGAATTTCTGCTGCCAGTGGTGCTCGTTCTTCGCGAAGCTTTTGAATTTCAGCAGTTGCCTTGTTGATAATGGCTTGCTGGGCATCGCGCTCTCGTTGTTGATTTCTTCTCAGAGTAGCTGCCGCATTTGTGTTACGCTCAGCAGCCGCTTGTGCAGCCTGTATTTGTGCAGGTGTAGCATTGGGTGGTAGTGTAGAAGCACCGCGACCTAGACTTTGGTTTACTGTTTCGTCCATTTGTCTAAGCACAGTACGAGCAGATGTTATAAGATCATTTTGCGTTTGAATTTTTTGATCAATGATTTCAACTTGAGCCACAACATTGCCAGTAGGTACTGCTTGATCTAGGTGCGCTTTAGATAGATAACCAAAGATACCCATGCTGGTAATAAACATTAAGATTACCACAGCCACAAACAAATAAAGCTTGATTAGCCTAGGAGCAATACTCCAGTTGTGTTTGAGCCATATGGTAGCAACCAGCTTGCCAACTTCTAGTACCACTCCCATGACAATAATGGGAATAACGCTGGCTGCAAAGATTGCTACCAAACCAGCCACGCTGTACCACACAGCTACAGCACTGATACTGAGACCGCTTAGTAGGGCAAACCATGCAACTAGTTTATCTGAAAAAGTTATTTTTGTATTCATATCGCGTTGGTCCTTGCTTTAAAGCAATGTGGCAAGTCTGTGAACAGCGGTTCGTGAATTAGCTTGCCGTCTAAATCAAGATCATAGGTGTAATTCTTTCCCTGAGGATTTGGTACCTTGCCGTATGGATCGTACAACTCGCACATGCGATTCCAATAGTTCCTTGGCATAATATCCAGAATTAAGTGTGTGCGCCAAGTGTCTCCTTGGTTTACAGCGGCATGTGGGATTTTATTATTCAACTCCCACATCTCTCCTTCGTGGATATGATCTCTCACGCCACCTGTATTTAAATCATATCCGTGGTGATATAACCAGCAGTTATTATTAGTACTAATTGCTATGTTATAGCGTCTTGCGTAGCGTTGATTATATCGAGTATCTGTGTGAAGCAGGGTATCACCATTCAATGGTTTCATCCTGGCAATATCTGCTTGTACAATAACAGGGTCGTCTTGGCCAGTCAAACTGGCTAAGAATTCACAGGCAGGCTTTAATATATTTTCCCACATTTGATAAATCTCTGGTGGATACTTTTTCATATCGTTGTAAAAGGCACGGCAACGAGCTTCGTTGACCGGGAGATATATCATGTAGGTATAATCTGGTCGCCGACCCGGTGGAACGCTTCGCAGATATCTATTTGCATCATTGGGCGGATCCCAATCCCATGCTGATTCCCACTTTCGATACTGATCAAATATTGCAGTATCGAAAGTGGCTACTTTTCTAGCAGTTAGACCGGGCTCATACATTTACTCGTCATCATCCTCTTCGGGGGCCTGGAAGCTGGTTGCTAATCCTTGCTCTACCAAGGCTTCATTGATATTTAAGGTAGGGTCGCCGGTTTCGTTGGCGATATAAGCCCATCCTAATACACGACCTAGTTTGGCCCGTTTGGTGATGATTGGTTCTACAAGAAAACCATCTTTGCACAGTTCAGTAAGAACAATGCGTACATCGCTGTCCTTACCAGCACTGGCTACACCAAACAAACGAATCTTTTGTCTGGTATAGACATTGAAGCCAAGATCTAGTTCTACATCAAGCATGTCAGTGCCGCGTACTTCTAACAATCTTGCCGGATACAATCGTCTCATTTTTCCTCTCTTGGTTTTACTCTATAAAAAACATGGTTACCAATTCGTTGCACAGAGTCCTTGTCTCTGGTCCAACTTGGTCTCCAGTTAATGTATGTAGCGTGGAAATGGGTGGCACCGTTAGTCGGATCTTCAACAGTTCCTCTCGGTGCATGTAGTAACAGAGCCGAAATAGCAACGGCCTGCTGCCATACCTCACCTGCGGGTCTGGGCAAAGATTCTTTGCAGACCCATTCAAATTGGCAACCGGCAGGTGATCGCTGTTGTACAACGCCACAAACTGTTCTAGCATAGCCTTCGTCAAGACGAGTTAGTGTAACCTTGGCCACAGCCACTTGTCCTTGTAGGCTTTCGCCTCTGCTTTCATAATAAATGTTTTTGGCCAAACACTGAAGCTGACGGTCTTTCAGCGCCGCAGATGTTCCGCCGATGCTGGTTAGGTTAGCAGTCATTAGTCGCTTGAGTCTATCTTCCCAAGACTCATTTTCATAACGATGTACTTGCTCACCAAGCCAGTCAGTAAAAGGTACCATACCAGGTTGTAGTCTAGTTCCGCCACCGGCTGTTGCCTGCGAGAAACCAAATACTGCTAATATTGTGATACCTAAAATAATCCTAACTAGAATAGTTTCTAGTCGTTTTATAGACATGCCCATATTGGCTGTTGGGGTCATGTGCAACTCCTCCTTTCATAGAGATCACCTCCAGTTAGGCCTTTGACCCTAATACTTGGTCTAAGACTTCACCTGGGCTATGGTATCCATGATCTACCCGAGTGTAGGTTATATCATGCTTGTCCAATAGCACCGCGATCTTCTGATCGACCTCAAGACTCTTCTCAAGGTTATGCACACGGCCGCGATCATCGAACCACGGGCCGCGATCTAGAAATGCAACATAATTCTCGTTGCGTTTCCAAAGTTTTACCACTACCTGCTCCCATTCCTCAGGATAGTCGCTTGGAGCATAGATAGCACTCAATAGTACAGGACTGTCTGTAATCACATAGTCAACTTGTCCTGCAAGCCTGTGTATTCTTTGTACCTGCCTCCCAAAAACATAGGCTTGATTTTCCAGCGCACAATGCCTGCCCTCCCAGACCAGATCTTTGGCAACTTCTGTTACCAGTTCTACATTCCACCCTCGGCGTTTGGCATCATGATACATGCCTGACGCTAGTGTGCTTTTTCCGGCTCCTGGGCCTGCTACGACATTGATTACCTTCATCTTACTATTATAGCAGTTTACTTATTACTGGTCAAGGAATATCAGCGTCCAAGGAATACCTTCTAGCGGCACCGCTAGAGGCGATTTTCATTAAGTACAATGTTTAAGGCCCAAGTTAACCTGGGCTTTAATTGGTTGGCTCTGGTAATTTAACTGGGTTTTAATAAATATTTGACTATGATTTTTTTTGTTATCATTGACCAAAACACCGGAACCCAATGGAATATCGATGGCATCGAAAAAGATGCACTTAAAGAAATGACCAAGGCTCACCTCTTGTTTTTTAGAGAGCTTGGATTTTCTGGGTTGCTTAAAAATTTAAAAGTAATTTGGGCACACAACTGGGATAGCCAAAAGGATGCAGAATACTATCAAGAAAGATTGGTCAACCGGTGGATCGATGATGGCAACTTTATAATCGCCGCAAATCAAGAGCATCTTGCTTCTCTGATTACACCCAATGACTCTGTTTACATTATTGGGGGCAATGCAACTGGTTGCATTTTAAATGAAACACTTCAATACAACTACCATTGGCTCAGTTCTCTAACAAAGAACTGTTGGGTTGTTATTGATCTTTGTTATGATTCAACTACTCCAGGAAAAGATGCAAGAGAAATATATTCGTTTATTGCTTCAGAATATGCTTATAAGAGCATACGCTTCACAGATACATATTCTCTCAAAAGAGAACTAATTAAAACAATTTAATCAGGATATCCTTGCTGGGTTGAGATTGTCGCGTAGGAACTTTCCTGTTTGCAGGATCTACATTTGCCAAATCAAAACCCACTTCAACACCTTGTTGATCATACACAGGTCTTTTGGTTTCTTGGTCAATGCTGGCGTATCCAATTCCCAAGGACATGACATCAACAATTTTTTTGTCGGCGATACCAAGCTTTTCAGTAATTTCTGTTTCACCCAGACAGCCATTGAATCCTGTTTGCAGTCCAAGTTCTTGTGCGGCACACATTGCCACTGTAGCACTTACCATGATATCGTCACGAGTTTCTCTGCTTTGATCATGTCCTACCCACAGTAGGACCACCGGTGCAATGACCTGACCATTAAATCTCTTTAAGCCAGGCCCAGGCTTGCCTCTAACAGTATCCAAGCACCAGGTGTTTTCCCAATACAGCCATTGCTTGAACTCTAATGCGGCTGAGCTATCAGCAAGCACATACAAGGTAAAAGTATACCTGCCATTTTTACTGGGTGCTAGGTATACTGTATCCAGTAACTGTGAAAGTTTTTCTGGTTCAACTGCTTGCTCGTTCCACCATTTAGCAGTAAATCTAGACTGTAGTAGATCTTTAATCATACTGCTATTTATTAGTCTACTTTAATTCGAATTGCATTACCCCATTGACTCACAATGTAACCGTTTTCTTCGTCAATCCATCTGAGCCAGCGAGAAGGATAACCAAATCTTGGATCAGTCCAATTTGGATCTGCATACACAACGGTGCTTATTCCTGTGGTCAGTGAATACTTTTGCAGCCACAGGCCTTGATAAAATACTGTACCATTGTTTTTGCCATCACCTGTTCTCAAGATGTATAAGGAGTTGGTTGCCGGTGTATGCACAAAGTCAACAACGACCCCGGCACCTGGAACCGCAGGTATGGTAACTGATCTAGCGTTGTTAAATTGATTGTTTCCTGGGTTGATAACAATACGAGTAGCATCATCCCATTCATGACTTCCAGCAACAACATCAAAGTGTCCATCGCCATTGAGGTCGACCAGTTCCACATGAAATGCTCTCCGCATTACCGGAATTGTATAAGTGGATGATGCTGTAAAGGATCCTGCGCCGTTATTGATATAAACACGGAGCCCTGCCATGGTAGTCACAACAATGTCCGGTATGCCATCACCGTTAAAATCAGCAGTACTACCACCGTGATAAAAATCAACTTGATCTGACATGTGTGCTAGCACATAGCCATCGCCTTGACTCAGCAGTATGGTACTGCGTTCTCCTGGATATGGAGGTGCATCCCATCCGTGACACATGATTGCAAAATCAGGAACAGAATCCCTGTTAAAGTCTGCTACAAGAATTTTACGAGCATGGATACAAGGCTGAACCTGCTGTTGTACAGCAACATTGTGAACTTGCCAACCAGTTGCAGTCATACCAGCACCAGGAGCGTCCGATGACAGTTTTCTGTAAAATACAATGCGACCCGGTGAAGCCGAACTCAGTGGCATCATTGATCCGTTTTGCCAGTATTGGTTTATGCTGGCAACCAGGCCTTGAGTTCCGTCGGGATATCTAAAAAAGGCCACTGCATCTGCGCTAAGTGGATTAACACCGCCTTGGTCTCGAGGAAAGTCTTCGCTGAAGAAGTCTAGATTTTTAGCATTTAGATAAGATTCTGTGCTTAATGCCCGAGCGCGGTTTACTGTAACTGGTCCAGGAACTGTTGGTCCTGTTATAACTGGTCCAGTTGTTCCGCCGCCGCCACAGGCTGTGCAAGTTAACAATGCAAGCCCAGCAAACACTGAGCCAACAATTAAGGTACTGAGTTTACGCATAGCTGATCCACCAAATAAGCTGTAATATCTAGATTTTACATTCATTTGGGTGCAAAGTCAACCAAAATTAGGTGCTCACTTTAGAGAGTTTTGGGCACGACTCCTACTCCTCTCAGCCCAGCAGCCGGGCCACCCTGTAACGCAATGGTCCTAAGGTAGGGTGTTAGTTACACCATGATTGTTTTGCCTCGCCATAGTACTCACGAGCAAAACCATTTTTAATCAAAAGACTTCTTAGGCTCACACCATCTAAGATAATGTCTCCTAGAACACGACCACCAAACTTGTCCCAGTCCCAGATGGCCACTTGTGCCACTTTACTTTCTGTGATTACTTTCTTGGTAAACTCAGTAGCAGCGGCACCGCGCTTGGCTTCGCTTTCGCACTTGGCACGGAAACCCTTTTCTGGAGTATCAACGCCATAGACGCGAATAGTTAAACGCTTCTTTAATGGGTCGGGTAACCAAGGTGCGGCAAACTCAACTGTGTCGCCATCAACGACTCGAGTAATCTTCCAGTCGTATGTTTTCATTTCTGGTACTTTTTCTGCAAGAGCAGAGCCTGCTACTGTCATTGAAAGTAAAGCGGCTGCAATAATTTTAATCATGTTAATTCTCCTCTCTCGTTAAATTGAGATTCTTTCTAGCACTACTTATCTATAGCAATTCTTTTAGGCTATTGATAACAATGCGAGTAAACTCTTTTGGTTTCCACTGAGCATGAGCTATCATGTGTATGCGTGGAGTGTCGCTGTTGTTCCAAACTGCATGTAGATTACCAATGTCAACTAGACTGGCGCTGCCGCCGTCCTTGAAAGGTACATAACCCTTTTCGTGCATTTTAAAAACACAACCGTCGGGATTGTTCAGTGCAATATTCATTGGTTGCAAGAAATTTTCAGTTCTGTCACGATGAGGTTGTATGTAGCCATTGGGCTCTAACCACATGTAGCGCAGTCGTTGATAATTGTGATAGGGGAAAAGTTCTTTGAAATATCTTGTGGTTTCTGGGCAGCGTTCGGTGATCTCAGGGCACCAACTATATTGAATTTCATCAATGGTCTTGCCTGCATTTTCAGGGTAGTCGTGATAATGCTGTGTTTTGTTCCAGGCCTCGCCGTGTAAACAAATACTGCGCCAGCCACGATGAGCATATTCTGCTAGTTCATTGGGGGCAGATCTGTGGGCTACAAATAAGTCTTCAAGTGCCAATGCTTCTCGAAGCATGTCTGAGTAAGGTGCATCCGGTAAAGTTATTGGCAAATAAGGCCATTGGCTTCGATGAATAATCCAGTCTAGCAATTGATATTCATGCTCAAATGTTGGTATAGGTTGCTTTTTAAAATCCACAGACCAGGGAGAGCCAATGTCGTTGAAAAATTCTACAATAGCACTAGGTATCATGTTAGCTCTCCATGGTGTACCCAGTTTTCAATGCCCAAACTGTCAGTTCCGCAGATCTGTATACTGGTATTGTTCTTTGCAAAGTTAGCAAGACACTGATTGTACATCTCTTTTAATTTGTTTCCAGAGTAATGTCTTAATGCTGCTTCGGTATGAAAGCTGTTACTAAACCAAACCAAGTTATTACCCGAATGTTGCTTCATATCATTTGTTAGATTTGTATAATCATCAAACAAACTACAGTGAATAAATTCATGTTCAAGCTTGCGATATGCTTGCCAAAATTCTAGCCAAGCATCTTCTCCACCAAAATAATCCAGCACTTCTTTCCATTGAGAATCGTAGTTCTTGCCAACAAACCAAATTGGACTAAACTGCGGATCAACTTGAGTTTTGTAGAAGCCAATGGCTGCATTATAATCACGACCATCCCAATTCTCCCATAGCCATTTTTTAAAATTAAGAGCCGATTGACTATAATCAAAATAAACAACTCTAGTACCACTGTGGTACTGACAAGCATTCAATAACTGTAGTGGCCTGAATCCGGCGGCAACAGCATAGACATTATCAAGTCTAGTTGATTTGTCATAGGTCATGTTGACCTTGTTGTGCATTGGATCAGTATTGTAAACAAACACAGTTCGTTGAGCTGATTTAAAACTTGTAGCTTGTAAATATCGACGCTGATTAAAGTTTGTTGGTATTTCATCAATGCCATCAACTATTATGCGTTCAAATGGTCCTCCAAATTCTGGATAAAGATGCATTTTTAAATTGCGAACTTCTTGAGGGAAATTTCCAATGCTTTGCCCGGATTCAATGATTCCTTTGATCAATTGCCATCCTTCTCTTAGTACACCAGAATATTGTTTAGCAGAGTCAGATGATGGTGCAATCCAGTAAGGTGTATATTTGTCGTGAAAATTTTCTTGGCTTCTGTTGATTGTTGGTAAACTGTAATCTACTACACGAGTGTTTTCTCCCCACTGAGGACGGCCTGCTTGCTGCCATTTGTTTAAATCAATGAGCACACACTGATGATGCAGGGAATAAAACTGAGAATCTTGGTCTGGATCATCTTGCAATATGTGAGCCAATGCAGCATGATTGGTATTTTCAAGACAAGCAACGGCAGCGGATAAATGATCAATCACTGTACTACGATGACCAAGAGCTATAATATACACATAGTCTACTCCAAAGGCAGCAGCCTGTGTCATAATATCATCTATGCTGGAGGAAAAAATTTTATGTTGGTATTGAAGACGAGTTTGTGATTGAACCCAGTACTGCCTAGACTCAGTGATTAACCCATAGTCTGTTATTTCTTGCATTCGCTCCTGAAATTTCTGTGAATAATTTCCAAGCTGATTATATAATCCAACTGCTACTGTTTTCATTCTTCTAATTCTACTGTTTCAATCTGATAGTATTCAAAAAAGTCGCTGATCTCTTGTCTGCTTAGATTGTTTTGTATTTTGCCAAGCAAGGGTTGTTGACTCACAGAGTGCTGTGGTGCATGAGAATCTACATAAGCTTCTAGGTGATTGTCTTTGACCCATTGATGCATGCCTTCTAAGTAAGCCTGCTGATCGCAGGTAGGCCATCCACCAAAATACATCTGTGTTTCTGTGCCAAGGTTTATCTGCGGCCTAATCATATTCATTTTGACCAAATTAACATCATTGTCCTTGTAACAATGGAAAAGATTTTTACCAATGGTATGATATCCCAGTAGCAGTACACCGTCGGCGTCGCTGGGGTTCCAGTACTGATAAAGCTCATTGGGTATTGGCCTAACGGACAGCAGCGGATTCCCGTCATTGGGATTAATTCTATGTATAAAAAATGTTGAAACTAGAAGAGTTTTATCCAGTGGGAAATTTGAGAACCACATGGTTGTCATTTGCTCTAATTTGTGTATCAGCACATTGACAATTTGTAAAGGATCGTATGCATCGTTAATCACTCGCCAACGCTCGGTAGCAACTGCTTCTTCAAACCTATGAAATTCATAGTGTAAGTGATTTAACAAAGCCTGCGGGTTTTCGTCAGGATTGAAGTGCTCGGGCATTGATATGTAATCAACATCAACCCATTGTTTACTGTTGGCTGCTTGAACTCCTTGGTACATTTCATCCCATATACTGTGAATTTTCTCTAGAGTTGGAATAAAGGTGGCCATTTGATTGTAGTACACTTTAAAATTAGGGTCAGCAATGGTTTCCCTTATGGTTTCCAACCATAGCTCAGTAACTGGTGTATTAATTAATCTAAAACTAAGTCGTTGCCGAGGTGCAGCGGAATCTGTTTTATGCTTTAGAATAACATGATACCATTTGTCTAAGTAATCATACATCACTGACCTCCATTGCGAGTTGGGTCAGTTATTCTTAAAACATCATACCATGTATAATCAAGTGTTTTTTCTGACAGTATATTTCCATTGTCGTCAAGCAGTTCTAAACGATAAATGTCATCATATTGAAATAGGTCAAGCATGATTTCTTCGGCAGTTTTTCCAGGAAACTCACTGCGATCAAATGTGCCAACTACAATATTACCAACTCCGGTATACTTGCTTTCAGGATCTTGTCCACGGCTTCTAAGCCAGGGGAAAAATTTCTCATCGTTTTTTGCTATGTGTTTTAGTTGTTCTTCTACAGGAATGTCAGGACTAAAATTGATAACAAACTCTCCACTGAGATATCTCAACCCACTGATATTGTCATCAAAAATAATTTCATCGCGGCCTCCCCAGGCCTCTAAGGGCGTTTTTCCTAGTTGTGCATAGTGTAGATTTAGGTCACCAAAAATACGAGGTCTTTGCCAATGGTCGTAATCGCTGTCAACAAATTTATAACGATATCCAGGTATCCAAGGGAAATAAATGTATGCATCCCAATACTTTGATTCACGGACACCTCGACGACGCAGGCTTTCCATTTCGTGACAAAGATTATTAAGCTGTCTAATTGCAAAGCATGTGGGCTTGTCGGCCTTTTTAAAATAGTCACTTATATTCCATACTTGACCAATGAGAACTTCAAAATGATGATGAATCTCATTGAGGATATCTTGATTGAGTGTTTGCGGATCAAAATATTGAGTAATGTGATAATTTACACGACGATCACTGCTGCCATTGAAATATTCATTGATAATAGAAACATATCTATTCATCTCAATGCAAAGAGCTGATAAGTGTCGCCCATTGGGGTTATAGTCATCGTATTCCCAATGCTGTAACATGTAATTCTTTTCGGCTGTACATTCTTGTTCTAGGTAGTCGTACTGATTGCATCTTGCCCACTTCTGTGCCAACAGATTTTCTTTTAATAGCCAGCTTATAGTCTGTTGAGCATTGGTTTGTGTATTTCTAAAAGTCATACGAAATTTTTTGTAAAAATTGCGTTGATAATATCTTGGCCCTACTTTTACAATAGAAACCAAACCGTCTACTCTCTGATAATGAAATTCAGTGGCTGTTAGTCTAGACTTGGTTGCTCGCAGTAGTGTGGAATAATTTCCACGGTCACTCATCCAAAATACATTGTTAACATGACATTGTGATTCTAAATCATCAAGAAAGTCTAGTTCATGTCTTAGGTAATGAGCATGATAGATGGACTTGCAGTAATTCCAAAAAGCCTCAAACTCGCTGGGAGCAAAGGTTTGATAAAACTCCGCAAGTTGTGATTGAATGTCTTCGGTGACTGCTAGCTCATTGGTGTTTGTGCCTGTCCAGGCTGCTAGAATATGTTCAATATTAGCTTTGTCTGCGTCCGTGTCGTGTACAAATATCAGTCTGGTGTCGTTGTTTTTATTCAGTGCTACCAGTTGTTGTAGTCCAGTGAATCTATAATCTGACACCATGTAAAAGTTTTCAACAAATACATTATTTTGAGTAAAACCTGTAGCATTAATGGTGTTATTAAACATTTCCTGTTCCCATTCTGCTAGCATGATTTGTCTTGAAATACTATAGTAGGCTCTTTGCTGGTCGTCTAAGTCAGCAACTGTTGGAATATCGGTTATGTTTCTAACCAAGTTTTCATAATATCCTACACAGTTAACTTGAATGCTAGGGTCTCGCTGAGCCACCAAGTGACCACGCCCAATCAGTTTGTTGAATATAATCCAACCCCAGCCCGCTTCCATGTCATGCGGAAAATGAATACATTCTTCAAAACAATAAACGCCGTTGATTTCTTTGGGGATATTAAAATGAACACCTTGTCCTACTGTCAGTGTGCTCATAGAGCCCCAGTCTAGACTTTGTGTTCTGTCAAGGCCTGCAAAACTTAGATAAAATAAATCCGGATCAATGCTCCAGTATTCTTTTTGATCAGTGGAATTGTAAATTTTTGCCACCAAGTGCTGTGAGCCAAGCAACGCCTGCGATCTCATGTTCTGAATTACATCGGGCTCGTAAAGGTCGATAGGAGCAACCACAAATTCAGTAATCTCTGGATTTGCTAGTGCTTGATCAATGTGCATGCCATAGCCCGTTGGATGATCTGTTATGTGAATTTCATCCTCAGGCTTACCGTATAAATTCTTAAAGGTCTTTTTTAACAGCTCAAGGTAATCCAAGGTTGGATTAAAAGGCTTGACATTTTTTATGTTAAGCAAGAAATATGTTTTGCTCATTGTATAAGGTCCATGCTTGATATCTTGTAGGTATTTAATAAATTGCCAAGTTCGTCTTTGGCAATCTCTGTTACTAATTTACCAACTATGCAGTATGAAGGTTTGGCAGTTAATTTGCTGCCTTGCTGAACAAGCCATTGCTGTGTTGCTGCCAGATCTTCATAGAAATCACTAAACGCCAATAGTGTTATAGGGCTTGGCAACCATTCACTGATCATGTTTCTTTTTACTACTTGAACATCATTGGCAAGCCTAGCTTCATTGGCCGTTCGCGAAATGCCCGGGCCTAACATAACCAAATCTCCATAGCTTACTTTGTTGGTAAGATGCTTATCCTGATCCAGATTTGGGATTTTGCTTGGAGGATTTTGCGATTTAAACCAATAAGCCTGAGCCGGTTTATCTGAGCCTGAATTTAACACATATTCAAATATACTAATTGCTCTGCTTACTCTTTTTAAGTTGGCCCTTGTCTCTGACTCTTGCTGATTTACAGATGCATACATCTCATAGGCCTGACACCTAGCCCTCAGCTCATTGAATAACTTGCTGTTGTCTTGTTCTAAATCCAAAGTCTGTGGCAAATGCAACCATTCATCTAAGAGATGATCCTGATTTGCCAAATTTGTAAAGTACCTGACTATGTCCCAGTGCCTTTTTAAACGCTCGGGCGTTGGGACATTAGCAGTTCCAAGATGAACTAGGTTTTCACGATCTGCGACTGCTGCTTCAATTTGAGATACCCAAGCATCTCTGGCGGGAGAGCGTACTAGTTTATATTCTAGTATCTGTTCTTTGGCATCATCGTTGACAAAGGTCAGCCTGACAGATTTAAACTTTCTTTTTGCCATTTGCTAAATCAAACAAAGAACCTTTTTTAGGCACAACTTTAACCACAGACTCCTTTCGCAGGTTCCTTGGACGACCGCTGTTAATTAAAAGTGTTTTGCAGCGATTATAAAAAGGAACCATTTGCGGGAACAGCTCTGTAAACTTGGTGCCTCGCCTATAGTCGTACTCATCAACATAAAGAGCAAAGTCTTCCATGCGAGTGCCTAAATTAGGATTAGGATTAACTACCTTATCTTTGGCAAACTCAACAACCCTACCCAGACGTTGAACTGCAAAGTCGTCAAAGAATGCATAGTTTTTCCAATTAAAAGCATATCGATCCTTTTCTTCTTGCTCCCAGGTCTTGCTTAATTCGCTGACACTTTTTTCTCGGACAAACTCCAAGGCTCTTTCTAATTCGCGCACAGCATCTTCGGCATTGACATCAACGCAGAGAAATTCCGGATGACGCAGATAAGGAAAATCAGGCATGAGTCTGTGCTTGCCCTTGTACTTTTCCTTAAGCTTGTAAATCCATTCAACTAGTTCGCGTGTGCCGTACACACTTAGATTACTGATAGTGATCATAAAGCTTAGAGTAATTTCTTGCTCTACGCTGTCTAATAGCTTTTCAACGTTGCGGCAGAAGTCGTCGTGTATCATACCAAAGCGAATGTACTCATTGTGCTCAGGGATAAAAGTATCAATGCTGGTATAAATTGTTACCTTTTGCACATTGTTTCTTACTCGATTCAACTTGACAACAAACTCATCAAAGATCTTTTGTGGAACACACATGTTGCTGTTAATAGCCAAATGCAGATTGGGATTTGGGTTATTGGTAATGATATCATCCATTACTCTGAAAGTATTCTTGCTTAACAGGGGTTCGCCGCCGGTAATACGGAATGTGTGTAGTCCCGGAATCAGCGTAGGCCACCATTTCCAAAATGCTTCCACATAAGGATTTTCTTCCCGGTTTGGAATAGGCATTTGACCTTGCTTTTCAATCCAGCGCAGATCATTAAAGTAAGGAGAAGTTAGGTAAGGGCCGTGTTCTTTAACTTCCTCCATCCACTGACTGCTGATATTAGGCGCACAATAAGCGCACTTGAAATTACAGGTATGGTCAAATACTACTTCAACGTAGGTAGGATTCACATCTGCATTGGCAAAGTCCAATAAGGTTTTGTTTTTTTGTGCCTCTTGAGCTAGAGGAATGTAAGGACGAGCCCAAGAGTCAGCACTCTTGTACACACGATCGCTTCGCTCTCCAACATCTTCAATGCGCCAGCAGTAGTCGCACTCTTTTGGCCGTTCACCAGTGACCATCATTTCTCTAAGAGTTTTCTTGTGCTTGGTATTATGCAGAGCACTGGGATTTTCTCTAAGTTCTTCTAATGGAACCAAATGAGTTCCTGGGTGGTGGCAACTGTGAGTATGACCATTTTGTAAATGTATGGTTACCTGATACCATTTGGCCATACACATACTTGGACTGATGTCATTGATCTTGGCTTCTGTTTCAACGATGTTTTTTGTAAACTGATCCATAATTTTTACCTGTGGTGGTTTTTTCATTGCTGGCCTATCTTGTGTTCAGCAATGTAAGCATCAATGCTTCTAATAGCTGGTTTGTCTAGGCTATTTCTTATCTGCATATCAATGCCGAGTTGATCTAGCTCGTTCCAAATCTCCGCCCAAAGTCGAGCTAAATTTGGAAGTCTTTGTTTCCAATCAAGTTGTCTAATTTCGTCGGTTTTATCCATGTATCCCCATCGAGTTAAAATCATTCCACGCTTGCCTTGGTTGTCATAGGCTGCGCGATGAAGATTTGAAATCCAAGTTAGATAATGAAAGCGCAGGTCGCTGGCATATTTCTTGCTGAATTCGTTTTCAAAATTTTCAATTTGAGCGGTTACTAATTCGATAGCTGCCTGTCGCTGTTGTTGGTTCATAAACAGAGTGGAGAATTCTTTGCTAAAGGTGATTGGATTATATCCTACATTGGTTGATAGGATATTGCGCTCACTTCTGTACCAGTCCGGCAAGAGTTTTACAAGCCACTTAGTCGTATCAACTACACTATGATAATTAGCAATGCCAAAGGTGATAGAAAAATTTAAATTTACATTGGGAATTCTGGCTTCTATAAGAGTGTTAACATTATCTTCAAAGATCTTAGAATCCAAACCATAGCGAATGGCCTCACCTTCGAGACCATAACCATCAATGCTGGCAAATATATCTACCTTTCCGTTGACTCGGCGCCACATGTCAAGTAAATTATGGTCTCGATATCTAAGCTCGCTAAAGTTTGTATTGTAGTATATGTAGATAGGTTGCTGGCTGTCAATGATGTACTGCAAAATTTCATAGTGATGATCATTGATCAATGGCTCGCCGCCAGCAAAGTAAATTTCTCTAACTTCGTGCCCAAATTCCTTAAACTGTTCAAACATACTGGCATGATCAACTTCGATCAGAGCCTTAGAAATTGGCTTGGTATCATCTGGAGTTTTAGAGCCATACACAAGCGGATTAAGTTCGGCTAGCTTTTTAAACTCAACTGCATGGCTTGAACTCAAGGTTGGACCACATGTGATGCATTTGAAATTACATTTGTTTGAAAATCTGTAATCAATGTATAACTGTCGAAACTCTGCAGAACCGTCGGGGTTTGGTTCTAATGTTTTAATAAAATCTTTATATTTTTTGTTCATCCTCTGACGATAAGATTCGGTTTTTATATCAGAGACCACTTCTTCTCTCACCGTTTCAACATAGCTACAGCGAGTACAGATTTCTGGTAACTGATCTGCTTCTAGCATTTCTTTTCTAACAGATTTGGCTGTATCACTGTTGAATATATCTTTGAGTAAAGGAGTTTTATTTAAATTTCCATAGGCAAATCCAAATTTGGACATGCAACAGGGACTAACATCCCCATTGGGATTAATGGCGGTATGCATCCAAGGGAGCACACAAAAGGCAGGTGGTAAATTGTTTGGATCCATGACGATACTTAGCAAAGAAAAAAGCCAGTGGTCAGACCACTGGCTTTTACAGTATAATTCTAGATATTAATCCCAGTCTGTGTGGGGATCTACTTGATGTTTTTCAATCGCTGCTCTAAGTGCTTGCTCAATAAATTGATTAAAAGTAATATCCATGTCATGAGCCATCTTCATGTAGCGCAGTAATTCTTCGTCGGAAAAATCCACTGGTATCTGTACCTTGGTATCATAGTCAATACCCGACGCAATTGCATGAGCCTTGGCAAGCCAATCCTCAGCAACTTCCAGAGTGGTGTAGTTGACACCTTCCCATGCTTCGTTTCCATCGATGTCATGAAGCTTGCACTCATCTAGGTAGCAAACTTCCGAATCGTTGTTAAAAAAGCGATAGGCGCGATTTCGCTGGTAGTCATGAGCCTGTACTTCATAAACTTCTTGAGTCTTTGTGTCAAATACCACACTAAAACTATGACCGTCTTGCTCTCCATTCCAGCTGTCCAATACATGGGCATCAGGACCATAGCAATTCCAAGTATACTTGGTGCCCTCAGTGATCCGATAATTTACTGCTTCAAACCAGTCTTTGAGATTAATCATTCTACGATCCTTACAAAAATTGCCACTATAACCAAATAGGTTACATAGTGTGCCAGTTGATCCAAACCAAAGTGATTCCAGTATCTACTGGAATTGGTATCGGCTTCGCCGTACTTTACTTTAGCATAGTCGATGTGATAATGCAAGACAAAATCTAACAAGGCCAAAAATAATGCCAGTACAACTCCACCCAAGGCAAAGATTAAAAAGGTCATACCTGCATGGTGAAGGCTATGTAGTATGCTGGGCCATGACTTGTAGTGCGACTTAGCCGCAATCATGGTCGGTGTTTGAAATACAAAATCACAGGCCCAATGTTTGACAAACAGTAATAGTAAGGCTACTTCATATAACATCATTATTGTGTACTCGGAATAATACGGCAAACATCATATTTGTGCCCTTCGTCGGCTACCAGTTGCTCTGCTTCAAATACACTATAGCACAATTCTGTCCTTGCTGCAAACTCAAAGCCGGTTTCTCTGTCCAACATATAAAACTTAACTTCCCATATTGTGGGATTCTTAGCTGGAGTATTACAATGCTTTGAGTCGTACCAATTAAACTCTACAGCAAATCCACATAATCCTAATCCGCACCGTAGACCAGCATGATCGGTTTCGCCTTGTACAGTAAAATCCAAATTGACTGCAACAATATCAGTAGTTTTGGAAATTTGAAATTCCCAATGCTTGTTAGCAAAGGGTGTTGAGCCGTGCCAGGATTTTAAATTGCTAAATCTAGAACTTAGAGGCCATCGTAGAGCAAGATCTAGATTCAGCATTTTAATCTACTCGCTCAATATCCAGTGGACCAAACAACCAGGCTTCAGTTTCGTCATTGACCCATCCGTCACCTTCCATGAAGTCGTAGTAGTCTTCATCCCAGCCCTCTTGGATTCGATTTTGCTCTTCTTCGTCCATACTGTCGGGAAATTCCCAATCGCCATAACAACCATCGTCCATCATGTCAAGCTCGGCGCCATCGGGGGCGTTTTCGCCTGAATAACTGTACATGTCAATGCCATCAGGATTTTCCGCAGTAATACCTTCAGGTGGATTGTCGTCTGTAGTTTCTACAGTAAAGCTACCCCAGCGAAACCCTTCAGTACGAACAATGGTAAGTTCGTCTTTGGTCCAAAATTGACGCTCTTCGCAGTTCTTCTTGTGTTGATTTACAATTTTCCAGATTGCCATGGCAGTTTCCTTTAGCTGTCGCGTTCCATGTCTGCAACTTCGCGCACCAGGTTAATTACTTCGTCAATGCTACTGCAAAGAATTTTAGCAGTCACATAATCATCCTTTTTGTTACGACCGCTGGCTTCAATCATAAAACCATTGTCGTACATGTTGATGGTAAATGATTCGTTTACCTTTACCAGCTTGTCGCTGATTCGATTTGCTGTCTTATTGGCCATGTTATTTTCCTCTTCTATTAGTCTTTGAAATTCAAGTCCTAGTTCGTCTAGCTCGCGAATTAGATCTTCTTCGGCTTCTTGTTTTTCAGTGTTAAGCATAGCATTAATTATCGTCGCCAGCCATGGTTTGTATCATCATGTGTTTGCCAATTTCATACAAACCAACAGCACCTGCTAGATCTAGAGCACTGGCATGAATTTGACAAACAGCATCTGCGTCCATGCTACAAGCCACAAACTCTTGTATGCGACCGTCTTCAATTTGCTCGCGCATTTCTTCGATAACTTCTAGCAATGCTAGGCGCCGTTCTTCTGCTTTCTTTTCAGCAGGGTTTACGCTAACGACCTTCATTTTTTTACTCCCTGATTGTATTCTAAGACTAAGGGATTAGTATCATGTGGCAGCATATCAATATTGATACCATCTTCATTGGCTTCAGCAATCATATTGGAAAGCACACTCATACCGTAGCCAGAAATGCCATATGATGTCTTATGACACTTGTAAATTGATCCGCTGGATCCATGAAATAGATAAGAATTTTCGTCTTCGTCTACATGAGTAACTCCCGAGTTTAGCTTCCACGAATCAGAACCAAGATAACCACCATACCAAGAAGCAAACACCCGGTAGTGAGACTTTGCTTCTTGGGTAGTAATCTTTACCAGCATCCAACGGTCCGGAACATATTCACTCATCGATGTTCTCCTCAAAATTTACAACTTGATTGACCATGTCACACATACAACTAAAACAGGTCGGACAAAAGCTCACTGGTATCATGCCAAAATAGCCGTGTATGCCACCTTCAGCGGCGGTAAATTCGCATTGGCACACACTACATTGGCTGGTGTTGTCTGCGTTCATATTAGCTTTCCTAGTACTCCCCAGATTAGACGATCTAGTTCTTCTTGATAATCCTTGCCAAGCCTGCGCTTGTACCAAACAGCTTCCAGTGTTTCACGCATGTCGTCACCGTCTACACCATTGGTGTTGTAGTCCAGACCGCGGCTTTCCAGTTCCTCGATCAAGTCGTCGGTGTCAAAGTCACTGAGATCAACATCTACTTCAACTTCGGTATAAATGCTTTTGGTTACCATGTTTATCTCCTAAATTAAGCGATCCAAATTTCTTTAAAGCCTTCGCTTTCGTCAGGCATGTCAAAATTATCCAACATGTCACGAATAACATCGGGTGGGATTGTCTTGCCAGGCCGGGAATCAAGTCGCCGAATCAACTCTGTCATGGCCGGTGGTTTAAACACCACCGCGATATGATAATATTCAGGCAATGCCTTAAACTTGCGTCTACGGCTTGCTTCGGTAGTAGAAGTTTGATCCCAGATAATATCTTTGCCAGTGCGGCGGGCAGCATTGACCTTGTTCATCATCATGCCAATGGCTGTGGGCATGTAGTCAGCAAAGACTTCACTATAGGTTTTGCCCTGCGACAATGCTTCTGCTTCTACGAACTCGTCGGTGGACACTACCACACAGTCTGTGGCCCAGGGCTGATTTGCTACCCAGGTGCTTTTGCCTGAGCCAGGAATTCCTACCAGTTGATAACATTTGGGCATGTGATTCTGCTCTTATCGTTGTACCATGTATGTGAAGATTTTCATTTTTGAAATAACCAAAGGTCCTCAAAGTTGCCACCGCGTGTTTTTTTGGCCTGACGGCTACCACCAATTGCACTCCATTGTACACGATAATGATCTACTAGGTCAAGATGTTGTGCAGCCACATCGCGCATGTCCTCGCTAATTGAAGTCACAACCTTGTCAGCATTGCGATAGTTGCTGATTACAAATCCAAACCTTGCACCCGGTTTCATTACTGTTTTACATAACTTGACAGTGGCTTCCCAGTAACCTGTGAGCCAGTCTTGGTAGTTAGGGAAATTGGTAACACTTTGATTTGGGCTGTTATAAATCTCTAGATCAAAGTATGGAGGGCTGAATAGCACAGCATCTACCTGCTCTTGATAGCGTTGATCAAAATTATGTCGTTGAGCCAACTGTTCACTGGGACACAGATAAAACTCTGCTTCCTTGCTGATTTGATCTGTGGTGAATACGCTGTTGACAACAGCTTCTTTCTGTGCGCCTTGGTAACTTAAAAATTCTTGGTGCAAGAGACTGCTGTTCTCAACCACATCAGGTATCACATCTGTGGCTATGAATTTTTTAAAATTACTGCTATAGAAGGCCAACTGATAGGCGTTCCAACCCATGCATGGTGCAAACAAGGTATCACCAGTGAATAGGTTATCCAGTATGCCTTTGTAGGTAGCAGGATTAAATGTGCTGGGTCTATTGGCGCCCATGAGAAAGGCTCGCCAAAAATCTCCCGGATCGCCATCGTAGCGGCAGATTTGATCAAAGAAGGCCGGCCCCACCAAGCTGTTTCTCAGCTTGAATTCTTCCATCATCGCCCGTAGTAGTCCAAACACATACTCGCTGTCGTTGGCGTACCACTTGCGTGTATTGTAGTAGTTTTGAAAGTTAATGTTTTTACAAATCTTACCATACTTGGCATTGGTTCTACCAGCAAAGACCTTGCCTTCTAAGATTGGCTCATAGGGTATGTTAAAATAGTAGTCAATGCTTTCTGGCAAAGCACCCTGACCACCAAACCATGCTTTGAGGTTTTGCTCTGCATCTGTTACCAGTATTTGGTAGAGTTTTTTCTTAAACTCAGGTAAGCGTTGTTGACGGTCATCTTTCTTGGCCACACGGGCAATAAAGCTGTCAAGGTCTTGCCTTACCGCAAAGGTACCTGACTTGTCAGAGATATCCAGGATCTGGATCTGCTTACAGAACTGATCAAAGCTGGGTTTAGGCAAGGTGAACAATGACAAAAAGTCTTGCTCTGTAAAAAGTAGTTGCTTCATGGTCACGTATTTATAGCTTATAAACCATGCAGTTGTCAATGACCAGTTGTTTGAGTACGGGCAAGGTTTTCAGCAATTTTTCAGGAACCAGAATAGCATCGTGGTTGGGTTTGCCTTTGTTGATCCAACCTTGTCTGCCTTGTTCAAGGCAATCGCGTACAACCTTTATTGCTTCAGCAGATGAAATGTCGTACAACCTGACAATTTTTAAATTGTCCTTGCGCCTGACTGCAAAGATATATCTAGAGCTCTTGTCTGTTTCTTGGGCATGAAACTGCCAACCGCTGTTGCCTACGGCGCCGCGTTTTCCTGGCTTTACTGTGGCACACTTGCGTTCAATCAGTGTTGATCCGCTACGGGCATCTTCGCCATTGCGATGAAAGTTAGTATTATATTCTGGGTCGTATTGTGTAACAATTTCCCAAGTGGACAACGAGCTCAATATGTCATTGGCCAAAATATCAATGCCGTACTTTTCAAAAGCCACGGCATGCTCAGCAAAAATTTTATCTCTAAACTGAATTAGATCCAGTATCTTATCTTTGTCAAGGTAAATGCTCATAGAAATGTTTTGTTAATGATTTTCCTGCGAGATACTGTTCCACTCGTGTGACTGTATCCAAACAAACAGTATCAAATCCCTGTGCTTCGGTGTCAATGATAACACCTGCTAGCTCATAGGATTGTGCTTTATTAAGCTTTTCGCTTTCAGCGATGATTAACTCAGCAAGCTTGTGAGCCCGGCTGGCCAGCTCGGGTGCGGCATAGCCAGCTTCAATCATAAGTTCTCGAATTCGTTGGTGCATGATTCTAATACCCTGGCGCAGAATAGTCAGAGGTCTTGGTATAGATTGCAAAGCCGTCCAATCCATAGGCAGGACATACAAGAATCCGTTCAGGCAGGCCCATGCTGTCTTTGACGCCTGCTTCGCCGCAGATAAAATACACGCCCTCAAACTTTTCAGCCTGGGCGTGTTTAAAAATTGTCTTTAGCTTTTCAAATACAAGATGTTCTTCTTCAGATATTTCTTTCATGTGGCTCCTTCTTGCTCTAGTTTGATAACTTGAGCAACAGGTATTCTTCGTCACTTACATAAGCAACAGGTTTGATCCACCCTCGATTGATACATTGTGCAATCACTGAAGCATAATTAGAAGGACATTCGTTTGATATTTCAATGGCTGCTCTCTGTGAGAGGGTAAACTTCTCAACAAAAGTAAACAGCTCGTTGCCGGGCTTGATAGGCGTTGACATTACAGTTTCTCTCCTGCTTCAAATCCTCGGAATCGCAGGAACCTAGGAAAGCGCAGGCTATAAGAACCATCTTGATTCTGTGTCACAGCATCGGCACGAACTTCAACCACTGCACCAACAAGACTATCTTTACCAGCCCAATAATCAATGCGATGGTTGTCAGTAAAACCACTGCCCACATTAACACGGATGGTTTTACCATCATCTACACCCTCACAAACCAAAGCCCCCAGACGGCCTTCATTTTTACCAGTGCCTTCCTCAACAGCGGTAACTTCCAGCGACACCTCAATAAAAGGTTTGAGCTTGAGCCATGCTACACTCCGCTTGCACTCATAGGGTGCATCAACATCCTTGAGCATGATACCTTCATAGCCCCCGGCAATGGCGCTGGCATTAATTTCTTTGTATCTCCGCTGGCCCTGGGCGGTGTCAAGATCAACCAGTTCCTGGCCTACCACTTGCACACTAGTCAATGTATCTTTATAATGTTCCACAAACTTGGCAAGATGCTCACTGCGGAATGTTTGTGTGGCCTTCCATTTGCCTGTTTTAAACATAGCAAGCGGAATACAATCAAACAAGTTTAGCACAGAGTCATTGGCTTGTACATCACTTTTTCTGTGTACCTGTTTCATCAAGTCCTGGAAACTGCTTGACATGATCTCCCCGTCGAACACCCAAGGCTCCGTCAAGCCAGCCGCTACTTTTTCGAACTGTTCCCGGATGTGACCAAAGTTCACCAACTCCTTGCCATTGCGGCTGTACTGGTTTACTCGCCCATCTGGATAGACAATGGTCAACACTCTCACACCATCTAGTTTTACTTCGATTAGCTTTTTGCCACATACCTTGCTTTCGTGATTGGCGCTGTCATGTGCCAGCTGGCACTCAAAGACTGGAATCTGATATGCAGGATTGATCTTCTTAACTACTTTGTTCACAGTGGTTTCGCTGACGCCACAGCGCAGATCCTTGGTAAGGATACGCATGTACCAGTCGTTCCACTCGGTCTTTTTAGCAGACTTGAGGCACAGTTCAATGGCATCACGAGCCGCATCGCCAGTGAGCTTGCGTTCAGCTAGACTATCTGCTAGAGCACGGAATGCCTTCCAGGGCAAGCCTTGTCCATCAGGCCCACCATGCTTGGGCACTTTCTTGACCCCAAAGGTAATCATAGGATCAAGTGCAAGACGCATGCCTTCAAACAACTCGTCGTTGCCTGCCTGCGCTTCGGCCTCAATAATGGCTTCTTTATTGAGTCGGCTATTATGAATCTCAAGTGAATGAATGAAAAAAGGACAAGTGTTCATATAAGTCATGGCCGCCTCAGAGCAAAATGTACAGGGGGCTTTGGCCCGCCCCCCAAGGGCCCAAGATTAGGCGGCCTTGGAAACCGGGCCGTTCTTAACCAAGTCAGCGACCTTGCGCTTGGTGCGCTTGGCCAGTTCCTCGGCAATAGCCATGCCAGCATGACCCGAGATGTTCTTGGCATGCAAGAACTCCAGTGCTTCGACCTTAGAGAAAGGCTTAGGCAGATCATACAGCTGAATATCAGTATGACCAGTCTTGACCAGCGTCTTGATGCGGGTCATATCAGTTGCGAATCGTGCCTTGGTCTTGCCATCCTTGGTAGAATAGCCGGCAACGGTAAAGAGTTTATCAGACATTTAGGTTACTCCTGTGTGTGTCTAAGTTTAGCAAGAAACCGCTTGCTGTCGGATATGAGCTCCTGCTCATATTCTTATTATACCATAAAGCGGATTCTAGGTCAACCACTTTTTGGCAAAATTCAAAATCTTTTTTCATACCACCAAAGGAAACTTTACCTGGCCCAGAGCCGCTAGCATAAGCTGGCCCTCAAAGTCTACAGGAAGGACCTGCTCTTGTTGGGCCGCAGAAACATCGCGATAGCCTTTGCGGCGCTTGGTTGCGGCAACTTCATCAGCCTCAAACCAATTACGGTAGACCTTAAAGGCCAAGGTGCCACCAGTGCGACCCCAGAAGCTGATTGTGTTATCCGACATGGTCCGATAACCCCAGATCTTGTCCGAAGTACCTTCCTTGAATCGCAAAATCACCATCTTGCTCATATTGCCTGTGCCTCCGTAATGTGCTTACAAGTCCTTCGAAATCCAAATCCTGTGCAAGTGCAATGCGGCGTGTTACCCAAAGTAACCACATACTCGTTGCCCTTGCTACCCTTAACCTTCACAGTCTGAGCCACTGTTTGAGTGTGGCTGTACGAGCTGTCGTTGATACTGACGATATACTTGCGCTCAAGGACACGAAAAGGAAAATTAGGATCGCCAGTGGTTAGAGCCATCTGATCCGGCTTGAGCCACTTGACTTGGATCTCCTCGCCCTCGTACTCATTGAACTCTGAGATTGGAAAGAAATAAAGATGCCGCTTTTCCCATTGGGAATTTTTCATCTTTACTTTCATTGTGTTCTCCAGTTTACCACCAGCTGTAGTAATAAACAGCATCACCTGATGCTATCACTACCTTGGCTTCAGCAACGAACTTCATATCCTCGCGGACACTATCCTCATCTGGAGGATTGTTGCCAAAGAAGAATCCAGTGGTCTCCGGTAACTTGTAGCCAAGGATGTCCTTTTCCAAACGGTCAAGGTCTTCCATGGTCAGGCGCACATAGACGCAGTTAAAGCTGTCAGCCGAGCCGCCCTTGTCACGATAAAGATCCTTCATCCAACCGTGTAGGTCGTGGTGCTTGCGCCAGTAGAAGATTTCTTCTGCATGATTCATGTCGTTGTCATCATGTGCGATTGTAAAGTCATCAATCGCATCTTCAGCAGCAACACGGTATGCATACATGTCTAAACCCATTTGACTTCTCCTAAATCTTCAGCGTTGAATACAGTATAAACTAAATTGCAGGAATGGTCAACCGTTTTTATCGCGAAAGTTGAGACAGCGTTAAAATGTGGGCCAGAGATTCAGCTAGGTCCTCTTCGGGCGTAATGATGTGCAAGCTTGTCATGTGACGGTCCTTGTGCCTATCATAGGTTTGGACCTGCACAATGCGCCCACCTGCGGCTTGAATAACCTGAAAATTGATAGAGTTTTCATGGTTGATCCTGTCAGGATCGTGGCGGATCACATCTGCTGGTACGCATTCTGACTCTTCGTCGCGCAGTAGCCAATTTCGCAATCGAGCTTTTAAATTAAGTTTCATTTTGAGCTTCCTCTTCCTTTTCATACGTGATGCTGACTGAATTGTCGCAAGACTTGGCTGCTTCGCTACCTGCGAGCCAGGACTCGTACTCCATACAATATTGTGTCCACCGCTCATAATCAATTCTCACTTCAATGCTAAAAGTTTCTAAGCTTTGTTTGACCTGCGCCAAGAGCACAGGATTCATGTTGTTGGTAACTTTTGCCAGATAGGGAAACTCAAGGCTTGTTGGCATTTTAACTTACCTTCCAACAATCAGCAACACCACTAGCACCATAACCACTATGAAAAATAGGGCCTCAGAGTAAAAGAATAGATGGTAAAATCTAGAGACCAAAAAGTCTTTGACTTGTGATATGAGTTTCATTTTAGCAATCGCTTAAGGTAGGAACAGCCAGCCACATAGCACCGCAACCAACTGCTCCGGTAACTACACCAAGCGCCAAGTCAGTGTCGGTGATGCTGGCTTCAATGAAGCCGACTGCACCAGCCACTACAATCAGCCCAGTAAGGAAAATACTCATAGCCAGGTTCTCAGACATCATACAGCCTCCTTGACAAAGAGATTGGTTCGTTGCCAGTTCCACAGGTCATTGACCCGATTGAAAACTGGACCAAAGGTTATGGTGGTGCCTAGAACACAGGTTTGCCAGCCACCTGCCACACTCAAGCATCCAAGTTCAACCATGTTGCATCTCCTTATTGAAGTAACCATAAGGCAGTCCATTGAGGTAGCAAAAATACTCCCAATCGCCACCGGCTTCGCTGGCATCCATGATCCAGCGTAGAGCAGTTTCGCGGTTGCCAGCACCCATACAGATGGTCATAACGACCTGTTGTTCAAACTTGACAACGGCTTCTGCTTCCGCAGACTTGCGAGCAGTTTCTTCGCGGTCAATGACCTGACCCAGATAGTCAAACTCCTTGCGGAAGTCTTCCAAGGTCCAGGTGCTGGTATCAATGCCACGAGGACGAACACCATGTGCATCCTTGTACATGTCCCAAAACATGCACTGGGCCTGCTCAAGATCAGTCATTTCTTCCCAGCTCTTGAATTCGCTCACGGTCTGCTCCGTATCGTTCATCATACCCATATTATGCACGGGCTAGCCCCAAAGGTCAACCGTTTTTTGGCACTTTTTTTGACTTTTTTTGTGGTTTTTTAGCAACAAAATCAATGGGTTAGCAACTGCTAACAAAAGCTTTAAAAATCAATGACTTAGCTAACCCATTGATTTGCTTAATTTTTAAGCAGTTTGCCACTCTTGGTCGCTGGCCAGCACCAGCGTTTCCGAGCCATCGTACTCGTCGATCCTAAAGGGGGTACCCTCAGGCACCCAGGCAATCACAAGATCGTGACGCCCGCCATCATAAAAATAGTCCCCGTACTTGTCTTCGAGGTCAGGGAACTGTTCTTCAGACTTGCCCTGCTCGACCCAAGCCACAACTTCAGGGTCATAAAGACACTGGGGATGCTTAGTGTTCCAAGTGAACCAACCAGCACCAAAGTCTGGGCTGTAGAGCACAGCCACCTTGCCATCACGAATTACCTTGTCCATGTGCGTCTCCTTTAATGTTGAGGCCAACCTTGAGATATATCAAGGTCAGTGACATGTTCGAGCTCTGCAACAGCCTCTTCCACGGAGTCGAACCCTACTGCATCGTAGCTACCATCAAACAGTTTGACATAGTATTGACCGTTGCCTGGGCTAGCTTCTGTATCGAGGCCTACTTCACCAATGCTTTCAATCATGAATAACTGCATGTCCATCTTACTTCTCCTTCTCTTCTTCCAAGGCTTTTTCGAACTCGCCCACCCAGTTGCCCTGAGGGCCGCGACCGAGTAGCACGAAGCCGATAAAGGCAATTACGCCTAGAAATCCGACTAGCATGGCTCAGCCCTCTCCTGCATCAATACCAGCAGCCCACTCGAACCGCTGATTATCGTCGACATCATAGTGGTGGAACATTCGCCCGGTACGAGTGTCTAGGATGTTCCACCACTGATCGTAGGAACAATTGTCTTGCATACATTCGACCATCGTGGCGTAGTCGGCGCGGAGGTCTTCTGCACCACCACCAGGATAGTAGGCTTCACCGGAAAACAAAAGATACCGTTCCATTTGTTTCTCTCCTTATGCCTTTTCAGGGGCAAGATACAAGGACAAGTTACCGTAACGGGTGACGATGTACATTTCCTTGGAGTTGAAGTCCCGATTGGCTTGCATGTGAGTCAGCAGGTCCTTCTTGGAAGCCTTCACCCAGATATAAGTGCTGGGCATTTGCACTTCAACGAAGACTTCCTTGCAGGATTTGATCGCTTTAATCAGTTCCATCTGTCTATCTCCTCTTTATGTGACCATAATAACAGGGTTGGATCAAGCTGTCAACCACTTTTTAGTTAAGATTGGTTAATTACTTTTTGTAAATCGTTAACCAAAGTAAAATGGACCGAGTCAGCTCGCGAGCAGGGCTCAGCACAGCGACCCGATCCACTCCCACCTGCGTATCCCAGTCCGGTGGGCCGACATTAGTGGGCGGAGGTAGGAATTGAACCTACTTTCCCAGGAGTGTCCCGGAGGCTTCGTCCGAACAGCCATGGCACTCGTCAGTGCCTCGCTTCCGCCATAATATATTGTAAATTGGTAGGCTGGGAGAATTTTGAAATCTCGACCTAGGGGTTAAGAGTCCCTCGCTCTTCCTCTGAGCTACCAGCCCATTATACCAACTTAGTTTGTCAAAGCAATTGCAAAAGCAAAAGCATAAAAAAGAGCCGCAAAGCCAAGCCCACCAACGATGTTCTTAATAAGGTTCATTGCGTTGTTCCTCTTGCGTCTACCCAGGCATAATAGCATCATTAGCCCAAAGGTCAACCATTTTTTTAAGCGAATGATTTCAAGAGGTTAGCCGGCGACAGTTTACCTGGGTTAAACAAACACGCCCACAGCGTAGAGGACCAAGAGTAAACCATTAACCACTATTAAGTTTGTTTCGCGTATGCGTATGGACCATATCAGGTACAATGTTGTACCAATGTTAAGCAAATAGATGTTGACCGGATCAATGCGTAAGCTGGTACACAGAGCACCAGCACACACAACTACACAAGCGGTCCATTTGAGTATTGAATTTAGCATACAACCATTATACCATATTATGGCATAAAGGTCAACCAATTTATTGATCTAGGGCCAGTGTTGGGCAATGATTTCTAAGTAACTGTGCAACATCCGATAGTGTTTCTTTCCAATTGAGATTTCTGGATTGGTCCATTAGATTCATTACCTGCACAAAAGTTTCTAGGTCTGACTCTGTGTATGGTGCTGTTAGGTTATTTTGAAAATACTTTATTTGTTGGTGGACAAAATTTTCATATCCGTGAATAGACTCACATTCGTCTGATTCTAAGAATTTGGTGAGAGTTGCAATTACTTCTTCTTTGGCAGACTGCGGCAGATTCAACACATTGATCCAAGTTGGCCTAGACACAAATCGCAGAGACATTCCAATGCCTAGCTGTTTTGCAAGTTTAGCAACACGAACTACCCCATAAACATTAGCCAAATGGCAGACTATGCTCACATGCTTAATTTTTATATTGGTCTGTTGAACACGATTTATGTTGTCACAAAGCTTGTCAAAGTTTCCAGGATTGCGAACTACATTGTAGCGATCTCCTGTGTCGTCGACGCTGATTCGCAATTCAACATCTTTAAAAAATTTCCATTTGTCGATAATACCTGGATTGACAACTGTTAAATTTGTATCGTAGCAGAGCATGATATTTTTAGCGAAGTCGTTTTCAACCAGGTAAGCCAAGTGGTCTTCCATTGCTGGGACCAGCAACGGCTCACCACCAGTGAAATAGATGTACTGTAATTGTGGTGCAATTTTTACAAACTGAGTTTTCCAGGATTCTGTTTCCCACCAGTTTTCTTCGTTTTGTAATTTTAGCTTTCCGTGCTGATTTTTTTCCAGCAAATAGAATTTGTCTTTGTCTTTCCAATACTGTGTGTTTCCTGTCGCAGGATCTATGCCGCCCAAAGAAAATTTTACTGATCTACCATTGGGTCGAGTTTTTGAAAATTTTCTAGATAGTAGTTCCCAGTCTTCGTACCACAAACTGCTGTTTCCTGGATCGCACATAATGCACTTGAGATTACAAAGATTACCAAATCTTATATCTAAGTTTATCAGCTTGGTAGTGTCAACATCAATGGAACCATCATCGTTTGTTACATCAAATGCTTCACCGGCTTTGACATAGTCCAGTGTATGCTCAGACAGTCTGATAAACTTTTTACGACGACTTATGTTATTGCTGTGATTTTCCCAATTATAACAATTACTGCATCTCTGAGGCTTGATATTATTGCTTAGATCTAGTCGATGCTGCTTGTGTGTTTCGCTGTTCATTGCAGCAACAATTGAATGTGTTTTTACATTCATTGGTGTTCCATCAAGGTCCTTGGCTAGTCCACCATCCGAAGATAGACAACAAACTTTTAAATCGCCCTGCATATCAATCTGAATTTGATTGTACACTTCAGGGCAAAAGCTATCGTTGCTGAAATTATTTGCTTTCATAGCTATACACTAGATCCTTATTATTTCTTAGGGTGTTTACCACCGCAAATTGGACATTCTTCGTTCATGGTCAAATCCTCCTGACCAATATTTATAGGTCTTAGATTTTTAATTCCAATACTTTGAAGAATCTAAACGGTCCCAGTATGCACGATTGTTGCGATTGATGAAATTTTTTATTAGGTACATAGCCATACCCAAGTAGCCCATTTTTTTAAATCGTCTCGAGTCTTGTCCAAAATAATGATTGACGATTCTAAACTTCTTAGGGCTATACATACGCGACAAAAAATAATCTTCTGAAGTAGAAAACTTTTCTGGAAACCCACCAAATTCCTCAAACCGATCTCTTCGTGTTAGCATGAATGCACCTACTGCAAACGGAGTAAAAAACTTTAATACATTGTTTATGACATTGAAAATTTTAAAGCCAATGATGGCTCTAAGATCGCGATCATAACACTTGATGTTTAGCCCAACAAGGTCTAGATTTTTGGAATCAATTATACGAACTGCGTCATTGATTACCAGGTTAGAAAAGAAACGCACATCAGCATCAATGAATAATATGTACGGAGTGGTTGCTAATCTGGCACCGTTGTTTTTGGCAACAGAAACAGGACCACCATTTATGATTTCAACATTTAAACCGTAGCTGTTTTCTTTTATCACCCGACGAGTGTTGTCGGTAGAACAGTCAGCAATAATGACTCTGGTGTCTTCAATATTTTGAGCGCGAAGAGAATCCAACAAATGATGTATGTAATTTTCTTCGTTCTTGCAAGGTACTACAATGGTAATTTTATCACTAAGCTTCATTTCTTTATGTGCTTTCTTTGACCACATCATCTTTCTCCCGAATCCAAGTTACTATTTCCCAGCGACCGTTGTGGTGCTCTACTAGAGCTGTGCATGATTCTACCCAGTCACCGTCGTTCATGTACACAACGCCGTCTATTTCTTTGATCTCAGCATGATGAATGTGTCCGCAAATTACTCCGTCATAGCCGCGCTTTTTACAATAAGCTGCTAGATTCTTTTCAAATTGAAACATAAAGTCCACTGCTTTTTTAACACGCTGTTTTAGGTACTTGCTTAGGCTCCAATATCCAAATCCCATACGATGTCGTATCCAGTTGAATTTGCTGTTGGCAGACAACACAAAGTCATAGGCCTTGTCTCCTAAAAATGCTATCCACGGTGCTAATCTTGTAATGCCATCAAACAGGTCGCCATGTGTTACCAAATAGTGTTTGCCGTCTGCGCCTATGTGTTCAAATTGATTCACAACTTCTACATTGCCAAAATTAATACCATAAGGCATCAGCGGACGCAAAAACTCATCGTGATTACCTGCCACATAAATTACCCTTGTACCTCGCTTGGCATGCCCCAGTATTCTGCGAATCACATTGGTATGACTTTGCTTCCAGCGCCATTTATTTTGCTGTATGCGCCACACATCAAGAATGTCGCCAACCAGATAAAGTGTATCGCAAGTATTGTTTTTTAAAAAATTATTCAGCCTGTCTGCTTGACTATCTCTGGTACCAAGGTGTACATCACTAATAAAAATAGAGCGATAAGTTTTGGGCATCATGTCCTTACTTATCGCTCTTTGTATTTCGATCTTATTACACTTGCACAATGGTCCACTTAGTTGTAAAGTGCTTACCTTCGGCCTTGCGTTTCAGTATCTTCGCAAACTCTTTTTTACGGAGTTCAGCAATAGTTTCTGTGTCATGGTCAAAGCAAGCCCGATACAACTTAGCAACTAGCTTACGTTGTTTCATAGCTCACCCCTCCTTGGAACTTATTTACACAAAACTATAAAAATTCTTTACCAAACCTCCCAGCCAATTATGTTAGATTTTGCCAATTGTTCTCTCAAATTGCGTCTAAGGTCAACGGTTGAGTAATCAGCTAAATTTTCAAGCTGCCCAATTTTCATGTACCCTACTGCTAGTCTAGAATCATCAAGGGCATATTTAAAAAAATCAATTCCTCCCCTGTCGTGATAGAACTTGTTGAATTTTAGTTGGTACTGCGCCAGTGACTGAACTTGTTTTGTTTTTCTTAGAAGGTCCCAATCGTTAAAATATAAATTACAACTGGCGCTGATTTGATTTTGACTTATAACTTGATCTGCTGGACAATGATAATCGGAACTGCTGAAAAGTTCCCAAGGATGCCTTCCAACATTGTCATAGTGCAAATGCAGTCCACCAAAATACAGCTCGTGCGTAAAGAGCTCATAGTCTTCAGCAGGTATAGGACGATGCTGGCAACGGTCAGATCTATTAAAGTCTAAGCAAAGTGTTGCCCAGGTTTTATTGAGAACGTTTCCTCTGTGTTTTCTTTCTAGCTCTTTGTCTAGCCAATGTATTAGATCATTGAACTCGCCCAGACTGGGTGTTATTGCTTGTAATTCTGGGCCACTAAGCCTACTTGTTAAATCAGGAAAGTGTGTGTGCATCATTTGCAATGCCAGTTTCCAATCAGAGTCTAAGGGAACAATCTGTACTTCATTAGGGAATATACTGTTAATATAATTGGCAACTTTGTACAGTCTGTTGGTCTGCAAATTGATTAGTTCATCTGATGCAAATCCATTTTTTAAGGATGTAGGACAAATGTCGTTAGGGCATACTAACTGTATGCTGTCCAAGAAAAACCTAGAAGATTCGCAATCAACAATTTGGTAAGTTAGATTAAAACCTAGATCAAAGTTAACTTGCAGTTTTGGCATATTTAGATTTCATGTCTGACTGGCTGGTACGAAAGGCCGAATCTTTGGGATGACAATGATTATAACAAGCTGTCAATGCTCGCGATGTTGTTATTCTATTGTATATCCAGTCAAATCCGCGATCAACAATATCAACTACAGTTTGTGTTTCGCTAGCTTTTAAATCTTCTAGTGTTAGGTTATTTTCTGCAAGAGCATTTACTAAATTATCATAGCGGTTGTCACCTTCGCGTGTAAAACTTATGGCACCAAGGAAACAGCAAGGTACCACTGTCCAGTCTCCTCCAACATAGACCATGCGTTCGCGTAGGCTATCACAATTTTCCAAACTTGGTAAAGGAATGTTGTTGTGAATTTGACTTGCTTGATATAAATTTTTTATAAGGAATTGTTGTTCCTTGTGTGCAACTCCTTGCTCAGTGACAACTTTCAAGTTCATTGATGGAGCATTGTCAGCTGGGCGAATCCAATGTGTTGTTTGCCTGTTACGATCTCTTGCTGGTACAATTTCTCTATCAGTATGCCTGGCCCAGAATTGCTTAAAGCCTAATTCAGATGCAAGCTTGGCGCAGTCAGCAACCTGATGTTGGTTATGCTGAAATATAGTCATAACCCAGTGTGCTTCACCTCCTGCGGCAATAAATGCGCTGGCATTGTCAATGATCCTTTGCCAATCTGTATTACGACGATAAAGATGATGAGTGTCGCTGAGGCCATCAATGCCAAAATTTACTCTTAGGTTTGGAATGGTAGCCAGTTCTTGCCACCACTCTTCTTTTCTTGCTGAGCCATTGGTATTGATCAGTTTGCAAACCATTGGACTAGAGTTGTTGTGAAGATATTGAATAATTTCCAATGCTTCGATATTGGTAATAAAGTCACCAACAGTACCATTAAAAGAAATAAATTCTATGTTGCTTAGACTACCAGCTGGAAATCTTTGCTTAGTTTGTTCTAAGGTCCAAACATGCTCGGGTTTGATGCTGGGTAACTCGTAGTAGCCCGCAGTTGGATAGCGAGCACAATTAGGACATGCCGCATTGCACAAAGCACTGATTTCTAAGTGAAGTTTTTTTACTGATTGCCAACGCATATTATTGTGGTACCAATTGAATCACCGGCGTCGGCTGAATGATACTTTTTTGTGCTACTGGAAATTTTGTTACTAAAACATCTGTTGGGCATATACATCTGCCCATTGTACAAATTTCACCTTCAGTTGGTAAAGAATGGTTAGCATGATCATTGAGATGAAATAGATCAGGTCCTTGTCTACAGTTGCCTTTTCTAACACGACCATCCCAGTTGATATACAAACTCTCTACTCCAATGCTACAAGCCCATCCGTTAAAAAAACTTTTCTCCGACGAAATTAAATGATTAGCATCACCGTATTGGTCAGTAGATCCATCGTCGTAATGAAAAGTAGACCCTATGTACAACAATTTCCACTGCGGATTTTGCTTTTTTAGAACAGCATGTTGTTGAGGTGCAATTTCTTTTTTTGTAGTGATACTTAACCACTCTAGCTGTTCGGCTGTGTAGTCGGATCCAATTGTATGACCGCCTGCAATTTCTGAAAGTATTCTAACTGCATCAACACGAAGGTATGGTATCGTTATGCACTGATTATAAAATGCCAGAGCCTTGTCCCAGTGCCTAGAATCAAACATGACTCGAACTCCAATTTGAGTATGCTTGCCAATGGCTTCAATTTTCTCAAAAAAATCTTCAATGCCATAGCCGGGATGATAACTGAAAGCTACACTATTTACTTTAGGAGCAATGTCTTTCCAATACTCAACTGAGCGAACTCCGTTACTGGTCAATGAAATTGTATGCCCACGCGAATGCAACATGTCAATTGCTTCATTTAAAAATGGGCTTACTGTTGGCTCACCGCCAAGTAAAAGGCAATTTATCTTTTTATGACGATCTATTAGTCTGGTTAAAAAGCTACGAGCATGAGTCCAGTCGTAGTTATGGTTAGCACCATTGTGTAATATAGGAGGACAATAGTCGCAATGATTGGTACAAATATTGTTTATGAACCAAGTTAGTTGCAATACCTGTTCGCGCTGTTTAATTAGTGTTAGCTTTTTCATTGACCGCTTGCTGTTTCATTTGCTTACTTAGCATAAGCCAATGGTCATAAAAATGCGAGGGCTGACCTCGCATTTGTTGCTGGTAATTTGAAATTCTTACGCTCGTTTGCTAACAATGCTGTCAGCAAGGCCATAATCCACAGCCTGTTGAGCACTCATAAAATTATCACGCTCCATGTCTCGAGCAAACTCGTCATAGCTTTTGCCACGACTGTTATGCTTGACATAGATGTTGGTAAGATTGCGCTTCATTTCAAGGATTTCGCGTACTTGAATTTCCATGTCTGTGGCTTGACCACGAGCACCACCCGAAGGCTGGTGAATCATGTGACGAGCACTGGGCAGAATAAACCGCTGACCGGCGGCGCCGGCTTGTGCCAGTAAACTGCCCATTGAACAGGCTTGACCCATAACATAGGTTGACACTGGACACCGCACAAACTGCATGGTATCGTAGATGGCCATACCAGCAGTGACACTACCACCAGGGCTGTTGATAAAAAGTGTAATGGGTTGAGTTGAATTTTCAGCCTCAAGATAAAGAAGCTGGGCCACAATCAAGTTGGCCATTTGGTCATGCACTTCGCCTTCCAGCATGACAATGCGCTCTTTGAGCAAACGACTATAGATATCAAATGCTCGCTCGCCGGTGCTGGTCTTCTCAATGACCATTGGAACTAGACTCATAGATTTTCCTTTACTGTTGTTTCTAATTATGGGTAGCTGGGACTGGTGTTTTTACCAAACTTCCAAACAAAGCATTCTGTGTACGGATCCCAACCTATGCCAGTGGCATACAGCGGCACTTCAAAATGTGTCAGCACCGCGTTTGCCATAAGCAATAATGCATCAGGATTTTCTTTGTATGGATCTAGACCCTGGTACCATGCATAACAAAAATTATCGTGGTCAGCTTGGTCTAGGTGTTTTAGAATTTGGTTAATCTCAGTGATTTCGTTAATGTGCATGTCAACGATTTTAGCTGATTTTGAACTTATTCGCAACGAGTTTCTTCCCTGATTGTATTACCGTAAGAGTCTTGATAGATATAACGAGTGCATTGTGGGGCTGGCATTGGGGGATTATGCACGATCACTGGCGCATTGGGATAGTACACTGGAGGTGGACTGTAGTATCGTGTGACACCGTAGCCAATGGCTCCGCCAATGATCAGTGGTGCTACCCATCTATGATTACCATGGTGTCCATGATGATGATGGTGTTGCACATGAGGTCTGTGATGTGGCCGATAATGTCTATCGTTGGCCACAGCCGAACCAATCATGCTCATTCCAATAACAATAGCTAATACAAACTTTTTCATAGTGAGCTCCTTATACTCTAAAGCTCTCGCCGCATCCACAGCGATCTCTTTCATTTGGGTTTTGAAATTCAAACCCTGCATTGAGTCCCTTGCGTACATAATCAATTTGCATGCCGTTGAGATAGGCATTGCTTTTTGGATCAACTACCACTTTGACTCCGTCGAATTCAAAAATTTGATCGTGTTCTTCCACCCTGTCTACATATTCTAGCACATAAGCTAGCCCAGAGCAACCTGTAGTTTTAACACCAATCCTGATGCCAACGCCATGACCGCGTTGGTCCAACATAGTCTTGACTTTAACTTGGGCCGTCTCAGTCAACGATATCATCTGTTATGCTCCGTGTTTCTTTCTGTAATCTTCTACTGCCGCTTTGATGGCGTCTTCAGCTAAAATTGAACAGTGGATCTTAACTGGTGGTAGGGCTAGTTCTTCTGCGATGGCTGAGTTTTTGATTGAACTGGCTTCGTCGAGTGTTTTGCCTTTGACCCATTCTGTAACAAGGCTTGAGCTTGCAATTGCTGATCCACAACCATATGTTTTAAATTTTGCATCGGTTATAATCCCATCTTCTACTTTTATCTGTAGTTTCATAACATCGCCGCAAGCAGGTGCACCAACCATGCCAGTACCAATATCGCTAGCGGACTTATCAAAACTACCAACGTTTCTGGGGTTTTCATAATGGTCTACTACTTTGTCACTATAGGCCATACATTACTCCTTGCCTTTAAAAAGTCCTACTACCCTGGCCTGAATGTTTTTTGCAAACTGTGGCTGAGGAAAATTCCAACCAATAAATGCGCCCAAAGCCAACCAAAATAATGTTTCTAACATAGTATCACCTCCTTTATAATAGGTAACTGCTCTTATTTAGTTAAATTTGTATAAGAAAAATGGGGCTAGACTAGCCCCATTTTGCCCGATACCGCAACATAGCCGCTGTACGGGCTAAGAACAGTTTCCATTTAATTTCATCACTAAGATCAGGTTCACCGTCCTCATCAAGTATAACAATTTCTTGTTTCCATCTTGAACGGACAATAACATCTTCATCATCAAATAAAATTTCTGATGGTTCTAAAGTACCCGATCTTATCAGTGATAATCTTAGTGGATTACTTCTTAGGAGCTTCGGCTTTTTGATCCTTGGCAGCTGGCTTGGCTGCATCGCTTTTAGCAGGCTCGGCCTTTTTCTCAGCTGGCTTGGCTGCTTTATCAGCAGGCTTGGCATCAGCCTTCTTTTCTTCTTTCTTTGCTTCAGCCTTGGCAGGTGCAGCAGGGGCGGCAGGGGCGGCAGGGGCCTGAGCAAAAGCTGTACCAGCGGCAAACAAGCCGGCGATTAAAGTTGCTACGAGTTTCATATTATCTCCTTAAGGGTTTAGAAACATTGTAATTAAGACATTGTTGTCCTACTACATTTATATAACGCACAACCCCAAGTATTTGTTTACTTGATTGGTAACAATCCGGACAACTTCAACAACATTTCAGTTTCTTTGTCAACATCGGTCCAAATATCTACAGTAATGGTATACGAGTCCTGTCGTATAGGTCCTCTAGTCCAATACATTTGATCTGTGGTAATGCCAAACTGCTCTACTACCCTTTTACCGTCTGGTAGCTGAGTCCATTCCCATACTGCCGCGGCTGCATATATTTCCACATCATCTGGGTCACCCAGCGACAAATTTGCTAGTCTAATTCGTCGCATCGATTGAGTATAAGCTTAGCCAATACCAATTCTTCTTTGGTTTTGAACCCAACGGCCACTGCAACTCTGCTTCCAAGTGCCCGGTAATCCAAATGCTGTTGTGTTGCAACATTTGCAACAGCAATATCGTGTTCAACCAATTGGGCCCTGATGTTGGCAGCGAACTCACGGATTTCGGTTTGCAATTGAATATATTCGTGACCACTGATATCATCAGCGTAGTCAAACTTTTTAATAGGTAGCCAATAAAGACTTTTCTCTTCATTGGCAAACCATGGTTCGTGAGGATTACTAGCTATCGCCATTCTTTGTCGCAGTATTTGATTTAATCATTTTGGCAACCATGCTAACTACCACGGCAGTTACCACTGCCCAGGTTCCTTGCCAAATCCAAAACATAGTAGGATCTACGGAAAAATAACTTAGTACCAGCATTTCTGTACCAATGGCCAATGCCATTAAACCCAGCAAGAACAATGCTCCGCCTATCATAAACAAACGATCTGCAAATCGTTGTTCTGCACCTAAATTACGCATGGGTCCACTCTTCCATGTTATCTCGATGTTGAATAATGTAACTGGCTTTGGGGAAAGCCAAGCGCAGGGCCTTGTCTAACTTGCGCTCTAGCTCTTCTCGACGATTTGCTAGAATTTCACTGGGATAATCTGTGCAGTCTGTGCAGTTAAAATTATCCCCGGCACAATTAGTAGATTTCCAACGACCAATCCATTTGCCGTTTTCTTTTTTTACGCCAACATCAATGTGTACTATCATTGGGTATCCTTTTGAAGTAATGTTAGTATATAATTATTTAGTAGGATTGTCAATGATTTTTACCTAAGGTAAATAGCCAAAGAAGGTACCGGTTCGTACAAAATGCTAAATATGCATAGAAGAAACCAGTATTTCTTTACAAAGGAAATCAAAAATGACCACATTAAAATTTGTCCAAACTAGACCGTCTGTTGATGTACCATTCTATACATATCCAGAATCGTATACAGCGTCGATTAAGTCAAGACATTCGTACACTCGCAGTAGAACAGTCAGCGAAAATCGCTTACAGGCTACTATTGAGCTAGTTTTTGCAAACGCTGCCGCAGCGGATGCTTTTGTTGCCGACCCAGAAAGAGTTGCTCAGCTAGCAGTTGCTAAGTCTTATAACGATGCCAATGGCATTTCATCTGTTGTTACTCGTTTAGACTAATATTTGCCTACAAAAAATACAGGTTAGCTCTTTGCTAACCTGTATCCCTATCTGCTGCTAAGTAACGAATGCTACCTTATCTAACCATACCCTTTAGCATTAGCGCAGACAGCATGGACTGGATTAGATCTAAAATTCAGCCAACCTTTGAAAATTTTCAAAAAAATGCTCCGCTGCCATCTGCCCTTGTTACAGATACCATCGGCGACATAGACTGGTATGGATCTACAGCATTTCGAGAAATCATGTATGGACTTGCTACTACTCCGGTGGCAAACATGCAAAGGCCAGCAATACAGTGGTTTCTCTACAAACAACTACCTGCTCCCAAACCCGACCGCAGAGGAAACCCTCACATTGACACTTATCAGGATGTGGATGGTCTAGTTCCTATTAGGTTTAATATCCTAATACAAGGTAGCGAAGACGAAGAAATGTCTTGGTGGAATGTGATTGGCACAGATCATCCAGCACTGGTGGTAGAAGAATTTGTTAACCCCCGAGGCGAATCTCGCAAGCGACTACAGGCCAAAGGAAAAACCATAGCAGAACGATGGAGTCTGCTGGGAGAGCCTGCTTATAAAAATAATCAACTGACCAAGATCAACCAATGGGCCAGTTTTGTGCGAACCGACATGTTGCACTCTATTAACTGGACAGGTACTGCACCTAGAATAATCATGAGCCTGCGTTTCTTAGAACCCTGGTCAGTTATGGAGCACTTTCAAAGCCGGTATCAGTGTCAATAAGATTAATTTTTTGTATTACAGAATTTCTGGTAATAAAATTCATATAATCTTTAAGATAGTCAGACACTAGATCATTGCGTGTTTTCTTTGAGGGGCTACCAAGCACTACAAGATCAAAGATGTGATCTTGATGTTCAATCATCATGGTAATGCACCATCCTGCCGGATTAGTGAAGCCAGTCTTGCTGACCTTGATATCATAATCTCCAGCAAAGGCACTGGTATTGCGAACTATTGCTCTTTGCCAAATACCTCGCTTGTTTAAAGATTCAGCTTCCAGAGTTTTGCTCATGGCAGCTTCTCTGAATATACTGTATTTGGTCGCAGCCTTGTTTAAGAGGTGTAGGTCCCAGGCTGTGCTGGTGTTCTGTAACAATCCAGTGGGCTCGATAAAGTTTGTGTTTATCATCCCCAGACGAGACGCAGTATGATTCATTTTTTCAATGAACGAATCGTATCCACCAGGATGATGAACTGCTAGCAGTTTGGCTGCTAGGTTGTCACTGGCAACCAGTGAAAGGCGCACTAGATCCAGCCTTGAAACCTTGGTTCCTGCCTTTAAAGTTCTACTGGTTTCAAGCTTTTGTGCCACCACTGGCAACATTTCATCTAAAGAAACATTGCTGTCTAACACCACATAAGCCGTCATTACCTTGGTAATGCTGGCAATGGGCATGGGTTGATAAGCGTTGATGTTTTGTCTTATCGTATTATTTTTGCGGTCAATCAGCAGCACCGCACGAGCAGGTTCTGCGGTGGGTGCTTTGGGTTTTTTATTGGGCTGGGTTTGTGCCAGCCCAATGTTGCTTGAAAATGTTGTTATTACTAATAAACAAATTTTAAGACAGCGTGTTAAGTTTCCCAACATAAAATCTTTTAGTTTTACACTGATTGAACCACCCTGGAGGGCTTTGAAATTTATTTTTAAATTGTCCTAACCAGGACTGCCACTGACCATGCCATACCTTTTTAACTTCCATGACCTGGCTGTTGGTTTCTAGAAAAAAGTCCTTGGTGTTGCCTTTGAAATTATCTAAGCTACGCATTGGCTTGTCTGCTTGGAATAGATTTGGATCATACTCAGAATAGACAATTTTCTTAATAAGATTATTTTCATCATTGAATTTAGCATGAATTAATTCGTACTTTCGCCGTTGTGCATCGCCACCAAGAGCTTTTATTATTTCAGGATCAATGTCGCGGCCAAACACTTTCTGATCTTGTGGATTTAGTTCAAGATGCTTTAGTACTTGATGTGCCTGCTCAAAGGCAACCAGAGGCATGTCGGGCGTCCAATAAAAGTACTCATTGCCATGCGGGTTATACAATCTAGGAGGACAAACTGTTGTTGCTGTATCAGCGAAGCAAAGATAAAAATTATTGTTGTCATCTAATTCAACAACTGGCTTATCCACGCCCGAAATACAGGCAACTTTTAGTCCCTTGTCAACCATTTCTCTTTCAACTAGGCTATGGCTAAGCTGGCGTCCAAAATTTGACATAAAAGAAAATTGTTGGATGCCATCAAACCGACTATCTTTGAAAGTACTATTTTCTAAAAGAATATCAGTCCAGTCAACAATTTCAATTCTAATATCTGGGTGGTTTTTTCTCAACCAGTTTAGATCAAACTTGATAACTAGATCCCATTCGCAAAGAAAGTTTGTACTTGATTTACTTCTAGAAATTGGGTAGAAATTGTTATCAACAAATTTCATTGGCCATCTAAAATGTATGCAGTCAAGTTTAATATTGTTTTTAATAAAAGTTTGTAAGATATTTCTACTGTCCCAGCCACCGCTGTAGGACAGTATCAAGTAATCATATGAATCTCGTAACTGTTGTGCTCGTTCCCTGTAGATATCATCTAAAGATCGCTTGCCAAGCAAAGAGCGATCAAAAGACTCCCATACTTGGTCATAGTAGTGGTACTGCACATGATTTTCATTGAGCTCAATGGCGTTTAATAGGGCTTGAGGTTTTTGATAAAACTTTTGCCCTCTAACACTCCAATGTCCTAGATCGCAACCCAT